CCGCAAGAACTCGGAGGAATCCTCAACGCCTCAATCGAAAAGTCCCTCGGAACCCAGCGCGACCGCGGCATCCAGCTGAAGAACATGCTGTATGACATCCAGCAGCGCGGCAAGCAGCCCGTCGGCGACGTTCCGTACGCTGAGCGTCGCAAGATGATCGAGGAGGTGCTACAATATCTTCCTCAGGACAAGTTCCATGTCGCCGAGGAGGAGACCACGCCCGAAGGCGCGCAGAATCTCTGGCGACAGATCGTTGAGGGCAAACATCCGCTGACCCGCGAAGGCATCGTGATCCACCCGCCGACCGGGAAGCCGATGAAAGCCAAGCAGTTGGAGGAGTCAGATGTCCACATTCGAAGTATCTTCCCAGGACAGGGAAAGTACCACAATATTGGTGCCGGAGGTTTCGACTATTCCTTGTCGCCTGGTGGACCAACAGTGGGCCGAGTCGGTACCGGGCTATCAGACGATATGCGGCGAGATATGCATGCAAACCCGGACGCATACACTGGAAGAGTCGCTCGTATACGCTCGCAGGAGCAGCTTCCCTCTGGAGCTTGGCGTGCACCAGCCATGATCGGACTGCACGAAGACTACTAGCCCGTGGTACAATGAAGGTTTGGGCCCAAATTTATTCAGGAGAATAAAATTGCTATGAGCGATAGCAGCCAGAACTGGGCGATTGTGCCGCACCGGGTGAAGGAGCTGTACGTCAAGTACGCCGCCGACGCCCACGCTGCGTACGAGGCTGATCCAGGGGCCCCTGGCTGGACCGTTGTCACCGACGAGTTCGGCCCGCTGTTCATCAAACGGGCTGAAAGCCTGTGGTCACGGGACGCCCTGCCGACGATCGGCGCGGCCGGTCGAAACATCCAGCGCATCCTCGGCGGACCGAATCCAGCGACCGCTGCCCTCCTGATGGGTGGGTTGGGTGCCGGGCTCGGCTACACCGGCGGGTGGCTGGCCAACAAGCTGTTCCCGAAGTGGGTCGACGAGAGCGCCAAGAAGAAGTTCTCGATCGCCGGCGGCCTTGGCCTTGGGGGACTTGCTGGGTTGTTCCACGGCTACCCCAACGTCAAGCACTACGGTATCAAGGGCCTGTTCAAGCCTGCGCCGATGCAGGGCGGCCCTGCGTACCCGACGGGTCCGTCGGTCCCACCCAACCAGCGATCCTGGACTGGGGACCCGCAGGCACAGGCGCCGAGCGAGGCGCTTGGCTACGAGCCACCGTACGATCCCGGTCCGTACGAGGATTGGAAGCGCGAGTTCGGCAAGATGTCGTCCGATCGCTTCGGCGAGATGCTGCAGCGTGCCGAGAACAAGTACATGCTGAAGTGCGCGCAGCCCGACTGGATGGGCATCGGCCGCGCGGCAACCCGACCGATCCGCAACATGGCCGGGTCGGTGCTTGAGAACTACGATGTGTTCAACAAGGACCAGTGGGGACGCGTCATCGAACGCGATCCGTTCTTGTCGGCAGCCAACAAAGTTATCGCGACAGCCGCTCCTGCCGTAGCGGGGTACGCCAAGCGTTCCAACTGGGTCTCGCCGGTAGACGTCGCCAAAGTGGCGGCTGGTGCCGGGCTCGGTGGCGCATTCGGCATGGCCATCGGGAAGATCGGCGGAGCCTTCCTTGGTTTGACACCGGAAGCCCAACATGGTATCCAGAGGGGTGGTATGCTCGCAGGAGCGATCAAATCACTTACTGGAATCGTGTAGGATCACAATGAGTAATCGTCGTCCGCGTCTGATCCGGATGAACCGCGGGGATCGCCCCGACGGGGCACTCTCTCCGGAACAATACCTCGAGATGGCGTCCGAGATGTCGGAGGAGCTGCGCGAGCTCGAGGAACGCCGCGAAGAGTTGATGCGTGAACGTGCGCGCGTCCGTGACGCTGCGAACGGTACGGGTATGCGTGACCGCAGCCAGGCGGCTGCAAGCGAGTACCAGCGCACGCAGAACATCATCTCGATGCTCGACGAGGCGGCACGGCAGGCGCGGGACACGCAGAACGGCGTGCAGCAAGTTATGCAGATGCACGAGCGGCTGTACAACGAGCACGGCGAGGAGTTCAGGCGGCAGAGCGTAATCAAGATGCACACACTGCCGGGCGGCAGGCCCGACATGACCGTGTACACGGACCAGGTGCGCAGCTCGGCGTCGCCTGACATCGTGATCAACGATGTGCACAACCTGCCGCAGCGGCAGCAGCACGAGCCGGTGCCGGAAATCGCGGCAAGCATCTCATCGACGATGCGCGAGATTCAGGAGACAGGCCACTACCCGACACTCGAAGACCAACTAGCAGGAAGGGGTCCAGTTCACGACACACGCCGCACGCCCAACGAAACCCGCGACTATATGCGAGAGTTCGTTCGCGAGCTAGTGCGCCGCAACCGCTAGGGAGACAATCATGGATAGAATCAGCATCCCGTACAACAAAGCAAGGAAGTACATTCTTGACGGCGACATCCTGCTCTTCCGGGGCCGGATGCCCGTCATCGCACGCGCAATCCGCGTGTTTACCAACTCCCAGTACGCCCACGTCGGCGTAGCAGGTTGGTCGAACGGTGACACCGAGAACCCGCTGGCAGATCTGATGATCTACGAGATGCTGCCCGGCGGAGGGCGGGGCGTCAAACTGTCCAGTAGGGTGGAGAGCTGTCCGGGCGACATTGACGTCTACCGGGTCGCCGACTACTTCACCACGCTGCGCTGGAACGATGCGCTGGGCATGGTCAGTGGCGATACCCACGTCTTCGACAGGCGCAAGGCTGTATCCCTGATGCGCGACTTCTGCGCACCGGGGAACTACGGCATGATGCACCTGATGTGGGTAGCATTCAGCCACCTACCTATTATTCGGTGGTTCATCAAGCCGCCGACGGACGACGCTCTCGCAGAGAAGAAGCAGGCACCGATCTGCAGCGAAGCCACGTCATATGCAGTCCGCCACTCGTTTACCGACCTGGTGAGAAACACCGCTGACAGCTTCACGACGCCGGGCGATCTCGGCAAGTCGCCGCTGTTGCACTACATGTTCACCCTCATGCCACCCGAGGCAACTGAATAACTGCCTTGACCTTACGACACGGCAGGCAGATAATAGCGCAGTACACACCACCCACTACAAGGAGGACTCACATGCGAGGCCAAAAATTCGCAGTTCTGTTTTTCGCGTTTATGCTGATGTCGCCGTTGATGTTCATGGGCCCCGCGCCCTACGGCGTCTCCAGCGAAGCCACTCCGATTACCATTCCGGCCCAGATTACCACTGGCGCTGAGACGATTCTCATCGGAGACGGAGAGGAGAAAAAGGCAGAGTCCAGCGACGCCGGACTCACGCGGCGCCAACGGCGCAAGCTCGGCCTTACCTTCCGCAATATCAGGAAAGTCGCGAAGGAACTGAACGCTGCCGGAGAACTGAGCCCTGACCGTACGGTCGCGTCGGCTCAAGTCCTGGCTGTACTTACCGAAGAGAATCCGCGCGCTTTCGAGGAGGAAGCCGCCGCTATCGACTGGGATTCGCTGTTGGACTTCATCGAACGGCTGATGTCGATCATCATGAAGTTCTTCATATAAGGCGCGAATAGCGCCCACACTGCCGCTGCCCGCTGTGGGCAGCGGCTTTTTTCCCACACCAAAGGAGTGAAGCAATGAAACCCTTCCTGAGCATGTTTGCTCTGTTCCTGATGCTGTTCGCCACGTCGGCGTACGGCATCGTCATTGACGGCCCGACGACGTGCAAGGTAGGCGAAACTGTGACGCTCCGCATTAGCGACGTGCAGTTCGACATCGATGCTGATGCACGGCTGGGCGATATCTGGAAAGCAGTCCGTCAGGTGCAAATCCAGCACGGCGACGAGCTGCTCGGTGTCGAAGTACGGATGAAGTTTGTGCCAAACGGAGTACAACTGATTCTTGAGGCAGAGGTTACGCCAAAAGAGAACAGTGATGCAGTGATCCTGGCAATCGACCGTACGAATAAAGACTTGGCCGTGTTACCTGCTGCGATCCACCTGATCAAGGTCGGTAAGGGAGGTCCGACGCCGGACCCTCAGCCAGAGCCGGACCCGGACCCCGATCCAGGCCCGGTGGAGAAGGGCCCCCGTTACTTATTGTTCCTCCTAGAGAAACACCCGGTGGGCGACGCGTCTGTGATGAAGACGGCTGCCGAGTGGAACTCCCTGCTGACCCGGATGCGGGCGGAGGAGGGGAAGGGCGCATTCAAAGGCCATGTGATCAATGTGGTGGACGACGATGCGACGACCCAAGCCTATGCCCGTTTTCTCAATGGAAAGGACCCGGAGACGGGGGAGCCGTATCGGAAGAACAACGACCCGACTCCGACCCTGATCATTCTGGAGAAGAAGTCCGGAAAGATCCTGTGGCACGGTCCTGCCCCGAAGGGACTTGCGGAACTCAAAGCACTTCTCGCCGAACACGGAGGGTAAAACGATGGTAGCCGGACTTGTTCCTGAAAAACTGAAGGACGAGTGGTGTGACGTCGACTTCGAGGTCGCGTGCAAAGACGCGAACCGGTTGTGCGGTTTCCTGCCGGAGACCGAGGAAGAGCGTGAGATGTATTGTGCATCCACGCCCTTCGCCAACACCAAGATCGATATCATCCCCGAATCCGACTGGCGGGAAGTCTACGAGATGAAGCAGGGCGTCACGCCCCGCATTCTCGGCGTCCCGACCAAAGACCAAGACGGGGAAGGCAGCTGCACCTCGTTCAACCAGACGATCGAATACGAGTACATGTTCGTCCAGAAGTACGGGCGTCAGTACTGGATCGAATTCTCGCCGCAGTCGCTGTATCAGCTCTGCGGGTCTGGTCCGGGCAGCGGCAGCTCGCTCTCCTGCAACATGGAGAAGATCCGCACCAGCGGCTTGATCCCGGCGGATACGCCGGCCAACCGCGAGCGTTTCGGAGACATGGTGCTCAAGAACGTCGGCTGGTCGCAGCGGAGCAATCCGCGGCCGAGCGGCTGGCAGGAGTTCGCCAAGAACTTCCGCGTGAAGGAGTGGGTGCGCATCCGCACCATGGAAGAGTTTGTCACCTGCCTGTTGCTCGATCGCCCGGTCAGCTACGGACGCAGCGGTCACTCGATCTGCGGCGTCGCGCTGGTATGGCGCAACAACAGATGGTACATTATGTACCACAACAGTTGGGGCAACTGGGGCGACCAAGGCTTCGGCTACGATTCGCTTTCGGGTCGGCTGCTCGGCTACGGCTGCTACGCACCGATGTCGATCTACCACCCGGACATCGAAGGTCTTCCACTACCACCCGCACCACAAGGAGGCTAACGTGCCACGCAATTTGCGAAACATCAACTGCCAAGTCAGTAGCACCATGAGCCAGGCTCGGATGCTGCTGCGGCAACTGGCCGCCCATAAGGTGCCCGACGACATCAACAGTGTCTTCGAGGGCGCCGGCCAGCTGGTCACCGAACTTCGCGAGCTCGTTGCGACCGTGAAGGTAGCCGGGATCACGGTCCACGGACCGCTGGGTTCCCGCCATATTGAACTTGGTGATCACACGGAAGGCAGCGGCCTTCTCGACATGATCACGAACCTTTTCAAAGATGAGGAAGAAGACGATGGCTGATGACACCACCACCCCGGAACCGGATGACGATCACATCGACATCCCGGAACCGGAAGAAACCGTCGAGGCCCAAGGGCCCACCAAGGCGGTGCCGCAAATGTCGGCTGAGGAACTACGCGAGAAGTTCCTCAATGACCATGACGTACCGCACACCGACATCTCCCAGCCGCCCGCAGGGCCGGTGAAGGAGAAGCCGGCGTATGAGCGCGGTGCGAAGCTCCCCGAAATGCCTTCGGAGATCGCGGAGCAGATGCAACCGGACGGCACCTATCCCGTCAACATCTTGGAGGAGTGGGCGCTGTTGAACAAGGTCGACGATGTTCTGGAACGTGCCAAGGCTCAGCTTGGCGATCGCGGCTATGCCGTGCTGCGCGAGCGCGTCGTGGAAGCGATTCCGCACGTGGTCGAACTGGTCATGCCCGATCGGAAGCACGAGTGCGAGGAAGACTGCTCCGAAAAGACCGTCTGCGACGGAGACTGCGATTGCGACTGCGACGACACCATCGTCGAGAAGGTCGTCGACCGCTGGCCGCGGCTCAAGAAGTACGCCGCGGTTATCGTCGCTGTCATTGGCGGGCTGATCGGCGGTTCTGCCGGCACCGTTGCCGTGCAGGAAGTCACGACTCCGCCCGCTATCGAGGATCCGGTCGTCGGCCCCGAGCTGCCTGACCGGGACGCCGCACTTGCCAGCCTCTACTTCGAACTGTGCAAGCACGGCCATCCGCTGACCACGGACGAGGACGGCAACGTGTCGTTCACGATCCACAAGATGAGCGTCGAGGGCAACCGCGGCTACGACGCTACGTTTCGTGCGACAAAGAACGGTCACCTGAACGTGACCTTGAAGCGATAGACCTCTCGGCCACTGCGCCCGCCTTCGGGCGGGCGTTGGCTTTTTCAGGAGGGACCGATGGAAACGCTACGCAACGGACCCGAGCCGATCCGGGAGCCGGACTACAACTACTGGTGTTGGGTCCCCGATCGCTGCCTCTGCTTCCCCGACGGCATTCAGCCGGAGCTCGACGTCTACGATGGCGACACGCTCAAGCTCGTCATCGATCTGGGCCTCAACCAGTTCGTCAGCCCGATGTACTATCGGCTGTACGGCATCCAGGCCCCCGAGATCCGACCACGGGCAACGCGGCAAGCTGGCATTGCTGCCAGGGACCATCTGATCTGGCTGATCAAGGAAACAGCGTTCTCCAAACAGAGCAACGGGTTCCCGACTCCTGGGTACCGGCTGCTCGTCCGGACGTACAAAAAACTACGTCCTAAGCGGGATTATCGACCCAAAGCGGTCAAAGGCAAGTACGGACGCTACCTGGTCGAGCTGTACGGCCAGCGAGGGCCCAACCTCATCAATCTCAATCAGAAGATGATCGAGGAAGGGAAAGCTGTTGCATATTCCCCCTGACAAACCCCAGGCGGATCAGCTATCATAGGATGACATACGGAGAACCCTGCAATGCCAGTACAAGAAGGCCCCCACTACCGTTTCCAGAAGTACGAGTTCTGGGCGGAACGTGGCATGATCTCACTCATCGACACGGAAGCGGCCGCGGACAGCGCCCACGCTAACGATCCCGACCAGTTCCACTGGCGGATTCCTCCGGGCCAGTTCATGAAGCGGGCGGTCAGTGCACTCATGCACGATCCCGAGAAGTATCCCAGCCAGCGCCGCGAGCTCAAGAAGATGCTCGAAGACGCCGCGGCTGCGTGCAAGCTGGCCAAGGCGCAGGGCGACCCGACTGATCCGAGCGTCATCGAGGATGTGGTCAAGCACCAGCGGAAGCGCTCGATCGTGCTTCCCGGAGAGCTGCCGCCCATGCCCGGTATGCCGGAGCAGAAACACAAGATCCAGAATCATGGACGATCCGCTGGCCAGATCCTGGAGAAGGGCGTCGACGTGGTGCCCGACTTCACCATCAGCCCGCAGGAAATGCTCACACCCAAACGTGCGGAGAAGCTCAGAGCTAAACCTACAGGGAGGTAGGAATGAACTCCAAAGAAGCTTTCAAGATCGGGTTCCTTCACAAGTGCGCTGAGGATGGTCTCACCCCGGACGAGACCCTCGAACGCGTTCGCCACGCCACGCTGCTGGTCAAATCCGCTGGTTGGGGCATGCCTACCATGGCCGCTCTGACGCTCCTTGGTGCCACGCCGTTCCTGGTCGGTACGACCGGCGGCTACGCGCTGCAGCAGATGCGTGAGAACACCGGGCTCGACGCCAAGGATATGAAGAAAAGGGAGGTGATTGCGGAGTATCGACGCGCCGTTGACAGGATGAGACGCTTGCAACAGCGGGTCGCGCCTGACGCAGTCTCGTAGTAGATGCAACATAGTAAGTACCATGGTGAACAGCATGCACGGTACGGCGGAACACTACATTGGCCAGGCGCCAATGGTGTGCCGCTGCTTGGAGATGCTGCACCATCGCTGAAGCAGCACGAGATCGAACGGCTGACCGTCCGCGGCACGGCGTATGAGCGGCTGTTCGACATGTCGCAGGAAGAGGACCGCGAGTACTACAACTGGGTGCGAGACCGCATCCGCAACGGCCAGTTTGTGAAAGACCACGAGACTCGCAAATGGCCTGACGATTGGGAGTATCCAAAAATCTGGCTGGAGTGGACCCAACTGTACGTACAGGCCCCTCCACAAGTCCAAGGCATAGGGAGCAACGGGCATGGAAGCCACAGACAATTCACGTTACGACGCCCTGATGGATAAAGAAGCTGGGTTCGATGAGCTGAACCAAACGGCCAGAGAGCAGGCCAACCAGCGCATCTGGCAGATGATCCTGGGCGGAGCAGGCCTGGGACTCGGATTGCGGGGCGCGTTCGGTCTGGGCGAGCTGATGATGCCGCGTGGTCGCGGCTATCAGGCCAGTCCGACTTCGCAGACCGTCGACCTGATGCTGCCGCAGCCGCAGGACGAGGAAGAGAAGTACGGGATGGACAAAGAGGCGATCGAGTGGAAGGGCCCTGGCGACCTCTTCGACCCGAAGTTCTACGCCCAGTTCACCCAGCCGCTCTTCGACAAAGACTGGGGACCCGTTGGCAACTACCTCAAGGGCGACCAGGCAACCCACTACGGCGGCGTGCCCGCTACCTGGGCTGTCGGTGTTCCTGCCGGCGCGCTCGCACTGGCTGGCGGCTGGAAGGGCATGGACGCGCTCATGAAACGTCGGCGCGAAGCTGCTCTGGAAGCCGAGGAAGAGTCGTACAAGAACGAGTATCGCGAGATCCTCGAGAAGCTACAGAAGCGTGGCTCCGCCAACGACTTCCTCGAAGAGGAGCTTGACGAGCTGGCTGACGCATACGCCGAGGCGCAGACGCACGAGAAGCAAGCGGCGTTTGGCTGGGACGAGCTGAAGCAGAAGGCCAGCAACATCGGCGGCTTCGGCACCGGCGCCTACATGGCTTACGCCACGCTGGCGGCGCTGCTCAGCGGCAAGCTCAGCTACGACTACTTCAAACGCCGCGGCCGTCGAAACGTCGCGCAAGAGGCAATGAAGCGCCGGAGTAAGGAACGCACTGGCGGCGTCGCTCCGATTCAGTTCCGTCCAGGTGCACAGGACCTTGTGTAATGCCGAACCTCTATTCCTCGTTGGCGCCCGGGCCCGAAGGGGCCCGTGCCATGGGCGACGTGGCCGCCACCAGGACGGCCATCTTCGATAACGCGTTGTCGGCGGCTCAGCAATTCAAGCCGGCGACCAACCAGCGTTATATTATGGACGTCTCGGATGCTCGTTACGAGGGCCCGGAAGGATTTACAAAAGCCGATGAGAAGCGCGCAATCTTGGAGGGCCGCTCGCTGGGTCGCAGGCTGCGTGGAACCGTACGCCTCCGCACCAATGACGACAACCAAGAGGTTGTCGACCAGAAGCGCGTCACCCTCGCCCAGATCCCTTACATCACCCCACGTGGTACGTTCATTCTCAACGGGAACGAATACTCCCTCTCTCACCAAATGCGTCTTAGACCCGGTATCTTTACGCGGGTCAAAGAGTCGGGAGAACTCGAATCCCACGTCAATGTCGCTCGAGGTGTGGGACATAGGTATTTTCTAGACCCGGAGACCGGCGTGTTCCGGGCACAGTTCGGCCAAGCGCGGATGCCGCTCATGCCGATCCTCAAGGCGCTCGGCGCGACCGACTCGCAGCTGCGCGAAGCCTGGGGGAACGAGCTGTATGCAGCCAACGCTGCCAAGTCGGACCCCAAGACGCTCAAGAAGCTCTACAAGAAGCTGCTGCGCAAGGAACCGACCGACGACGAGAAGACCATGACCGAGGCCATCCGCGACGTGTTCGCGCAGATGGAGGTCGACCCAGAGGTCAACAAACGCACGTTGGGTACCGACAGCAAGAACGTGGACGTTGCCACGATCCTCGCCGCGACGCGGAAGCTGCAGCGTGTGTTCAAGGACGAGGAAGGCCCCGACGATCGTGATGCCATGGCGTTCCAACGCGTCATCGGCCCGGAGGATCTGTTCGCCGAGCGGCTCACCAAGGGCGGTGCAGCGCTGCGGCAGGCCCTGTGGAAAGCGACCCTCCCCGGCAACCTCGGAAAGCTCGGCACCGGCCTGTTCGACAAGAGCGTTCGTGGCGCTCTGCTGGACTCCGGCCTCGGCAGCCCGCTCGAAGAGATCAACCCGGCTGAACTGTACGATCAGCGCGTGCGCGTGACCCGTATGGGCGAGGGCGGCATCCCAACCAGCGAGGCCGTGCCGGACGAAGCGCGTTCGGTGCAGCCGAGTCACATGGGCTTCATCGACCCGGTCCACACACCGGAGTCGGGCAAGACCGGTATCGACGGGCGGATCGCCAACGCGACCCTCAAGGGCAAGGACGGGCGGCTGTACAGCCAGTTCTTCAACAACAAGACCGGCAAGGTCGAGTGGGTGACGCCCCAGGATCTGGCCGACGCAGTTGTCGCCTTCCCGGGCGAGCTGCAATCCGACGAGCCGTACGTGCGTGCCCAGGAGAAGGGCAAGCTGAAGTACGTGCCGCGCGACAAAGTGGACTACCAGCTGAATCACATGACCGAAGCGTTCGGTCCGTTGGCTGGTATGGTCCCGATGAAACAGAACGCATTTGGCCAGCGCGTGTCTATGGGGAGTCGCATGCTTACGCAGGCGCTGCCACTGGTGAACGCCGAAGCACCGCTGGTTCGATCAGGGATGCCGGGCACCGAGGACTCCTACGAGTCCCTGCTCGGCGAGGACATGGGTGCCGTAAGGAGCGGAGTCGATGGAACAATTCTCGAAATCACGCCGGATAACGTCAAGATCAGGGGAACGGACCGGAAGATCCACAACGTCGAGCTCTACAACAACCACCCCTACAACCGAAAAACGTTCGTGCATAACACGCCCGTCGTTCGGCCAGGTGATCGCATCAAGGCTGGCCAACTTCTCGCAGGCTCTAACTTCACGGATAAAGAAGGAGTCACAGCTCTAGGGCTGAATGCGCGAATCGCCTACATGGCGTACAAGGGGCACAACTTCGAGGACGCCATCGTGATCTCGGAGTCGTTCGCCAAGCGATCGGCGTCTGAGCACATGTACCAGAACACGCTCGACCTCGGCGAGGGCGTCAAGCACAGCAAGAACGCGTTCCAGTCGATCTTCCCCGGCAAGTACGACCGGCGGGTCCTGGAAAAGTACGACGAAGACGGCGTCATCAAGCCCGGCCAGGAGGTCGATCTGGATGAGCCGCTCGTCCTGGCAGTGAAACAGCGACAGACCGGTCCGCGTCTTGGCCGACGCAAAGCCTCCTGGTCCGACGCGTCGATCAAGTGGGATCACCACGCAACCGGTACTGTCACTGACGTACACAAGGGCAAGAAGGGCATCTCCGTGGTGGTGAAGGCCACCAACCCGACCACCGTCGGCGACAAGTTCTCCGGGCGCTACGGCGACAAGGGCGTCGTAGCCAAGATCGTCGCGGACGAGGACATGCCGCGCGGCGCGGACGGAAAGCCCTACGAGATGCTGCTCAACCCGCTCGGCATCATCAGCCGCGGTAACCCCGCGCAGACGCTCGAAGCCAGCCTCGGCAAGATCGCGCAGCTGACCGGGAAGCCATACTCGATGGCCGACTTCGACAGCATCAGGGACGTGCGCGCGTACGTCGAGAAGGAGCTGCGTAAGCACGGCCTCAACAGCACAGAGGAAATTGAAGATCCGCGTACAGGCCGGACGACGAAGGGTGTGCACGACGGTGCCCGCTTCATGATGAAGCTGCACCATACCGCTGAAGCCAAGCTGCAGGGGCGAGCGACAGGCGGGTACACAGCCGAAGGATCTCCGGCCAAGGGTGGTGAATCAGGCTCGAAGCGTGTTGGTATGCTCGAATTGAACGCGTTGCTTTCGCACGGCGCGTATCAGACTATCCGCGATGCCTCCGTCATCCGTGGACAGCGCAACGAGGATTACTGGCGTCAGCTGATGAGTGGGTACACGCCACCGGAGCCCGAAGTGCCGTTCATCTACAAAAAGTTCATGGCCCAGCTGCAAGGCGCCGGCATTAATCCCGTCAAGCGCGGGAGTCGCCTGAACATCATGGCCATGACAGGCAAGGACGCTGTCGAACTGACTGGCAATCGAGAGCTGCGCAACGTAGATACGGTTGACTGGCGTGTGTCCAAGCTCACCCCGGTCAAGGGCGGACTGTTCGACGAATCTCTCACCGGCGGGCACAACGGCAACCGCTGGAGCTACATCAAGCTCCGCGAACCCATGCCGAACCCGGTGATGGAGGAACCGATCCGCCGCATTTTGGGTCTCACACAGAAGCAGTTCAAGAGCATCCTGGCAGGCCAAGAGTCGATGCCAGGGCGCGAAGGACTCACTGGCCCCAAGGGGCTCGCCAAAGTGCTCGAGGACATCAACCTCGACAAGGAGATCGAGCGAGCCCGCGCCGAGATGAGCAGCGGTAAGAAGACCTACCGCGACAAGGCGATCCGTCGACTGCAGTTCCTCAAGTCAGCGAAGAAGCTCGGGCAGCACCCGAAGGACTGGATGATGGATCGAGTCCCGGTGCTGCCGCCGATGTTCCGCCCGGTCTCCATGATGGGGTCCGGTGGCCGGCTCGTCGACGACGCGAACTTCCTCTACAAGGAGCTGTTCGACGCGAACGACAACCTGAAACAACTCACCCGCATGACGGATGACGTGTCCGACGAGCGGCTAGCGGTCTACGACGCCTTCAAGGGTGTCACAGGCCTTGGCGATCCCATTCGCCCAGAGAACAAATCACAACCGGTCAAGGGCATCCTGAAGCACGTCTTCGGGACCAGCCCGAAGTTCGGCACCGTGCAGCGCAAGCTTCTCGGGTCCACCGTGGATCTCGTGGGCCGTGCTGCTATTTCGCCAGATCCCAACCTCGACATGGACCAGGTAGGAATCCCGGCCGACAAGGCGTGGACGCTGTATCAGCCGTTCGTCGTCCGTCGACTGGTCCGCCGCGGCATGAGCAAGATCAAGGCGATGGAGGCCGTCAAAGACCGTACCGATACAGCTATGCGTGAGCTGCAATCCGAGATGAAATCCCGTCCTGTCGTGATCAACCGAGCCCCGGTGTTGCACCGGTTCGGGGTCATGGCGTTCTGGCCACAACTCACGTCCGCAAACACCTTGCAGATTCCGCCACTGATCGTGAAAGGCTTCAATGCCGACTTTGACGGCGACGCCATGCAGTTTCACCTGCCGTCGACCGACGAAGCCGTGCAGGAGGCGCAGGAGAAACTCCTGCCGTCGAAGAACCTGTTCGCGGTCAGCGACTTCGAAGTCATCCACGCCCCGTCGATGGAGTACGTCGGTGGATTGTGGGAGGCGACGACGCGGAACGACAAGAAGAAGCCCGTCCGAGTCTTCAACTCGAAGCTCGACGCGATCAAGGCTTACAAGCGCGGAGAGATTGGCGTAGGTCAACGAATCGAGATTCGCGAAGGACGCTAGCAACACTAGCAAAAAATTCGCGCGACGACTGCGTCGTCGTTTTGGATTGTAGAATCAACGCAACCCCTGTAAGCTACTAGTAGTGTCACATGAACAACGAACGGAGTCGCACTAATGTCCCACGAAATGAACCCGATGCTTTTCGATCTTGCCGAATGGAGGTTGGCCGGTGAGAACGAGAAAAAGGCTTTCGTACCAGGTGATCCGGCGGCGGGCGGAATGCCGCCGGGAGCGATGCCGCCCGGAGGAGCTCCGCCGATGGATCCGATGGCAGGAGGCGGAGCACCGCCGATGGACCCGGCGATGGCAGGAGCCGCCCCGCCGATGGACCCGGCTGCAATGGCGGGAGCACCGCCAGCCGCTGCCCCTGCGCCTGCAGCTGGTGGAGCCCCAGGAGCCGGTGGAAAGCCCAAGATCGATCCTACCTTCATCTACATGGAGCTCTCCCGCGTTCGGAAGCTCTTGACCCACATGATGAAGCACACGGGCATCGACATGCCTCCCGACATTCTGGACGACGGTGCTGTGGCGATGGTCGCTCAAGGCCAGATGCCGCAGAGCGCGCCGCTCGGAGCCGGCGCCGAAGGTGCCCCGCCCGAGGGTGGCGGCGGCGGACCGGCGTTGCCGGGTATCGGCGGGAACGCGCCCGTCAGCCCGATTGAAGCCCCGTCCGGGCCTGAGAAAGCAGGAGCCGATGCGTTGTCGATGTTCCGCGGTCCAGTCGACGGGGAGCGAGAGGACGCGTCGCAGTTGCGGCTCGATGCGATCTCCGCCATGTCCCGAAGCCTGCACCGTAGGTAATCATGATTGTTGAACTCCACAACAAGTTGGGCAATCCGCAGCGCATCGAAGCGACTCGCGTTGTACTGCGGTGCCCAATCAACGGCGTCATTGCTGTGGCCCTGGAACCGACTCCAGGGCACCAGTACATCATCGATCGCGGCGACGGCGACGAGGTCATGAACAAGATGCTCTCTCAGTTGGGCATCAACGAGACCGTCATCAGCGATCATATCGACAAGGATTCCTTCGCGGCGCCGCCTAAGGGCAGCCGCCTCTGGAAGCCTGGCGAGGATCCTCCGCATGCTTAAGACGACCATTGGACAACTGCTGGTCAACGAGGCCCTGCCGAAAGAGATGCGTGACTACACACGCACCTTGGACGGTAAGGGCGTCAAGAAGTTGCTCCGTGAGATCGCAGAGAAGGATCCGGACAAGTACCGCGAGATCTCGAAGAAGCTCGCCGATGTCGGCCGTGACGCGGCGTATACAACCGGCGGTCAGTCGTTCAGCATCGAGCACCTGCGTCCGACCAAGTCCGTACTGGCGTCTCGCCAGCGCCTGAACCGGCGCATCCGCGAGATCATGTCGAAGGACAACTGGGACGAGGACAAGAAGGAAGCCAAGATCATCGAGGCGACCGCCGCCGAGCACGAGAAGCTGCTCGATGGCGTGTACGCTGACGCCAAAGAGCTGGGCAACCCGCTCGCCGACCAGGTCGCATCGGGTGCCCGAGGCAACAAAATGACCCTGAAGCGTTTGATCGGCGGCGACATGCTCTACGTCGACCACCACGACCACACGATCCCGTTTCCGGTGCAACAGAGCTACGGCGAGGGTCTCGACCCCGCTTCGTACTGGGCGGGCACGTACGGAGCCCGGAAAGGCATCATCGACGAGAAATTTGCCACGATGGACGTCGGATACTTCTCGAAACAGCTGAATCAGCTCACTCATCGGCTCATGGTGCTCGCCGACGACGCTGAAGAGGACAAAACGGCCAAAAAGAGCCGTGTTTTGCGTGGTTTGCCGGTCAAAACCGACGATCCGGACAACGAAGGGGCACTTTTGGCCTCAGATATGGGCGGATACAAGCGAAATACAGTTCTGACGCCCAAAATCCTTGAAGATTTGGCCGATCAGGGCATGGAACGCATCCTTGTGCGTTCTCCGACGGTCGCCGGCCCGTCAAGCGGCGTATACGCCCGTGACGTGGGCGTACGCGAGCGCGGAGACCTGCCCCCGGTTGGAGACATGGTTGGCATCGCAGCCGCACAGGCGCTCTCTGAGAAGCTCACACAGGGTGCCCTGAGTTCGAAGCACTCCGGCGGCGTGAAGGGCGAAACACAGTCCGTGACGGGCTTCCAGCACGTCAATCAGCTCGTGCAGGTGCCAAAAACGTTCAAAGGTGGCGCTGCGCACGCCCAAATGGACGGAAAAGTGACCGATATCACAGAAGCGCCCGCCGGTGGCCAGTACGTGACCATCAGCGGCGAGCGGCACTTCGTTTTGCCCGGGTTCGGCCTCAAGGTGAAGCGTGGCGACAACGTCGAAGCCGGCGACGTGATCAGCGACGGCATCCCGAATCCGTCCGAAATCGTCAAGCACAAGGGCATCGGCGAGGGTCGGCGCTACTTCATCGACATCTTTGCCGATGCGTACCGTGCCGGTAAGATGTATGCCAATCGCAGGAACATCGAACTGCTGTCTCGGAGCCTGATCGACCACGTCGAGATGACCGACGAGGACGACGATCACGTCCCCGGCGATGTGATCCCGTACCAGCAGCTCGAGGCCGGGTGGCAACCCCGTGACGGGATGCGTTCCGTAGCCCCCAAACTGGGCGTCGGCAAGTACCTGGAGAGCCCGGTGCTGCACTACACGGTCGGCACCCAGATTAAGCCGTCAATGCTACCAGTTTTGGACGAGTTCGGTGTCAAGAACATCGATGTCCACGACGAAGCTCCGCCTTTTCGACCGTACATGGTCCGGGCGCAGGCTTCGGTCGGACACGACCCGGACCCGCTCGTCCGCTTCCTAGGAAGTGATCAGAAGAAGAACCTGATGTCCGCGGTCCATCGCGGTGCCGTCTCGGACACAAAGAGCACCAGCTTCGTACCGTCGCTGGCCGCCGGAGAAGATTTTGCCAAGAACTGGCCTCAGAGCGTACTGAAGCCTCCAAAAACCTAGACATTGCAGTATTGCAGTCAGATCCAGTAGGATATAAAGCATATCTTAGGACGGAACCTGGGTCGCTCCCATTGACAAGGACGTCTGCACATGAGTACAAACCTACGACAGATGGGTGGGGTAAGCTACTGGCGCGGTGTCTGCCGCTCGCTCCAACGCTCCGACTTTCTCAAACAGGCGGACATGGGTGGAGAATCCGGCGACAGCCAGAGCTTCGAGAGTGCCTTCAGCAACTTGGCACACGCCTACCTCAAAGACAAGGCTCCACAGCTGCTCGACTTCATGCTGGGCTTCCAGCTTCTCGAGAAAAATGAGGACAACGATCGGGCTGTCGGTGTCTTTGGCTTCAAGGTGGGGCCGCAACTCATTTATGCTCCGGTGTTCTTCCTGAACGGCGAACTCCGCGGGCACGAGCTCATGTACCTCAAGGAGAGCGACACGTTCGTTCCCCTCAAAGAGAACTGGGTCAACTACGTGCTGAACCGCAAGCCGAACGTCATCGGCGAAGAGGTCACACGCAACCTGAGCATGCTCGGCGTCAGTCGCCCATCGCTCGACCAGTTCCGCGAATCACCGAACAAGTACGCGTCGGATCAATGGCTCGACGCCGGTATGCCCGGCCTCATGCACGCGCTCGGTCGCGTCGCTAAGCGTGAGCCGAAAGCGCCGGAGCTGATCAAGGCCAGTGCCGCGGTCGCTACGCGGTTCCTCCAGGTCCTTGACTCCACGCCGCAGCTGGCTCGCCCGATCGTCGAAAACTACGGTCGGGAGCTTGTCGACGAAGCGATCGGCGTTGCCAAGACCGCCAGCACCGTCTGTCCGACGGAACCGCCGCGCAAGAAACGAGACATCCAAGTCGGTGGTAGCATCTTCCGCGAGAAGTCCGCGATGGACCAAGCGAAAGAAGCCGATCCGATCAACACTGGCAGCCTCCGCATTTGGACATACAACGGCACGAAAGCATGCCGCAGGGGGCTGACCGAAAAGCAGGCCGAGCAACTGCAACGCGACGGCGTCTACATCAAGGACGACCGCTACGACAAGTCGAAGGTCTACAAGGTCCAGGAGCCGATGACGCTCCAGAACCCGGACGAGACTGGACACTACGACGTCCTCTGCAAGCCGGACTCCTTCGAGAAGTGCCTGTACATCCACGCCCCGCACGGCCCGCGTGGCCGCAAGCCGAACGGCGTCCTGGTACGGGTCGGCGGCGACAAGAAGGCCTATACCGAAGTGCACCCCGGCGACATCTACGTCATCGAGAAGTACTCCGGTAGCGACTACAACGACTGGTTCAACGGACTGCCGAACGCGGACAGCCTGCAGGTCGGAGCGACCTATGCGCTGCTCACCACGACCGGACACGGTACGAGCGTGTTCGAGGTCGAGGACACTCTGCCCTCCGAGGGCGAGGAAAAGCGGTACAAGGTCCGCTGGCGTCATTACGGTAACGTCCGGCGTCGGGCCGACAAGCTGATCCCGTCGCCGAGCCACGGCCACTACGAGTGGGACAACACCAGCAGCGTCGAACAGATTGTGCTGAACCGCATCAAGGGCCACAAGCTCGTGTCGCGGTTGGACGAGCTGCTCGTACCGCCCGGCGCCAAGGCACTGAAGATTGCCGACCCGCCGAAGGACGAGGACGGCGACAGCATCCCCGGGTGCTGCAACCCGTGCGCGGACTCGAGCGACCCGCCCGCGCTTGTGCCAGGCGACCACGTCGACCTCCAGCTGGGCATCTACAAGACGTCCAGCGCGCTGGAAGTCTTCAACAACGGCACCGAAGCGATCGTCAACGGCAGGCACTCGACGCCCAAGGCTGCGCTCATCTCGCTCGTCCGCGACTACGGATGCGCCGAGAAGACCGCTAAGGACGTGTTGAAGAACGCCCAGCTGCAGCGAGGCGTGAAGTACCGGATCAAGTACGCCCAGCCGTACGATCTGCTCTCCAGCGCCCCGTCGGCTCCGGCGATCCCGGAACAGTACGAGTCCACCGACTTCATCATGGGCTCCGGCCTGCCGACCAACTACGGCATGGAAGAGGAGTACCCGGTCGACGACCTGCGTGGCGGACGCCGCCAGCGCGGGCAGATGGCCGAGCCGCCCGAGCCGATGATGGGGCAGCAACTCATGGAAGCAGCCCAGACAGGCCAGAAGGAAGTGCTCGACACTTCGCTCCTGTCGAACCTGCTCAAGGGCTCGCAGAACGAGACTCTGATCGATCGGCACCTGCCGGACCTGATGAAGGGTCTGGACAGCATGGGCCGGCTGCTGTTCAACATGTACTGGCATCACGACAAATTTGAGGACAGATACGGCAGCAACAATCTGCCCGAGCTGGAAGATGCCATGCGCAACTCGTTCGAGAGCCTGGGTGACGTGACCCTGGAACTCAAGCAGAAAACAATCGAGCCCTACCCGGACGAGGGAGTCGACGTCGACTTCGGCGAGGGTGAGGTCTAAGCAAAGGTAGCCACATGCATATCTACAAGAGAGAACTGTCCGTCGCGAACGGCGAAGCACTGGTCATGCCAGCCGGTGAGACCTCGATGTGCTTCCGTATTGGGTACCCGCAAGAGGGTTCGATCAAGCGTCTACAAGTCTGCCAGGTCGCCGATGACCCGGTCCAGGTAGGCTACAGCGTCAGGCTGCTCGATCGGGCTGTCTGCGAGCTGGGCCCCGAAGCGTCGCACTCGGCAGAAATCGACCCGATCTGCTTCAACACGGCCAAGATCATCCCCGACGACCAGCTCCCGGCCAAGGCCGCGGGCGAATCGCTGGAGTTCTACAGCCCCACGGGGTACGCATACCGCAATCGGGTGGGCTCGTACTCGGTCCCGGACCGCGCGGTCTACCTGCAGCTGACCGTCGACGATGACGGCCAGGATACCAACTGGGAAGTTGCGATCACCGGGGAAGTAGGCAACGAGGACTAGAAAATTATTCTCGTGAATAAAATTCAGAGGTGTAGATGTCGATTCTGGTAAACAGACCCGATAACAAGAGGCGTCCCGCAGACTGGCGGTGGCAGCGGGCTGGCGAACTCGCCAACGGCTCGCGCCTCATCGCTGGACGGGATGACAGCATCGTAAGGGAGCTGACGAAGTTCCGCCGACTCCTGGACCGCTGTGAGACGGACGAAGACCGGCTCGCGGCGCTGGATGCCGATCCCGTGCTGTTTTCGGCCTATTTGATTTACGATGCCAACGAAACCCCCACTGAGACTCGATGGGAGCTCGAGGCTCGCCTGTTGGCCCGTGAGTCCTTCGAAAGCATTGGTCAGAAGATCCACGAAGACGTGGATGTGATCAAGCGCTACGAGGAGGCCTTCTTCGATGTGATGAGTCGTATTGATCATCCAGGCTTGATCACCCACATCATTGTCGGCAAAGCTGTGCAGACCGGCCTTGCGGAGCGGCAATACGATTTGCTGTGGAAGCTGTTTGGATACCACTGCGGCCCGCTAGTCTTGGACGCCTTTATCTACAAGTTCAACGCGCCGACGCGCCCGGAGACCCCAAGTCAGGTCTCAGCGCATTGGGGCGACGACACGAAGGAAGTGATCAAAGTGAAGGCCAACGTGGCCGCGCGTACCATCCAGATCAACGGCTACACTGCCGAAGGCATCCTGAACATGTTCCACAACATGGCCGCACTCGAGCAACAGGCTGGTGCGGCGGGTGGCGGCAGCGAGCTGATGGCTGAGAACGTCCAGGCGATGCAGAACTGCATCCCGTGGATCAAGTACATCGAAGGCGTCTCGCCGAAGATGATTGGTCGTTCCACCGAGTTCGAGAAGGATGGTATGACCCTGCGATCACACGAGTTGATGATGCTCTCGATGGGCATCGAGCCGGAAGGCTTGGAATATCTTACCACCGACATTGGATACCCAGACGGAGATGACCAAAATGCAAAGGCTCACGAAGGAGAGTGAGCAGCGGATCAGCAACGCTCTCGCAAAGGTCACAGATTTGACCAACTCCGGAACGAATCCGGACGATGCGATTGTTAAGGTTGCGACCGCCGCAAAACTGCCGGCTGGCCATGTCAATCTCATGGTGCGGGCGTTCAACAACGGCCGAAGCCTCGGCCATATCCGCGAACACGAGACGCTCACCGAAAAGGCTGCGGCGTTCCCGCTGGCTGACGGTAGGAAGATCCTTGAACGGATGTTCCCGTCGGAGGTCAAGACGGCTGCCGAGGAAGCCCACGGTGTGTCCATCTCGGACGACTACAACATGTCGCCTGCTGGCTGGCTCAAGCGCCGGGCAGAGGCTGCGCGCACTGTGTCGCTGGTGAAGTCCGCCGAAGAGCTGGAGATCGAGACCAAGGCGCCAGGAGGCGGCGTCATCGAAGTTGAGATCGAAGACGGCGAAGTGGAGGTCGAAAGGGAGTCCGCCGAAGAAGAAGCTGCCGAAGAAGAGGCAGAGGAAAAAGAGGCAGCGTACCCGGCATACCCGTACCGCCAGGAGAAGAAGGCCCTGTCGGCCATGCACGATCTCCGGCGCGAGCACCAGCAGCGCAAGGACGCTGCGATCAAATCGGCGTACGACGTGACGAACGGCGTCGAGAAGCTGGCCAACTACTTCCGCCGGTTTGACAGCCGCCCGATCAACGAGGTCTGGGCCAATGCCGGAGCACGCTACGGACAGACGGGCCGCGGCCTGGTCGAGAAGTCCACCGTGATGTTCAAGCAGGCGTACGCCCAACCATCCCAGGTGACCCACGATGTCGACTGGGACGAGGCGCCCTACTCGCTGATCAAGTCCGCTGTCGACGCGATCGCCCGCTTCAACGACACCAAGAAGGCCCTGGCCGACTTCGAAGCCGCTCTCCCGGAGAAGCGCGCGGAGACTCTGCGCCCTTTTGCACCGGACCGTCCAAACGTGATCACAGGCTCAGTATGGGACAATCAATCGCAGACTAAGTCTGCGTCGTTCATGGGTCTGACAATGGCTGGCGCGTTGGGCGGTACCGCAAAGGGTCTTGCTGAGAAGTACGCCCCGGAGACGCGCGAGGAGCTGATCCAGAAGCACCTCAAGTCGATTGCCGATCCGGGCCACGAAGACCACCTGCGAGCCATCCGTGCCCAGGCCATGATCCACGAGATGATGTCCGCCGACCCGGTCATCAGCGGCTACGACCACTCCGACGTGATCGACGCCTACAACCACCTGGCCGAGGTCGCGCCGCGCGCCATGCAGCACCGGGTGATGGCCCAGGGCCTGATCCGCAAGTACCTGGAGCAGGCATCGGCGATCGACCCGTTCGACGTCGAGCAGGCGCTCAAGATCGAGGGACAGGTCGCCGACCGCGACATGCCGCAACAGCTGGCCAACGTCGGCCGTATGGGTGTGTCCCGCGAGCTCGGCCCGCCGAACCCGCTGCCGACCGGTGCGCAAATGCCGGTGCTGCCGTCTGACGTCAGCAGCGCGATGCGCCCGTCGTTCCAGCACTTGACGCCGGGACAGGATCGGGAGAATCGAGATCTAATTACTGAGCAGAAGAAGCAACTTGCTGAGCAGAAGAAGCAGCTCGACGCGCTCAGAAAGCCCAAGCCCAATCCGTAAGGAGCATTACCGTGCTACCCGACGTAGACTTCAATGAGATGAGTTATGACGAGGGCCATGCACTCGTCAAGGAGGCACTCAGCCTTGCTGAACTCAAGCAGGGTATCGGGGATGCTGCGTCGGGCGCCAAAGACTGGCTGGGCCAACAGGCCGGGCGGGTCGGCGACTGGGCGGCTGAACGCGGGATTACCGCGGCAGGCAAGAGTGTCCTCGATAAGGTCAACCAATATCCGAATCTGCGCAACATTGCCATCGGTACGGCTGGTGGCGCTGGGCTCGGCGCGCTGAGCACGCTGTTTCAACCGCGGCGACGTCGCGGGGACTGGGTTGGCCGTACGCTGACCGGCGGTCTCCTCGGCGGCGTAGGTGCCGGCCTCGGCAGTGCGCTTTACCGCGGGCAGCACGGTCGCCACGCAGAGTCCCAAGACGTGATGAATAAAGCTACGACTGAAGCCGCGCGTGAGCATTTGGTCAACCGCGAAGCCGCGCGTCCGCGCTTTGAGAGCGAGCCAGGCATCGGCGAGCCGATGAGCGGGCGTGAATGGGCGCTACGCCGTGGCGGTGTTACTGCCGACCCGGAGAGTGGCGAGTGGGGGTGGGATTGGCGTAACATGCAGCCGCTAGAAGCAGCCACAGACGTCTTCACGCCTGACGACGCTGTGACTCCGGTTGCGTCAGCTGTTGGCGCTTCGCTGCCGTGGCTCGACAAGGTGCCGATTTTGAACAAGCTCGAGGCCATTCAACGTATCAAAGGCCGTGTGCCCACAGACGCGCCGGCGTTTCAACAGGGCCGTGACGTGATGAAGCATCTCGGTCTGAGTCCTGCAGAAGCAGACAAGGTTATGCTGCGAGAAGGTACGCACGATGCCGTAAACAAGCGGTGGCGTAAGCACAAGAAGCAGCTGAAGAACCTCGAAGACTCTCGACCACAACGGATGGCTGATTCTGCGCAGGCCGCCAAAAAGGTGCGGCAGATCCAAAAACAGATCGACCAGCAGCTGAAGACTGGTGCACAACCGCCGAGCCCACAGATCCAGCAACAGCTTTATGAGGCCCAACAGGAGTTTAAGAAGATCCGGGATGCTGAGCGTCTCAAGAACAAGGAGTGGCGGCGGCTGAGCGAGGGCGCAAAGCAGCTGACCGCGGGCGACAAGAAAGATTCGCTGCTCAGGAAATTCCGCGGAACGGATCAGATGGACATGGCCCGGGCACAGGCACAGCGTCGGGCCTCCAAGGGCCCCAGCAAACGTATGCGTGGCGCCGCGTCGCTCGGTCTGGCCGCATTGCCGCCGGTCGTGGACGCTGCGATGCAGGGCCTCCGCGGCGGACCCACGTCGATTACGCAGCGGCTGGCTGAGGCAGAACGTAAAGCCAACGAATCGCTTCAATAACAGGAACCCACCATGGCACTCACGAAACTTTTGACTCCTGGATCGTACGACTTTCACGCTCCGGTGGCACAGCAGATCAAGACGGGCCGCGACGGCAGGCTCCGTGGATCTGATATGGATGAGTTCGTGAAACGCGCGTCGGTGCAGTTCATCGACAAGGTGGCCAGCATGCAGCTTGGCCCTGGGGAGGTCCCTGTCCACTTGCTAGCCGTCGGTGCCCAAGAGTACTACGGAGCCAACCGCAACGGCGACGGCTTCCGTGAGGAGGTCTTGCAGGCATATCACCCGACTTTCCAGAAATTCGCCCGCTGGTACCGCGATCATCAGAACAAGGACGTCTCCAAGGGACGTGGTATCATCAAAGCTTCCGCGTATAATGGCGATATGCGGCGCGTGGAGCTGATCGTTGCGCTCAACGGCACCAAGGAAGCTGCCGATCGCAACGGCGGGCTTGTCGCTGACGAAGAGCTCGAGAAACTGGCACGAGGCGAAGACATCCCGGTGTCGATGGCCTGCCGTGTCAGCCATGACGTCTGTTCTGGCTGTGGCAACCATGCCAAGAGCCGCAAAGAATACTGTGGACCGGAGATGTGCAAATATGGCGGATGCAGAGATAACCTCGCCAAGACTTTCGATGACGGACATACGCTCCATGTCGACAACCCAGATCCATGCTTCTTCGACATCTCGAAGGTCTTTCGCCCGGCAGATCGCATCGCTTACACGCTTGGTAAATGTGCTGCAGCAGAAGACTACCAAGAAATGCTCAAAGCCGCCGCAGACACCTACGGATCTGAGCAAAGTGCTGCAGCGCTTGCGGAGCGACTTGGGGTTACCCCGCCTCTCTGGATCCTCACAGACGGCCCCTGGAGTGACCCGCGTGTCGTTGGACAACTCAAGGTGGCAAACTACCTGATCCAGCAAGAGAACGCACTGGAGGTCGACGGGAGCCCCATTGCGCAAGATCGTGCGTGCCAGCCGGTTGTGCAACCGCTCCGGATCGACGCTCCTGACGTCCGCAAGGGTCCGTACAAGCTGGCCCACGTCGTGACAGCACTGGCAGCAGAGAAGTGCATGCTTCCTGTTGATTCGTTCATCGCCATGCTGACCGGCGAACACAACACCAAAACAGCAGCCGCAGCGGACGCCGTTGCGGACCGCTTGCCAGGCGTGTACAATCGTCTGGCATCTGATCCGAGGCTCGAAGAGGACCTCCGTCAGAACCCCTATTTGCCCGGTGGTCCAGCGCCAAAACGCGTCAGGCATTGGGTGCTGAAACACGCCGGCGAATGGTCGCTGGCTCGCGACCGCGTCATCGAGCGGCTCCAACTGTCCGTTTTGCGGCAGCCGAAGGCGCCTGACCCCCGTCGGTCGATGACCAAGATAGCTATGGTCGACAGTGCTGAGGAGCTGGCCAAGCAGTACGCCTTGTACCAGCTTGGCTTCCTCCAAGCCCATGCGGCTGATCCAGACGCCGCATTCATGCAGGAGATGGCCGTCAGATCAAACTTTGTGAGGTAAGATGACAGAGAAACAGTGCAATACATGCCGTAAAACCAAGCCACTACAGGCGTTTACGAAAAATAAACAGTGCAGAGACGGGCACGCGGGTCAATGCAAACAGTGCCGCAACGCTTATAAAAAAGTGTGGCGGCAGGCAGACCCAACACGTACGTTAGCAGCGGAGCGGCGTTTAAATTTACGTAGATATGGGCTCCGTGTAGCTGATTACGATAAAATGGCGGCAGATCAGGGCGGTGTCTGTGCCATCTGCGGCCAACCAGAGACGCAACGCAGGGGTGGTAAGGTACTACCACTCGTCGTTGATCACGACCACGAAACAGCAGAAATACGGGGACTACTATGTAATTCCTGTAATCGCGGCCTGGGGTGCTTTCGAGACGATCCCGGCCGGCTGAAAAAGGCCGCCACCTACCTTGAGGAGGTGGCCGAACCCGCTCCGGCGGAAAATTTGTACGTTAAGCAGTGAAGTCCGTATTGACTGCACTGCTTCAATTAGTCCACAATGAATACCTGACGGGTTTAACACTGCCAAGGCAGAGACCCTACCAAGTCATGGAGGACAAAGATGCCTAGCCTATTCGACAACGTCACTGACCTCGTCAACGAGATCGGTGCGGAAAAGACGGCCGCCGACAAGTCCGCGATGGACGACCCAGGTGGCTATGAGGGTCCTACCTCGCACCCGTCCAAGAAGCCGGACGACAACGAACAGGATCCCGTGGAAGGTTTCCAATCCGCTGACAACGAGCGGAAAGTGAAAGAGGACATTCCCGACACGACGAACAAGAAGCCTGAGCTCACCGAAGGCTCGGCCCCCAAGGCCGAAGACGTGCAGCTCGGACAGGGCGTCGATGCCGCGAAGCCGACCGGCCAAGATCCTTCGACCGAGGAGGACTACAAGGGTACGCTTCAGGGCGACAAGCGGGAAGGCGACCAGGGTGGCACGAGCCATCCGGCCAAGGGCGACTACGGCGAGAAGTACTCCGCCGACAAGCTCGCCGAACTTGGTGACGACGATCTCTGCAAGTGCGCCAAGGACCTTGGCGATGACATCCTCGCGGATGTTGCCAACGGTCTCTGGGACGGCGACACTCCTGCTCCGGCTGGCGACGCCAATGCGGCTGCGCGTGCTGGTGAGAAGGTAGCGTCGGACGCCTCTGACGCTGGCGACGAGATGGAGAAGATTGCTTCGGGCGTTGTCCAGAACATCGTCAAGCAAGCCTATCACCAAGCCGATCTCGTCGCGGCTCAGGTCTACCACGACCTCGAGCTCTTGAAGCAAGCGGAAGAAGACACCGCTGCGCTTGAAGATCCCACCGGCGGAGCCGAAGAAGGGGAGGACAACGGCTCGGACCCTACCGAAGCGCCGCCCGAAGGTGAAGAAGGTGGTGAAGAAGGCGCTGAGGAACTTCTGGCTGCCATGGGCGGCGGCGGCCCTGAAGAAGGTCTCGGTGGCGAGCTTCCCCCGGAAGCTGGCATGGAACCGGGCATGGAGCCTGGCATGGAGCCCGGTCTCGAAGGCGGGATGCCGCCGGAGATGGGCGGCCTTGAAGGCGGACCTCCGCCGGAAATGGGCGGCATGCCTGATGAAGCGGCTATCCAACAGTTGGCTATGGCCCTGATGGAAGCCGGCATCGATCCCGCTGCACTTGCTGCCGCTGGTCCCGAAGGGGCCAAGATCGCAGCCGCAGTCCACGACCACAAGAGCTCGGGCCGCTTCTACTTCGAAGAAGCGAAGCAAGGCTCGGACGAACGTAAGGTCAGGGACTACATGAAGGGCTTCGTCACCGAACTGTATCGACGCAGCCAAAAGTAGTTTCACCAAAAATCCTGTTGTCGCCGCGAGGCGATGCGGTTTTGTGAACCCGGAGGTTTAACATGAGCACCAACTCGAACGCACCAAAGGTCCTCGCGGCTCTGCGTGCGAGCAACGAGATTAGCAAGCGGTTCCAAGAAAAGGTCGCTGCCGATCAAGCCAAGGAAGCACAAGTCAAGGAAGCGCTTCCGGAAGCTGTTGCCGCGTGCGTCGACAACGAGCGCATCTACGGTGATCAGAGTGAGAAGGTGGCGGCAGCCCTCGGCGACCCGGAAACGGGCCACGCCGCGTGTCTGACGTTCATCCGCGACCTGGCCAAGCACCGGACCGCCGAAGAGGTTTCCTCGATTGGCACCCCGGTCGGCCAAGAGAAGACTGCTAGCGCCCGTGGAGCGACAGGCAGCCGTGTGGCTGACTTCGACGAGACGGATGCAGGTCGTGCGTTTCGCGACCGACTGCTCAGCCAGTAACTGAGTAGTTCACCCTGTAACCAACGTCAGTCCGCAAGGCTGGCATACAAATCTTGACACGGAGGTTAAGAATGCCTGGTCAAGTGCCTCAAATGTTCGAACAGGCTTTGGACACGCTCAAGGGCTGGTTCCACTTGTCTGCACTCGACAAATCTGCCAAGCTGGCCGCTTCGCTGCTTGACAGTGCGACCGAGGTCCCCGCGGGCCGCGTGGCGCACATCAACGTGGACGGTGAGTTTGAGCTGGGTGGTGACGGCACGCAGATGCCGATCTTCCTGTGGAACGGGAAGGACCACCCCGACGTCTACAACAACGGGACCAGTCCCGTCACGGACGTCGATCACTGGTGGGCTGTCGCCCCGACTGGCGTAATGTCCGGTCTGGTCGCCACCGGTGGCTATGAACTCCAAACCACGGAGTTCGACGATCAACAGGTGTACGCACCGAATGATCCGCTGACCGGGGATGCCGATGGCATCCTGACCAACGTCGGCGCTCTTCAGTACACCGACTGGATTTGCGGTATCGCCTCGTGGCACGTGCAGGGCGACAATCAGTCGGCCGCCGCGACGAGCCCCGTCGGCGAAAACGCCCACGGCGTCACCGTGCTTTCGTTCTGGACCTACTTCCTGCCTGCTGCCCCGATCGTCTAGGGTTAGGCTCGAAGGGAGTCCGTTTTCGTAACTGACAACCCAGCGCCGCGAGGATGCGGCGATTTACCATTGCAAGGAGGAAACTGATGTCCAGTCCCTCTAGCGTCCAAGTCCTGAACGAAGAGCTGTTTGCTCAGCTCGAGACGCCGGGGATGGAAAAGAACGCGCTCGACGCGGTGAACGAATTCACCCGCGTACGAGTCCGCGAAGATGGTTTCTACCGCAAGATCATCCCGCCTGTCCAGGTTGCGAACGACGATCTCGATCGTCAAGTCGACACGGACAAGCCCGTGGTCGTGGTGGACAAAGAACCCGGTTCGCCGGCCGCCATCTCCATCCCTTTCGCCACGTTGCCGATCAACGTGTACATCCGCGGTCCTCGCTACCGCGTGATGTTCGACCGGATCGTGACGCCGCGTTTCGTCAAGGACATTGACGAACTGAGAACATGGCAGATGGATATTCGGCAAGTCCTTTCGGACAACGCCATCAAGGACATGCTCGCGGAAGAGGACTCCAAGTTCCTCACCGCCGTGAACACCGCCCTCGTTGGTGCGAATGCCATCGTCCCGACCAGTGGAGTCATCCAGTGGGAAACCATCTTCGGTGGGATCTCGCGTGACACCACTCAAGAAGCCCTGAAGATCATGCCGAAGACCCCGTCGCACCTCGAGGTCAACACGGTCCTGGTGAACAACGTCACCATCCGTGAAATCCTCAAGTGGGGCTACGACGAGGCCGGCGGCGACCTCTCGGGCGACTTCTTGAAGAACGGCTGGTCGGAGATCGACCTGATGGGTGTCAAGTGGGTCGTCACGATCAAACGTGACCTCGTTCCCGACGATACGTTCTACATGTTCGGTGACCCTCGGTTCATCGGCAAGTCGTATCTTCTGGAAGACACCACGATGCACATCAAGCGGGAAGCCTTCATGATCGAGTTCTTCGCCTACGAAACCTGTGGCGGAAGCATCGGTCATACGGGCGGTCTCGCACGTGCCGACTTCGCGTAGTCGAATCCCTTTCCGTGGCTTGCCTCCCGGGGCTTTGTAAACCCCGGGAGGCGGGACCTGTGGATCAACCTTGAACCCCAATCCGGAACGGAAAACAAATGAGTACCAATCTTCCGACTCAGGACCAAGCCCTCCAGGCTCAGTCCTATATGCTTGACCGGATCCACGTTCCGGCTTTCTTCGAGAAGCTGGCAGCCCACGGTGTGGAGCCTCGGAACGACGCAGAAGCGAAGCAGCTGCTTCAACTCGGCGCCGTGCTTGCCGAAGCTGCGCAGCAAGGCCAAGTGAAGCAAGCTTCCGCCGAGAACCCGTTCTTGACGGACATGCTGCAACGCTTCGCCCCGCAATCGGCTCCGAATGTGGACGACTACGTCAAGCAGTCCGCAGACCAACTCGTCGGAGAGAGTGAACTCGCTCGAAACGCTGCGCTGATTTACGCGCACACCGTGTCGGGCGGCGAACTTGCCGACGAGCAACCGGCCGCAGAGTAGCAGCCGGGGCGACCACCGAGTCGCTTGACCTTTACCAACAAACCCTTTGCATATACAGGGATGTGACAAATGGCCATCAATGAAGCCAATCCGGCGACCGCCTGTCTTTACAGTACGGTTCGCAACATCGCTGCGTCCGAGAAGTTCTACGGCTTCTTGCCTCCGCACGGAAAGCGGATGGCCTGTGGCGAAGAACTTGCGGTCTGGGGCGACATTCAACACTGGCTCACGCGGTTTACGCCGAATGAGCGAGAGCGTCGCTCCCTGGAGTACGCGTTGGACAACGACTACCTTGTCGTCGTCAACACGCCGGCAGTGCATCTGTTCGACGATACGCTCGACGAGACCAAGATCCTCACGCTGGACAATGGCAGCTTTGCTGCCGCTGATCCGTGCTGGGGCGCTTACAGCTCGGAAGCGATCTCGTGCTAGACCCTGCTTGCAGTAGGCATAGCGCTTAAAGGGCGGCGGAGGACCCCTTCTCCGCCGCCTTTTTCATTAGGCTTGGCCACCGAGGGCCGCTCCTCTATACTGTAATTACCATGGTGTAAGCAAGGAGGCTCAGATGCCTGGTGGTACACTCTACAAGGGCTACTGGATCTTCGACGGGGTCCCGGAGGACTCCGCGGGTCAAGCCCTCAATCTCAACTTCATAAAGTCAGCCGACCACGTCGACGACACGACTGGTAATCCGCACGGCATCACCACCGTGATGATCGGGGCGGCTGAAGCTGTCCACGACCACAACTCTCTCTATTATCTACAGTCAGAAGTTGACACGCTCCTGCTCGGCAAGTCTGACGTCGGGCACATCCACGACGATCGTTACTACACTGAGACGGAAGTCGACGCGCTGCTCGCAGGCAAAGCCGACGATCCGCACAACCACAACGATCTCTACTACACAGAAACAGAAGTAGACATTCTGCTTGCCGGCAAAGCGAATGTCACGCACACGCACACAGAAGCTGACATCACGGACCTCGGCGACTACCTTACGGCACTCGTCGAAGACCTGGCGCCGACACTCGGCGGCAACCTCACGTTGGACGGCAACAGCATCATCGCCGCCGGGCCAACGACGATCACGTCGACTGAGATCAGTTACCTCGACGGTGTTACGTCAAACATCCAGGATCAGATCAATAGCTTGTCCGTGGGCTTGACCTGGCGTGATCCTGTGATTGACCAGCTGTCGACGCCGCCCGGCGGGCCGCTAGTCGGTGACCGATACATCGTCGGTTCGTCGCCAACCGGTGCGTGGGCGGGCCGTGCAGACGACATTGCGGAATGGAACGGCTCTGGCTGGGACTTCTACACGCCGACCGACGGTTGGGCGGTGTGGAACCAGGTCCAGGACAAGCAACAGACGTACAACGGCGCGGCGTGGGTCGACATCGGCGGGACTACGGACCACGGCTCGCTGTCCGGGCTGCTCGATGACGATCATCCGCAGTACATGCAGGACGTCCTCGACGATGCGACTCCGCAGCTGGGCGGCGACCTCGATGTGAACGGCAATTCGTTCAGCATCAGTGGAAGCACTGGACTCAGCGGACAGGTCCCAACGTCCGACGGCGTCGGCGGGTTGTCCTGGTTGACTCCGTCCGGTTCGGGCGGCACGGTCCAGGGCACCGACGGCAATTCGTACAATATCCGGTCGGCGAACACCGGTGTCGGTGTGGGTGGCAACGCCCGCGGCGAGTCGTCGGTTGACCTGCAAACGATCAGAACGGGAGCCACGGAAGTGGCGTCTGGTGCGGGCGCAGCTACGCTCGCCGGAGACAGCAATACCGCAAGTGGGCAGAATTCTGCTACACTGGCAGGTAAGCAGGCTGTTGCTAAGCGGTACGGGCAGGTCGCGCAGGCTGCGGGCAGTTTCGCTGTCAACGGTGACGCGCAGGCCAGTACCTATGTGATGCGCGGCACCACCACCAACGCATCCCCCGTCATCCTCACACTCGACGGGACGTCGGCGAAGCCAGTTCTCGACAACTACACGACGTGGATGTTCGAGATCCTGATCGTCGGCCGGAACGTCAGTTCGCTAGTTGAAGAGTCGGCGTCGTTCATGTTTCGCGGCGCAATCGACCAGAGGGGCACGCTCGCGTCGACCGCATTGGTCGCCGGGGTGGGCAAGGAAGTTCATAAAGATGTGTCCGCTTGGGACGCCGACGTGACCGCCGACACGGTCAACGGCGCGCTCGAGATTGAAGTAACTGGAGAAGTCGGTAAGAACATCCGATGGGTGGCCTTTGTGCGTACCGTCGAGGTTACCGCATAACATAGAGCCTTGATAAGGAGATCACTCTAATGGCTGAGAAGACCTTCACCTACGATGCAGCGAATTTCCCGATTGGCGTTACGCCGCAGGAATTCGACTATCTTCGGAACCTTACCGGGAATATCCAGACGCAGTTGGACGGCAAGGCTCCGGTTTCACACACCCACACCGAGTCCGACATTACGGACTTGGGCAACTACCTGGAAAACCTCGTTGAGGATACCACGCCCCAGTTGGGCGGCGACCTCGACTTGAACGGCAGCGCCATCTCCATCAGTGGTGGAACTGGTACGGCCAACCAGCTCGTCATCTCGAACGGTGACGGCACGATGTCGTACTCCTCGCTGGACATCAGCTGGGACACGTCGCCGACCTTGGGTGGCACGCTTGACCTGAACGGGCAGGATATTACTGCCGCGGGTCCGACGACCATCTCCTCGACTGAGGTGAGCTATCTGGACGGCGTTACGTCGAACATCCAGACGCAGCTGAACGGCAAGGCCAATGCGAGCCATACGCACACGGAATCGGACATCACGGATCTGGGTTCGTACCTGGAGAACGTGGTCGAAGACACCACGCCGCAGCTCGGCGGAACGTTGGACTTCAACTCCAACGCCCTCCAAGACAACGCTGCGTCGACTGGTACTGCCAACCAGTACCTCAACGCGACCGGTGCTGGCGGAAGTGTCGCATGGCAAGCCCTGGACATCTCGCATGACACGTCTCCGCAACTCGGCGGCGACCTGGACATGAACGGCAACAACATCAATGCCGGTGGAACGCTGATTTCGCCGACAGAGATGTCGTACTTGAACAACGCGTCGAGTAACATCCAGGATCAGATCGACGGAATCGCTGGTGGTCTGTTCTGGCAGGAGCCGGTCATCGCCGAGCAGAACGATCCGCCCGCATCGCCAACGACTGGCGATCGTTACATCGTCGGCGACACGCCCACCGGGCAGTGGTCGACGGATAGCGCAGCCGAGAAGATCGCCGAGTGGAACGGCTCGAGCTGGGATTACGGTACGCCGGAAGAAGGCTGGGCGTGCTGGGACGAAACCGAGGATACCCAAAAGGTCTACAACGCCGCACACCCAGGTGGTGATTGGGTCAAGATCGGTGCAACGGTCGACCACGGTAACCTGGGCGGTCTCGGCGACGACGACCACCCGCAGTACCTGAAGAACCTGTCCGAGGACACCACGCCGGAACTCGGCGGCACGCTCGACCTCGCGGACCAGGCTATCCAGGACAACGCGGATTCGACAGGTGCGGCCAACACCTACCTCAATGCGACGGCTGCCGGCGGAAGCGCCGAATGGATCGCGTTGGACATTTCGCACGACACGTCGCCGACCCTCGGCGGGAACCTCGACATGTCGACGTTCAACATCGAGGGCGTCACCGCGACAGAGATCGGTTACGTCTCGGGCGTCACGAGCTCGATCCAAACGCAGCTCAACGGTAAGGCTCCGACGAGCCACACCCACACCGAAGCCGACATCACCGACCTCGGGTCGTACCTCGAGAACGTCGTGGAAGACACCACGCCGCAGCTCGGTGGCGACCTTGCCTTGAATGGCAACTCGATCAATGACGGCACCGGCACTGGTGCGGATCAGCAAGTTCTGGTCTCGGACGGTGTTGGCGGCATGAGCTGGGCAGATCAGTCCGGTGGCGACTCTGGTACGGTTCAGGGTACCGACGGTACTCGGGACATCCAGGCGAGGCTCGACGGCTCGCCCGACGGTAATGCCCGCGGTGAGGACTCGGTCGACTTGCAGACCAGCCGCACGAACGCGGACGAGGTTGCCAGCGGTGTTGGCGCTTCGTTGCTCGGCGGTTCGGACAACAAGGCGACGGCCATCAACTCGTTCGCTGGCGGCGAAGCCGCGCTGGCAGACCTGTATGCTGGGCGAGCCCAGGCTGGTGGGGCGTTCTCGAGCCCCGGCGACGCACAGACCATCACCCTGGTCGCGCGTAACCAAACGACCGACGCCACGGTCACCGAGCTGTTCCTTGACGGAACGGACGACCGGATCGTCCTGCCGAACGACACAACCTCGCTGTTCGAGGTCTACGTCGTGGGTCGCCGGACGGACGTCGACGGCGAGTCGGCCGGCTACCGCTTCGCCGGCGTGATCGATCGCCAGACCAACGCCGCGTCGACAGCTCTGGTCGATGGCGTGAGCAAAGACCGTATCGAGGACACGGCGCAGTGGGATGCGGACGTGTCGGCCGATACGACCAATGGATCGTTGAAGATCGAGGTTACCGGTCAGGCGGCGAAGAACATCAACTGGGTGGCCTTCATCCGGCTGGTGTCGACGACTGGCTAAAATTTGTTCCTAAGAACAAAATTCGGTCCTAAACATGGCTGAACGCTCATGGAATCTGGATGATGGATTTACACTGGTCACGGCGGAAGAGATTAGCTACCTGTCCGGTGTTACCTCCGCCATCCAGACTCAGATCAACGGAAAGCTTGCCAACGTGGTCGAGGACACCACTCCTCAGTTGGGTGGTGACCTCGACCTCAACGGCAACACCTTCTCGATCAGTGGCGGCACCGGGCTAGCTGGCCAGGCCGTCGTCTCTGACGGCGCTGGCGGTGCGTCCTGGGATTACGCCGGCGGAACAACCCAAGGTGTCGATGAGACTTACGATATCCAGGCGGCCGACGAGGGCGCTACCGCAGGCAACGCCCGCGGCGAGAATTCGGTCGACCTCCAGACTGATCGCAATGCAGTAACGCAAGTTGCATCAGGCACCGGCTCAGTTATTGTTGGCGGAGGCCGCAATACTGCCTCTGGCGACTATAGCGCGGCTCTCGGCGGCTACGCCCTCACCGTCTCCGGCACGCACAACCTTATCGGCGGCGATACGAACACTGTATCTGGCAACCGCAATCTGGTTGGCGGCCTCAATCATACGGTAGCCGGCGGTGGCGGGCTTGTTGCGTGCGGAAGCAATACGACAGCAGCGGGCAATGCTTACTGTGTCGTACTCGGCTTCTCGAGTGACATCTCCGGTACGGGCGATTACCAGAGCATCCTGGGCGGCCAAGACCACACGATCAGCGGCGGACCGCACGCAGTTATCGGTGGCGGCCAAGAGAATACGATCAGCGGCGGCTACACGTCGCACTGTGCCATCTTCAGCGGCCGGCAGAACACGATCAACCTGACGCACGTCAACTCGACGGGCGGACACAATGTGATCGTTGGAGGTTTTAGCAACGACATGGATGATGCCAGCTCGCTTGGCACCATCTACTCAGTACTCGTTGGCGGAAATAGCAACTACTGCGGCGGCGACTACAACTTCCTCGGCGGCGGTCTTGCAAATACCCTTGTCGAGAACGCTCAGTATAGTTTCCTCGGTGGCGGCGACACCAACCTCCTGCGAGGCACAGCGAGCGGCTGCGTCATCGTCGGGGGACACGACAACATCGTGGGCTCGGCCGGCGCTGCAGCAATCACCGCTTCGAGTATCGTTGGCGGACAGCTCAATGAGATCGTCGCACTGCAGGACTACTGTGCGATCCTCGGCGGGTACAACAACGACATCACCAGCGGCGATTACGCCACTGTCCTCGGCGGCAACGGCAACTCGGTCATCGACAGCTCCAACTACGCTCTCGTATCCGGGTACCTGAACGTAGCTTCGTCGCCGCACTCGATCGTACTGGGCTACTACGGCCGCAGCGATCACGAGGGGCTGCACTACGGCAACGGCACAGCCAGCGGCGTAGCACAAGGGAGTACACACATCCTGATGAAGGATGTGACCACAGCAACGCTCACGGAACTGGCATACCGCGGCCAGACTCCCGGCACGAACACGACGCTCGTCATCCCGGAAAGTACGACGTGGCTGGTGAAGGTCTACGTCGTTGCGCGTCGGACAGACGTAGACGGCGAGGGTGCCGCGTGGGAGTTCAGCTACGCCGTGCGTCGGCCTGCCGGTGTCAGCTACCCGTCGCTTATCGGCTCCGTCAGCAAGACGGTCATTGCCGATGACTCCGCGGGCACGTGGGACGCCGATGCAACCATCTGGGCAGTCAACTATCGGCTGTACATCCGCGGCAAGGGTGAGGCAGGCAAGACAGTCAGATTCGTGGCTCGAGTAGAACTTACTCAGGTTAAGGGCTAAACATGTCCCTGCACTATAACAACAGAACGAATCAGATCGAAGCGATCGGCACAGCCGGTACGCTGGTGAACTTCACCGGGTTGGGAATCAACAACCTGGTCGAAGACACTACGCCCCAACTCGGCGGCGATCTCGATATGAACGGCAACAATATCGAGGGCGTCACGCCTACGGAGATGGGCTACCTGTCCGGCGTCACATCAGCCATCCAGACACAGCTGAATGGTAAGGCTCCGACCGTGCATACGCACACGGAGTCGGACATCACTGACCTCGGAAGCTACCTTGAGAACGTCGTGGAAGATACTACTCCTCAGCTCGGTGCTGACTTGGACGTGAACGGACACACGTTCAACATAGGAGCCAGCACCGGAGCAGCGAACCAAGTCCCAACGTCCAACGGCGCGGGTGGTCTTAGCTGGGCGGCTCCGCAGGTCGTCGCCGACACCACCCCGCAGTTGGGCGGTGACTTGGACATGAACAGCAACAACATCACCGCGGCAGGTCCGACAACGATCTCGCCGACGGAGGTGTCGTACCTGGACGGCGCGACGTCCAACATCCAGTCACAGCTCGATGCGTTGGCTGGCGGCGGTGGCGGCACGGTCCAAGGATCGGACGCGACCTACGACATCCAAGCAGCCAACGAAGGCACGGTCGCAGGTAACGCCCGTGGTGAAAACTCGGTCGACCTCCAGACTGACCGTGCCCTGGCAACGCAGGTAGCCTCGGCGACGTATTCGGTCATCGTCGGCGGTGCTCGCAACCGTGTCGACGAGAGCTACAGCTCGATTCTGGGCGGCTATGCCAACTACATCGCTGCGTCTTCGCTGGCGGGTTACCATGTTATTCTCGGCGGCAGCACGAACACCATCTCTGCGACAACAGGCGAGTTCAACGCCATCGTCAGCGGAGAGGTCAACCAGATTGGCGTGACGACAGCGGCTTCGGATTACTGTCTCATAGCCAGCGGGCAGCTCAACAAAGCTGATGGCAACTACAACGTGATCTGCGGCGGCTACAACGGCAACTTGGACTCGGCGACTTACGGTTTCATCGGCAACGGCAGCAATATCGTCGCGACATCGACGGGCTCCTTCAACACGGTTCTGAACGGCTTCTCGCATGATCTGACGGGCTCGGGAGACTACGGGCTGATCCTGCAAGGCAACAACAACCAGCTCTCGGCCTTCTATTCGACGGTCATCAACGGCATCAACTGCACGGCGACTGCCAATGGTGCCCTCGTCGCGGGAAACACGAACGACTGTGCCTCTATCTACGGTGTTTGTTTCGGCAACGTGAATGACGTAGGCACTGGCGGGCAATGCAGCATCCTCGGCGGGTCTAGCAACGACATCTTCGCAGGCAACTCCAATACGATCTGCGGCGGGCAGAGCAACGTAATCACGACGGCCCAGTCTGATTACAACTTCATCGGCTGCGGCAGCAGCAACACGATCGGCGGCGTCGGTAGCGACCGAAATGCCATCTGCGCCGGTGCGACCAACGCTATCGGAACGACGCACGCCTCCTTCAACTGCTTCATCGGCAGCGGCTCTCAGAACCTCATCAACGCTGATTATGGCGTCATTGGTGGTGGGCTGGACAACGAGATCCAGACTGGCGGCGACTATACGTTCATCGGCTCCGGTACGGATCACATCGTCAACGCGTTGTACTGCGTCGTCGCTGGCGGGCACACCAATGTCATCAACACCGGCTCGAACTACGCCGTTATCCTGGGTGGCCTGCAAAACACGATCACCACCGCCGACCACAGTTACGTGCTTGGCAGCAACTGCACAATTTCGTCTGGTGCCGATTACTCACAGGTGAGCGGTTATTACGGCGACGCTTACAACTACGGGCAGCGAGCGAGGGCTTCCGGGCGCTTTGCAGCCACTGGCGATGCACAGACCAGCGAATACACTATTCGGCGTGCGTTGAATCACATTAACAATTCCTGGTACGACCTGACGCCTAGCGGTGCCAATCTTACAGGTTCAAACGGGATGGTGTTGAAAGCCAACGCCACCTGGACATTCGACGGGATCGTTGTCGGGTCCAACGACGCGCAGAGCAAGACAATCCACTGGCGTGTCACCGGTGCCATCAAGAACGTCGGCGGAACGATGACACTGAAGAACGCGGTTGTCGACGTCATCGACAACAGCGACGATACGCTGTATGAGTGCCAAGTAGTAGCAAATACTACCTATGACGCGCTCAGTATCCAGGTGCGTCGCTCTGTGGCTGGCGCAGCGCCAGCCGATTCCATGCGATGGGTAGCTCACGTACGCACAGTTGAGGTGATCTACTAATGACAGTTGAACTCAACCATACAGCCAACACGATCGAGGCCATCGGCTCCGAGGGTTCGCTGATCAACTTCGGCGAAGGCATCGTCCAGGGCACCGACGGCAACACATACAATATACGTGCCGGTAACGAGGGTGCGACCACCGGCAACGCCCGTGGTGAAAACTCGGTCGACCTACAGACGTTCCGCGACGCTGCCGACGACGTAGCGGGCGCCATTTACTCGGTCATTGTCGGCGGAGACTCCAACCAGATCGACTCCGGCGGCGCACGCTCGTCCATCGTAGGCGGCCAGGACAACTGGATTACACAGCCGTGGGGCTTCATCGGCGGCGGACAGGAGAACCAGGCCGGAGCGACACATGCGGTCGTCTGCGGCGGCTACTCCAACCAAGTCTCGAACATCTACGGGTTCATCGGCGGCGGCTACAACGGCTTGGTGAGCGGCCAGTACGGCAGCGTGGTCGGCGGCCTCGACAACCAGTGCCAAGCCAACTATGGCGTGGTCATTGGCGGCGACGACTGCTGGGTACATGCCAATGCTCCGTACGGCGTCGCACACGGACTCGAAGCACAGGCCATGCGGTACACAGAGCGATGCTTCGCCAATGGCCAGTTCTTCGACCGCGGGGACAACCAGTTCGGCGAGATGATGCTGTCGCGATCTGTGACGCACTCATCGACAGCCTGGTTTGATTTGTACCTCAACGGTACAGATACCACGCATCTGGCGGTACTGGATACGGCGGTCAACGGCAACACCATCTGGACGTTCGAGGCTATGCTCGTCGGAGCCACCAGCGGTCTGGGCAAGACGTTCAGCTACAAGATCACTGGCTGCGTTGAATGCGACAACGGCACGATGTCGATCCTGGGCCAGTCCACAAGCGTTATTCACGAGAGCGACACCAATTTCAACGCACAGGCAGCCGTTGACGGGACCAACCGGGCGCTGCTCATCCAGGTTTCAGATAGCGGCGCTGCCAGTGATGTGGTACGCTGGGTCTGTCACCTGAAAACCGTACAGCTACGCTGGAATACATAGGAGAATCAAGAATGAGTATGCAACGTACTTTCGACGACGAGTGTGGGAGCACCCACGCCTCGGCGTACCACAAGATCACGAACCTGCGAAATACGCGGGATGCCGAGTCCATGGTCATCTCCGTCTCGATCTTCAAGGACGCACAGGCCAAGACCGACGACAAGGCGCCGGTTGGCTCCTTCGCGTGCCGCGTGAAGGGTACCGACTACACCACGTACTTCGGTAACGCTGCCGTCGCGCTCGTCGACAAGAGCGAAGTGGTCAAGGCGTACGAGTACCTGAAGGCTGAGACGCCGGAATACGACGGTACTGCGGGTACGGTCACCGACGTCTAAGAACCGAGGGGCCGATGGCTGAGAAATACTTCCAACTCGATAAGAACCTCCCTGGCGTCACTGCGCAGGAGCTGTCGTGGCTGGGCGGGCTGAATGACTACATCCAGCCGCAACTGGACGCTACCAATGCGCGAATGCTGACGACCAGGATGGGGGCTCGCAAGAGCACCGCCGGCACCCTGACAAAGGGGACGCCGTGCTATTTCGTTGGCTGGGATGCCGTCAATATGGTCATGCTTGTCGAGGCATCTGACGCCAGCGATCCGGCTACGATGCCGGCACGCATGATCGTGGACGAGGAGATGACAGACTCGACCACTGGGCATGCGTCTGTCATTGGCGAGCTGGAAGACATCAACACATCGGGCTTCGTCGCGGGCGACGTGCTGTACGTGGCGGCAGGCGGCGGCCTTACCAAGACACCACCTGCTGCGCCCAGCAAACAGCAGAAGGTTGCCTTCGTGCTGTTTGCCCATGCGGCTTCCGGCAGGATCGCATTTGCTCCGCTGTTGTCTGGGCACTCGCACTCGCTCGACGAGATCGAGAACCTTGACCTGATGGTCGTGACGACGGCAGGGCAGAATACGCCGTACTTCGAGGTCAACCAGGTGACGTGGACCTCAGTGGCTAACCTACCGTACGACGGAGCCAACGCCGTACTCGATAAGATCACCGCAGTGGTCAGCCGCAACGGTACGTCCGGCACGGCTGAACTTCGGATCTACGACGTGACCAACAGCCAGGTGATCGCGACGATCACATGGACGGATGATACGATCCACTTGGAAGAGACCACAACCATCAACAACCTGCCATCCAGCAATGCCGTGTTCGAGATCCAGATGCGTAAGAGCACAGGCGGCGGCGTGAAGACAGCCCGGTGCCACTCGGTACGGTTCCGGCAAAACTCGACGTAGGTGACTTAATGGCCCACGAACATTGCTACTCATATGACTGTGAGACGTGCAACATCGTCGAGGAATGGCGAGAGGACAAAGACGGTGCGCCTACGGAATGTGTCAACGATTCCGGCCACACAGTGGATTGGACCACGCTGAAGATCGTGGGCTCCCGCGACGTGTTGCCCTATGTGACGCTCAACTTCTCCGACGGCACCAACCCATGGTACGAGACACAGAGTACCGACTGGGTCACTGTCGGGTCGTTCCGCTACGACATCGACGACGGTGAGCGGCACTACCTGTGGGTCGTTGTGGACAAGATTGGCACTGCCGGTACCGCCCGTGTGCGTGTCCGTAACATCGGCGAGAACAACAACCTATTTTTCAAAGGATGGTCCGAGGAAGGCTACCAAACCAAAAAGGACCCGCCGGCCAATCAGCCGACCCAGAATTCGATCATGGAGGTGCAGGTGCAGGTAACAGACGCGTCCGACATTCTGCGGATCTACTCCGCCATGATCTACTAGGAGCAGCCCAATGGCCAAGAAATGGAATCGCTACAGCTACTACTGCGAGACAGAGCAGCTGCACATCGTGGAGGATCAGCTCCGCGACGTCGCGCCTACGCAGTGTCAACACGATGCCGGGCACACAATCACAGCCGACAGCGTCTCCATCGTGGAGACCATCCACAAAGGCCAGGTCGAGGTTGAGAACACCGTCGACAAAGAGGATCACGATCCTGTCCGCGTTGTCGTAGCGCCAGGACGTACCGGCTACCGGATGTGTGACCGTGATATCAAAATCATCACCGCCAAGATGGGCGACGAGTCGTTCGAGGACATGAAGGTCAATATGGCCGATAACGTCCGCATTGGGTGGGGCGAAGTAACCGTGGTGGGCGTCTACAAGGACGACGGAGCTGGCGGCTACGAGCTCTGTGCCGATCAGACCGACGCGGACAGCAACGCCTGCCTGACTATCCTGGACTTCCATCCGGACGATCAGGAAGCAACGCCGACAAAGACCGTCTACGAGATCCAGGGCGGCACACTCTGGGTCGACGACAGCCTGCCGAACGACGCCAACAAGTGGGAGCACCAAGTCTACGTTATCGTGGCACCAAATATCCCGAAGGCGATGGGCGGCGGTGTGCGGTTCTTCGACGGGTATCTCTACCCGTATAAGGGCAACTGGATGCAAACCAACAACACGCTGGCTATTGAGTTGGACCCTGCACAGTCAATCGAGGTATCCCGTCTCCGCGTCTGGGCGTATTACCCAGCAGGTGCCGGGTCGCACACGCATATTCTGCGTCTGCGTACGTTCCGTCCGACGAGTACGTTCTAAAGGAAGAGTGATGCCGATTATCTGGGTAAGAGTACCGAAGTGCGGAGCGACCTCGTTCCTCCATGTGCTTCGAGAGAACGGTATGCAGGCGCGGAACCTCAAGAAGGTCCAGTGTGCCGGCATCGACAATCTGAACCACCTCAAGAACGAGGTGGCGATCCTGACGGGACCGAACGGCAATTCGTACTACGATTATGCATCCGTGCGGAACACGTGGTCGTTCGCCGTTGTCCGCAACCCGTGGGCGAGAGTGGTCTCCGCCTGGCGATTCTGCACGCTGCTCAAGAACAAGACGCTGCGACGCGTGCTGCAGGAGCTGCCACACAAGAACCAGTTCGACGGGATCTACGCGGACGCGGACCCGAGTGAGTTGAAGTCGGCGTGGTACCACTTGACCCTGCCCCAGGTGCAGTTTGTCAAGGACCGCCAGGGGAACATGCGACCGAACCGGATCATAAAGCTGGAGGAAATCGCCGTTGGAATGGACCCGGTATGGGACCATTTAGGCCTCCCAAAGCAGGAGATGCCTCGCCTTAATACCTCCGGCCATCCACGGTATACTGAATACTACGACGCGAAAACACGGAAGATGGTGGACCGCCTCTTCGAAGAGGACATCCAGACATTCGGCTACTCGTTTGGCCTGTAGGAGACCACAAAATGGCAATGCCACGCATCACGTCCCGCGCAACGTACACCACGCCGTCAGCGGTGGAGAAGGATTACACCGACCTAGAGCTCGATCGATTTACCGTGAAGGCCCTGCCCAACGGTGACAAGTTGGTCCGTGCTGAGCTGCGGCCGTACAACTGGGACACCAAGGAGTTCGCGAACAGTCGGGCCAACGACAACGTCATCATCAACATTCCCAGCCTTGCCGCTGAAATGGACCGCTGCTCGGCGATTCAGGCGGTGGTCAACTCGCTCGGCGATCTGCTCAACAAGCTGGTGATCGAGAAACAGCTGTTGGAAGAGATCGATGCGCTGGAAGAGGGTCAGGACCCGACGGGACTGCAGAACCAGCTCAACTCAGTACGCACCCAGCTGGGTGCCACCTAAGGAGCCCCATCATGGCGCGGTCAGACGCAATCAATGTTCGCTCTCCGGTTATCTCTACAGCCTATGACGAGCTGCTCACTCGCAAGAAGCGAGCAATCGCCATGGATCAGGGAACGTGCGGGATGCTGCAGGTAACCCTGCTGCGCGAGGGCTATCCGATCAACCTCGAGGATCTGACGATCGCGACCGAGCCCGACACCAACCAGAACGTCGGCGAGCAAGACTGGGAGAACTTCGGCTGGAACGACTGGGATACCTTCATGTTCATTGAAGGCCCGCTGATCGACCCGGAGTGCAGCCTGAGTCACAGCCACGAATCGTCCTGTGCCATCGAGTTGCCTGTCGTCAAGGTCCGCTGGCGGGAGGCCTCACTGATCGACAAGAACCTCTACCAGAACGAGGCCGTGATCTTCGATGCCGAGAAGGGCATCGTGCGTGTGGAGGTCCCGGAACAGATCTACACGAAGACCGGCATCTATCTGGTGAACTTCGGCATCTTCGAGCCGGGCGTGGACCCGGACACCGATACCGATGCCTGTCCGGTGTGGCTGTACGAGGTCTACCTGTACGTCGGCCACAGCGCATGGCACAATCCGCAGCAGAACCCGCAGGTAGGCCCGCCGACCATCGACGACGTGCGGCTGGGCCTCCGTGACGCCGACCCGCTCATGAACGAGCTGATCGACAACTTCGACTTCGACCTGACGGAGATCTGCTTCGCCGCCGTGAGGACAGTCACCTTCTGGAACAACCAGCCTCCGCCGATCCTCGGGGCCACGTACTCCACCAAGAACTTCCCGTTCAGGGAGATCTGGCTGGCCGGCATCCACCACTACCTGTTCGAGCTGGCCGAGGAGCATTACCGCCGGAACAAGCTGCAGTACAGCGCCGGTGGGGTATCGCTCGACGACAAGGCCAAGGCCCGCGACTACAACCAGGCCTGGAAGGAACGGTTCCAGAAGTTCCGATCGCTCGTGATGCATCAGAAGGCCTCCATCAACATGTCCAAGTGCTTCAGCGCGTTTGGTGCGGGCTACGGATACGGCTACGGATATGGAAGGGCAGGTTATGGCTACCGCTGGTAAGACCAAGACGAAACGCTGTAGCAAGTGCAAGGAGTCGAAGCCGCTGACGGAGTTCAACAAGAGCCGTGGCAGCAGCGACGGGCTGCACAATTACTGCCGTAAGTGCTGCCGCGTGCATGAGCGCGAATGGCGAGCAAAACATGGCAATACGCCAGAATACCGGGCGCGGTGCAGCGCAAACGAACGCAAACGCCGGTACGGTATAGACAACTACGACGAGCTCTTGGAGAAACAGGCTGGCGTGTGTGCCATCTGCGGTAACACGGAGACGGCTACCCTGCGCGGTAAAGTGAAACGTCTTGCTGTGGATCACGACCATGCGACCGGAAAGATCCGCGGCCTTTTGTGTAACAACTGCAACAACATGCTCGGACGGTCCCAAGACAATCCAGACACCCTGCGTAAAGCCGCCAACTACCTGGAGCAGGCATAATGCCCAGAACTCGTGACAACTACGGCGAGCCGTTCGATCGCATCTACGTGGACTATGCCCTGCGCTCCGGCGTAGCGCGTGTCACGTGGGAGCTCCGCGACGATTTCCTCTGGCCAGAGCCGCATTCGTTCCAGCTCCAGGCGAACCCCAACTGGGACGAGCCGGACGACTGGGAGGATGTCGGTGCGCCTGTCGTCAACCAGTTCTACGCCATCGACGATGAGCAACGGGAGTGCGGCAAGGGCCTGCGGGCGGCCTACCGCGTGGTCCTGACGACCAGCGAGGAGACGTACACGTCCGAGGTGGCCCAGACGTACGGCAACATGACCAAGCGCCAGTGGCTGCTGGCCCGGGCCATGATGCGCCGGTTCCGCCTGCAATCCAGGCAGCTCGAGAAGTTCCCCGGCTACCTCATGAAACGCAGGATCCACAATGCTGTATGCACAGAGTGTGTCCACCCCATCACGGGCGGCATCATCAACTCGGACTGTCTTGCGTGCAAGGGCACCGGCAAGGTCGACGGATACTGGAAAGCTGTGGAGGATACGCTGTTCGAGTGCGCCCCCGAGAACGAGGACACCAAGCGTAGCCAGCGCGGCACCGTCAATGACAACGTCATCGTGGGGCGGTTCATTGGAATTCCCCCGGTAAAACGGAACGACGTCTGGATCGAAGCAGATAGTGACCGAAGGTACGTCGTCAACTCCGTCCGCGGGGTGGCGGAGTTGCGACGCGTCCCCCTGATTGTACAAGCCGAGCTTCGGCTGGTAGAATTTGGTGACGTGCTGTACGATGTGGATCCAGAGGAGGGGAACTAATGCCAGTACAAGGCGCGCCTGAGAAACTGCAGCCGCAAGAGCCGGAAGAGGCCCCGCGCAACCCGTTCCTGCTGCCGATAAGCATCAGACGCTGGAAACCGCCGCAATATCTCATCGACATCTTCGACGATGAGCTATCCAAACAGGAACGAGCAAATGCCGGAAGATTGGACCTCAACTCCTGATACGTTGTGCGCGCTGGGGCCCACGCCCCAGATCATGACTAGCCTGTTCCTCACCTGGCTGCGTGAGCATTTCTCGGACTCGGACAACATCGAGCACGCCATCTTCCGTGATCGGTTGTGGGACTCCGAGGCCTGCGCCACCCGCGTCATGATCGAGGACGCGACGGTCTGGACGCCGGAGATGACCCAGCGCCGCCCGGCCCTGCTGGTCAAGCGGAACTCCTGGGAGCATACGAAACGCTTCACGTTCGACAGCCAGTCGGGCACGACCGAGGACGGACGCCCTACATACACCAAGCTGTGGCGGGGCAGCCACACGATCTTCGCCGTCTCCCCGGAAGGAGGGGAGTGCGAGATCCTTGTGGCCGAGACCTATCGATTCCTGATGCACTTCGGACCGATATTCCGGCAGTACTTCAACCTGATGAAGTTCGAGTTGCTGCAGGTTGGCGAACTCTCGATGATCGAGGAGACCAGCAAGGCCTACGCCTGCCCGATCACCGTCGCGTACGGTTGGCAGGAGAACTGGGCCATCCGACCATGGGGTCCCAACATCACCGACCTGCGGCTGTCGCAAATCTTCGAGACATACTACGGGTAAAGGGAGAGATTGATGTTCAGTTTGTCACGGGAGCTGGTCCACAGCGAGGCCAAGGCCGTCGGTGCCGACATGCTCGACCGCCAGCAGGCCCTCATCGTGGGCGGGAACGCCCAACTCTATCGCTATTCTGTGGAAGACGAGCGTGCCCTGATCGGCATCGGCAAGTACGACTGCGACAACGGTACGGAATACCCGTACCCGTACCGCCCCGAGAACAGCGTCATCGACCAGCGGAGCGTCCGGCTGTACGCCGACAACGTCTACCTGCAGATCCACCAGGCATACGGCGGATTCACGCCGGACCAGGAACATTACGATCGCCTGGTCACCGAGGACGAGTGCCTCATGGAAGACTGCGTTGTCGGCGCCGTCATCGATGTCAAGCTGGACGATCTGCACTTCAGCGCCAAGGTGCTGGGGCATGCCAAAGACGGAGACTACTACGCCCTGGTTCTTAGCCGAAACCTGCCAGCGCCGATGCGGGCCGCGGATCCTGCGAAGATGCGGTTCCGCGCCTGTGTCGTACGGCACGACATCGAGATCCCGGTCGAAGCGTTCGACGGCCAGGTCGACAACTGGTGCGCCCGCGCCGACCACGTCGTCGTTGGCGGCGGCATCTATCTGGCCGACAGCGGTTGGATCGACGACGGTGAGCCGCACCCGCTCCCGATCGTGGAGGCCGACCTCTACATCCAGTACAAGGCCTGGCGTAGCGAGTTTGCAGACACCGTCTACGCCCTGGCGGATGGCGAGGATCTCGATCTGATCCCCGGACAGGAGTCGCCGGCCAACCCGCTGAAGTTCGGTGTGAAAATGGCGAAGCTGCACTCTAATATCACTGCTGTCAAATTCATCGCCGTGCCGGACCCGGACGATCCGGCATCCTGGGTTGAGACCCTCCGGCGTGCTGGAAAGTTCCGGTTCTACAGCGTCGTGCCGATGACCACCGATCCGGCAGTCCAGGAGGCCGTGATACAGCTCGTAGACGACCGTTCCCAGGCCGCCACGGGCCGGGAGTGTGTCACGTGGCTCCCGCTGCAGGCGCGCGCTACCGTGGCTGTGGCGGACGCCTCGAACAGCGTGGACGGGGCGCCGCTGAAGGCCGTGGTCCGGGAGCAGCCCGGTGGTGGGGCCTTCCTGGTGGACGTTCAGGAGGGAAATGCGCAATTCCTGTCGCTGGGGGTCCAACCGGGCGATATCCTGCGTTACAACGTCGGCGAAAATGGGTATATTGAATATGTCATCCACGCAGTCCTGAACGAGGACGCGGTGGTTGTCCAGGATAGCCAGGGCATCCAACCGTCTGACTTCGCCCACCCGGTCGAAGTCTGGAGGACATTGGATTCAGACGCAATGGCCGCGCGGGTCGCCGCGAAGGCCAAAGAGTATGGCAGCAAACGCGTCCGTGCCGTGTGGCCGGACCGTGCCATTGGTGGCGGGGTAGCATTCGACGGAATGTACGTGTGCGCAGCGCTCGCCGGACTCCGGTCCGGCTGCGCGCCGCACCAAAGTTTGGCCGGCGTAGAGCTAGCCGGCATCGACGAATTGCCAAGGACCGACGAGCTGTTCACGGAGGAGCAGCTCGAGATGTTGACAGACTTTGGAGTGTGGGTGGTCAGCGCCGACGACGGTGTCGCCCGCTCTCTACGAGGCTTGACGACAGCAGCGTACGGTGATCCATCGCAACACGATGAGGCGGTGGTCACCAACCTGGATTGTATCTGTGGAGCGCTGCGAGATGAGTTGAGGTCGACCATCGGTAAAGCGCATGGCGCGGGCCAGATCCAGCATCATGTCATCGCCAAGGCGCACGGTCAACTCAACGCTATGTGCGTGACGAGATCACCGCGGGTGGGCAGGCAGCTGATCGACAAGACGGTTCGCGTCGTCCGTCGACACGCTTTCCTGAGCAACCGACTTGTGTTGAGCCTACGTCTCGTGGTACCGGTACCACAGGAACGTGGGATCACCGCTGGTAATGTCGAGGTGTACCAGCAGATTATCGTATAATCGCCAGGATTGGCGAACTTGACCAACATGGAGGTTAAAGCCAATGGCTCAAGACATTTTCTCCCGTGAAGTCACCTTTGGTGGTGCGTTCTCTGCTGACGGGGCCTCGCTGGCATTCGACGAATTCGGCGCTGGCTTGCTCGCTCAAAGCGTGCAATGGCAATACCAGCAGAACGTCACACGATTGTACGAGGTCGCGTCGAGCGACGTGTATCTCGTTGCCGGTCGAACCCAAGGGCAGGCAACCGTGCAGCGGGTCATGGGACCTGCCGCGCTTGCTGAAGCATTCTACGAAACCTACGGCGACGTGTGTAACGCCGACACCAACACCCTGACGTTTACCGCCCAGGCGAACTGCGCCTCCGGTGGCGACACCGGTGATACGGTGACGATCGTCATGAACTCCGTGGTCATCGTCGGCTACGGTGGGGCGGTGACGGCGCAGGACATGGTTGTCAACGAATCGCTGACACTGTTGTTCCTCTGGCTGACCTACGGAGTAGCCGCACCAGCACCGTAGTGATCAGCATTGGTATTGGGGGCCCGGCATCAGCCGGGCCCCCTAGGGCGTACTCAGCCCATAACCGGATAAGACAATGCCATCACCATTCAAGAAGATCAGGACCGCAATGGACGGGCTCGCCCGCCTTGCGCGTAACCTGGACTGGAATTCTCGTCTGCAGCCAGGCTCCGCCGCCGGACAAAACCCGGTGTCTGACCCTGCCGGTGCGATCACTGCGCACAACACCGACCTGGCTGCCTCCAGCACGGTACAGTACGGCTTCGTCATCGACGCGCTGCCCAGCGTCCGCTGCTACCGTGTCCAACCCGAGAACGGCGGGCCTGTCATCGACTGCTCGCTCGGTATGCGTGGCACCGTCTCTCCGATGGGCTCCTACGACGCCGACACCCTCATCGCCGGTACGCACGTCCGGTACGTCCAACAGAAGAACGACCCGACCGGCCTGATCGTCGCCATCGAACCGATGTACATGTACGATCCGCGGCTGTTCTACGGCGACGTGATCTCACAGGGTTCCAACACCGGGCTCAACGTAGAGACCGGCTTCCACGAAGTCTTCCTGCTTGGCGGGTTCCAGGGTCCCATGTCCCTGAACGGCGGCGTCACCGACTATGCCGGCCGCACCCCGTTTGACAGCCTGGAGATCGGTGAGTTCAACCGATCGATGGAGACCGGGCTGATGCTCCACATGGACCCGTACATGGCGTTCATGCGTGCCGACGAGTGGTCCGGGCTGTGGATGTTCTACTGGGACGGCCTCGTCCGTCTGTCAGGGCAGAACTTCCAGCGGTGGACAAGCGGATCCGAGCTCGAGTCGTACGACGACGAAGGCGAGCACATGTGGTACAAGGGCATCGCCACGTACCCGTGGGAACACATGGGCCAGCTCCAGGGTCCCGACTCCAGCGTCCTGCAGGAGCGTTCCGCCGACGTCACACAGAACACGGCGCCCTACTACGCCAGGTTCGAGCCGGACAACGACGATCTGCAGCCGTTCCACCGGTTCCGCGAGTACGCTGGCTACCTCGGCCAGGGCCAGAAGAAGATGATGTGTGCGCCGCTGCAGACCGGCACAGACTACCAGATGCTCTACAGCGACCAGGACTACGAGCCGATCGGTCTGCACGAACAGAACATCGACATGGCGGGCCACTGGTCGGTGCGTACGGCCTCCGGCATCACCATCGCCAAGCGCCCGATCCTCCCGGTGCCGAAGCGCATCAGGGATGTGACGCACTACGCTGGCGACCAGCCGTCGACGTACAAGGCCTCGTCGCAGTACGGCTCGGGCTCCGCCCACAAGATGCAGCCGCTGCCGACCGTCGCGTCCGGCGAGTTCGCCATGTCCGCGGCCGCCACCGTCATGGATCACCACGCATACCTGTTCAACTGGAGCAGCGCGCACCCGTTCCATTACCACAGTGACGACTACTACTACCCAGAAGAGTCGGGATACGACCACATCTCGACGAACCAGGAGATTCCGACCTGGGGCGATCTCAACGTGGACACCTCATGGTATCTCGGCGACCCGTCGTATAACTCGTACACGCTGGATCACCGGTCGGACAACACCAAGAACATTTACCACAGCACAGCCTATCTCACGCTGTTAGAGGAAGGCGGCGTGCTGCTAGGCGACGGTTGGGGCTCTGAGATCCGGATGTCGAACGGCTGCATCTTCATCGACGCGCCGGGCGATATTTTCATGTCCTCGGGCCGTAACCTTATTGGGTGGGGTGGTCGTGACATCTGCTGGCGCGCCTGGAACTGTGTGGATGTCACGGCCAACGAGAAGGACGTGCGCATCAAGGCCGAGAAGAACTGCTGGATCTTGGCTGGCAACAGCGAGGCCACCGGCGAGAGTCAGGGCGGCGTCATCATCGAATGCCGCGCGGACGGTCCGCCGAAATACGACTTCTACAACAACACCGGCGAAGACGTTGAGGCCAACGGGATCATCTTCAAGGCGCTGGGTACTGAGATCATCGGCTGGGCGGAGAGCATCTACCTGCGTACGCGAGGTCCGGCTGTCGACTCCAAGTCGGCTGGCGACTCGGGTACGGCCGAAGACCCGCTGCCGAAGGTCGGCGACATCACGCTCGACGCCTACGGCAAGGGTGATATCGTCACGCGCTCCAACTTCGTGAAGCACTTCGTCCACTGCGCTGTGGCCCATATCTTCCCGGATACGGCTGGCAGCACGGTGCACTTCTTCACCGAGGACGGGGTCACGCTCGGCGGCGACGTGTACACCGACGGCGACCTGCTGTCGTATGGGTCGCACCTGGCCAAGGGCGACTTCCTGACACCGGAAGGCCACCACTATTCGACGTCAGGCGGTCTGGTCGGTAAGCTGACCACGGCGAGCGCCGGGAACATCTCGGACGCCATCGACCAAGGGCACCAGTACGAGATCGCGCTGATCGCCTGGGGCGTCAGCAGCTACGCCAAAGATATGACCCGTATGTGGTACGGGACCTCACGACCTGGTAAAAATGATGTGATCTCCAGCGTGTGGGTCCACTTGCGGACCGAGGAAGACTACAAGTCGGATGGGTTCTTCCTGTACGAATCCCGCTGGCAACAGATGGCCCGGCTCGGTGGCAGCTCGGGCACGCAGACCTGGACCGAGAACTACGTTGAGGCAAACCAAGCACACGGCGATATCACGAGCGATGAAACCTACCCGTTCCCGGGTCGCGATCGGTTCCAAGAGACCGGAAGCGGCAGCCGGACATGGTTGCAGCACGATCTGAAGCTGTACAACATGAGCACCGGGCAGGCAGCGGACCGAGGAAGCACGTACGAGTCGCCGGTTACGCTCAACAGCCTCAACGACGTGAAGCTCGACGGTAACTACCTAATCATCGGAAAGTAAAGGAAAATCATGGCCAAAGACACCCCACGACGACGTTTCCCGCTCCCGCCCACTGCCGAGCAGCGTAAGGCCCAGGCTGCCGCTGCTGCTTCCGTCGGCGCGGAGATGCCTCCGCAACGCCCCGGCAAGATCCTCGGCAAACTGCCGGTGGATGCCGTGCGCGGAGCTGAAGACCTCACAGAGGACGAACGTGTCCTGCTGGCGCACGCCGGCCACCAAGCTGGCGATCCAGTCCCGGACCTGTCCACTACCGCAGTCGGCCGCAGGCTGGCAGCGCAGGCCGCGCAGATCGAGCAGGAGGCCTCCGACCTGGCCGGGTTGACGCCGGTAGATCCGCGCACGCCGCCTATCAAGATGCCCGAGCCAGTCCCGATCGAGGAGCTGCCCGAAGCGGAGCAGCAAGCGCTGGCTGCGCGGATGCTCGAGATGCAGGAGCTGCAGGTACAGCTGGCCGCCGCCAAGTCGCAGAAGAGCGCCGAAGCCGCGGCCAACGCCATGCCAGCGTCCGTGGCCAGCGCGCCCGGCGGCTTTGCTGCAGTGCAGCACGCACGGCAGGCGGCAGCGCAGCAGCAGGGCAAGCTCACCATCACCGACGACCTCGGCGATCGGAGCAAGCCGGGCTTCTCGCTGAAGCAAAAGCCCGCAAAACCCGAGGTTCCGTCGGATCCGGAGCCTGAAATTTATTCACGTGAAGAAAATTCGGAGGCCGGCGGCGCGGTGCCCGAGGATTACGCCGTGATCTGCCCGCGCTGCTCGTTCGATCTGAACACGGACCTGAACGAGCCGACGGACGCCGACAAAATCGCCTTCGTGGCCTGCATTCTCGGCGGTGAGCACAGGTTCACGAAGGAGTACTCGTTGTTCGGCGGGAAGATCAAGGTGGTGTTCCGGGCACTGAAGCCGCGCGAGGTCGACACAGCGATCCAACAGGCCGACATCGACCTGCAGGCCGACAAGATCGTGAACCTCGTCCAGTACAGCCGGGAAATCGAGCGGTACAAGCTGGCTGCTGGCATTGCTGTCATCGCCCGGCAGGGCCACACGGAGCTTGAGTTCCCGGAGATCGGAGCGCTCGAGTATGATGAAGAGAACTTCGCCACTCCGGTGGCTGCAATGGACGACTACCTGCACAACGAGGTGTTCACCACGGACAGCCTCCGGAAGGTGATCTACAACGCCTGGGCCGAGTTCCTCGGCACCCTGGCAACGCTTGAGGCGAAGGCGGAAGACCCGGATTTTTTCTCCGGGATCGCGTAGCCTGTTTGATGATTCAGGCGGCCTGTGAAGGCATGATCGATTTCCGACAGGCCGATCTACGAGATCCCTGGTGGTGGCGGAAGCTTAGAGTAGTCATCGATTACGTTGGAAGACAGGTGTCAGCCAAGTTGGCGGAGCACAAGTTCCAGTTCAACCTGGCCGTACTGAGTTACCTGACGCATAGGGATACGCTCGAGATGCACTGGGACTCAGCAGAGATGCTGCGGTCCCGGCTGTGTCGTAAGCTCGCGCCCTGGCTTAAAGTTGGACCCGAGGACGTAAAGGAGACGTTGAAGGAAATGCGTGACCGCTACATCGAAACCTGGGGCGATCCGAACGATCCTACTTACCAGGCGGAGATGCAGCGCCTGATCCAGCACTGGAGGACTAAGTAATGTCCATGGGGTATCAAGCACCGGGGTTTCAGCCGCCGTACATGTCACCGTTCGGTTCGCCGAATCTGTTTCCCGGTATGAATCCGCTGATCGGTATGGGCGCGCAGTTCGGGGCGGGCATGCTAGCGCCTGGCATGCAGATGGGCCAGTTCATGCCCAACCAGAGCTTCATGAACACGCTGGAAGCTCAACAGTTCCAGCGGATGCAGATGGGGCTCTCCAGTACGATCGGTGCGAGCGGTGCCGCGGCAGACGTGCGGGGCTTGCTCGGCGGGCTCGGCATGAGCGGGATGCTGGCCGGGCACGGTACGCCTGGGTTCGCGCAGCAGAGCCAACAGATCGGCCAGATTGCTGGGCAGATCCTGCCGTTCGCAAGTATGGCGGCGCCTGGGCTGGCTGATGCCCTTGGCCCCGGCATGGGTCAGATGCAGTTCGCGCAGCAGCTGGGCGGCATGTTCCGCCCACAGATGGCTGCTCCGAACATGCCCGGTACCGGTGTCAGCATGATGGACACGCAGATGCGTGTGCAGAACCTGACCCAGAACGTGTACCGCAGCCTGTTCCACGATGCGGCAGGCAACCAGGTCCGTCGACCGCAGGCGACACACGGTTTCGGGATCGGGCAGACTGGATCCATCATCGCCGAAGCGCAGCGTCAGGGTCTCGGCCCGGGGAACCTGCTGGAAGGCGACTTCAACCAGGACGCGCAGTCACTCAACCAGTTCGCACAGCAGATCACCTCGCCGATCAGCGCCATCCGTGACGTGTTTGGTCCGGGTCTGACGACCTCGCAGCAGTTCCAGGCGCTGAACCTGGTGACGCTGAGCGGTACGAGCCGCGAGGAGCTCGGCGATCTCGGTATGCAAGTGCGGCAGTTCAAGCAGCTGGCACGTGCTGGCTACGGTGACGACCCCGGCGCGTTCGGCAAAGCGATCGGGCTGCAGCAGATGGCGGGCCAGCGGTCGCTCGAACAGGGCGGCGACATCAGCTCTGGTGTCATCGCAGGGCAACACGCGCTGGCGATGGGTGCTGTCGCCGGGCAGCTCGGCGGGCAGGCGCTGATGGAGTCGCGTACTAGTAAGGCCCAGCTCATGCAGAAGGACGCGCTGCTGACAGCACAGGCTGCCAACAGCCCGGTTGCCGACCAGATGGCTGCGCTCATGCGTATGGGCGAGGAAGGCATGCTCTCCGGCCAAGCCAAGGCGAAGTACGAAGAGCTGATGAAGGGCAACTATCGGTACATGGAGGAGGGCGACTTCCGCGAGATGCTCGTGAACAGCGGCGTCGACCCGAAAGTGGCGGCCATCATCCGCAACCAGCGTGAGGACAACCTCATGCGGTACGGCGACAAGGTGGCACAGTCCGCCCGGAACCAGCAGTGGGACGTGGATATTAAGCAGTCCCTGACACGGAACATCGCCAACACCCTGAGCGCCGTCGGCGGCAAGCGCGGGCTGTCTGGTCAACTGGCCATGCAGGCCGGTGCCGTCGTGTCGGATGCAATCCGAGAGAGTGCCGGCCAGTCGCGGGAGGAAGTGCAGGCAGAGGCCACCGCACGACTCAAGGAGTTGGGCTTCAGCGACAGTGATGCCCGGACGGCGTCCTCACTGGCGCTGAGCGAAGCCACTCGTACTGCCCAGCAGTTCGGCTTCTCCAGCTTCGGCGAGGCGGCGCTGCTGAACAACGAGCAGATCCTCGATCGAGTGCAGGAGCAGCAGGCCATCGCCAAGCGTAAGGCCGAAGCCGAAGCGCGTACGGCAGCGGTCGGACAAGACCAGCCGCTCGAACGCGTCGTCGACGCGATCAAGGGCGGTGACACGTCGGCCGCGACGATCATCGCCAAGCTGCTCGGCGGACTCGGCGTCGATCAGGAGAAGATCCAGGCGATCATCGGTGACATCGAGAAGAGCGAGGATAAGGAATCCAAGAAGGACACGAAGGAGAAGGTCAAGGACGAAAAGAAGAAGATCGACATGGAGCTGCGTGACGAACGCAAGAAGCTGGAAGGCCTCGAGGCTGCCATTGCCGAGGGTGAAGCTGAAGGTGTCGGCGAGCTGAAGTTCGCGCGGTCGCGCGCGGAGCGGTCGCGAAAGCGCATCGAAGAGCTGGAAGCAAAGTCTGAGGGTTTCCAGAGTGCAGAAGACAAGCGACAAGCCGACCTCCGTAAGGACGCCGAACGGATCTTCGGTAAGGAAGAAGTCGCAAAGATGGACAAGCAAGAGCGCGACGCGGCGATCGCTCGAAGCGAAGCGGCGAATCGTGAGGCTGCAGCCAAAGGCTTTTTCACCGGCGAGGGCGGTGACGACTCCACTATAAAACCTGTCTCGCAGCAGGACGATACCTCACAGGACGGCGGGGCTGTCGGCGGCGGCGAGGCTGGTAAGGGCGTCACGCAGGTTGAAGTCGTCAACCAGGTCAACACGGTTGTCAACGACAACGAGGACGTTGACACAGGTTCTACTGAAGGTCAAAACTTGGATTCAGCAACGAACCCAGGGTAATAACATGGCATACATATTTCCATCATACGTCGGCGTACCCGGCGTCGTGTCTGACCCGAAGGCCGCACCGATGCAGTTCTCGCTGGGCGGCTGGACGGGCTTCCCGGCTACGCACTGTGTGCTGACCGGAGTCGCAGGCAACACAATGGGCAACTTCCAGTTCCTCCTGACGCTGCGGAACTTCACCTACGTCTACGTCTTCGGCGAGAAGATGGGTGACTTCGTCGTCAACGGGATGGCGCTGGCCGGAGACTGCCCAAACGCAGGACCGCACGGCATGAACAAGGCCATCGAGTACTACAACACGTACGCGATCTCGGTGACCGGCACGCCCGTCGTGGTCAACATGGCCGGGTGGGCTGCATGGGCGTTCGTCATCGCGGCGAACTTCACCGCCAACAACCCGCGGTCCGGCATCGGGCAATTCACATTCAAACTGAAGACCATCACGCAATGATAAACCACGTACGTACATTGCTGCTGAATGAACCGGCGGCCGCGCTCGACGGTCCGTACGAGGAGTACGTCCCCGAGGAGTCCCGTACGCTCGCACTGCCACCTGTGTTGGCACGTGTCTACGGCATCCTGTTCCCGACCAGCGACAGAGCTGCCAAGAACTACCGGCTGGCACAGCTGATGGCGCTGTACCACTCGTGTCCGGACCTGGAATACTTCGTCTTGGACAAGGACAAGCGGATCAGCTACGAGCCGCGAGGGGAAGCGCTGCAGCTTCGTCGACTGGCGACGCTCGGAGACCTCCAGGACCTGGTGTTCGCGATGAACCTGTCGCCCGACGAGATCGACGAGCTGTTTGGTTCGCCGCGTTTGTCGCCGTACGATACGTTCCACTACTTCTGGAAGGAGATGTGTTTCTTCCCGTACAAGGTCGCAGGCATCACACTGGCGCTGGCGTACCGCATGGATGAACTGAGGGAGAAAAGCTAATGTCTTATGCCTCAATGCGGTTCCGCCTCTGGGCGGACATCGGCGGAACGATCGTGGAGCTGAACCAGTTTGCGTGTTCGTATGAGATGAACCGCATCCCCAGCTGCACCGCCGTCTTGCCTGTGGGGTACTATGTCTTGCCTCCCCACCCTCCGGCAACGACACACACCGTCGACAACCAGGAGATGCTGCAGATCCCGCTGAAGGTCTACATCCAGGTGACGTTCATCAGCGGCGACCAGACGGCGATCATCCCTGTGGGTACGTACCTGATCTTCTGCGGCTGGGTGACGGGCGTGGGCTACCGGAAGACGTACAGCAGCTACGCCATGACGATCGAGGGCACGCACTGGCTGTCTGCCCTCTCGTTCTCGTCGACCATGAGCGAGACGAGCAACCCATTGAACCCGACGCAGTTCATCTTCAACTCCAGAATCATCCTGGACCCGGGCGGCGGCGGGCTTGGCCATTTCAACGGCCGCACCGCAGCGCAGGCCGTGGTGACAGCCGCGAACCTCACCAATGACATGTGGGGAGACGCCTTGAAGCCGTGGTTCCTGGAGCTGGCAGCTCAGGATCGTATCAATCGGGTGCAGTTCCTGGCGCTGGGCGGCAACGTTGGCAACGACGGTAACGGTGGCGAGGCACAGGACGCACTCAACATCATCGACGGGCCACTTGAGTTCGACGACGCTGGGCTGGACGGGAACCAGGCGGCCCTCGCCATCGCCGACGACATCGCCGTGTCGACGCTGACCCCGTCGTCAGTGGGCAACACGCTGATGGCGATGGCCAATACCACATTCTGGGACAAGATCATCGGGTCGCTGGCGCCGAACTACATGTTCGCGCTGATCCCGTACCCGACGAAGGCCAAGATCGTCCCGTTCATCCCGGGGCTGAATGAGTTCTGGGACCCGTACGGTCTCGGCTACACGATCCTGGCACGAGACATGGCCACGCAGGATATGAATGCCCACCTGCCGCGCGCCACCCGCTCGGTCGGCCTCTTCGGCGGACGTGGATTGCGGGCGGGCTCCGACGCCCGCGGCAAGCAGGGCGAGAACGTGAACCTCACGATTGGCGGACAGTACGTCGGCCGCGAGGACGGCATTGTCATCATGCGGCAGGCGCCGACCTGGGCCACGAACTACATCATCCCGTGCATCTTCTCAGCCGACTCGCAGGCGATCGGGGCCGGCAAGACTCGCGGCAACGCCTTCAACCACCCCGGCAACGGCGCGGCACCGTCGAGTCAGGATCCGAAGATCATCAAGGCGGACACGGAGACGCTGCTGAACCGCCTCGCGCACAGCATGTACGTGACGGAGCTGCTCAAGAACCGCTACGGCGACATCTCCGGGCCGGTCCGGTTCGACATTGCGCCGGGTACGACGATCAAGATGGAAGGCACCGCGGGAGCGTACAACGATCCGGGCGAGGCGCGGTACGGTTCCGTGGTTCGAACCAGCCACTTCTTCCAGGCGCAGCAGCAGAAGTGCTATTCTGCATTCCGCCTGGCGCATATCCGCACACAGACCGAGTTCGACAGCCCGAACTTCAGCGTGCCGCGGCATCCGCTGTACGTCAACAAGTTCATCGGCGATTACAATCTGGAACTGGGCGCTGAATGTCCAGAAATTGGAGAAGAATAATGCCAAAGAACCTGCTCGAACCAGAATACCAGGACGCCTACAACAACTGGATGGCCGACCCGAGCAAAACCAACACCGGCGCCATGCTTAAGGCCGTAAACCCGGTGCTCGACTCGGCGATGCGTGCCTACGGCGGTCCGTCGGCCTCCAGTGTCACGCTGAAATCCCAGGCCAAGAAGATGGCCATCGAGGCAATGGGCACATACGACCCCAGCAAGGCCCCGCTGACATCGCACCTGATGACGCGGCTGCAGCGTCTCCGCCGGACCGCCGCGCAGCAGCGGCAGATCGTACGGATGCCGGAGCAGGTGGCGCTCGACCAGATGCAGACGGAGGCCGCGTACAAGGAGCTCGAGGATGACCTCGGTCGTCCGCCGTCGGACAAGGAGCTGGCGAACTTCACCGGCCTGTCGGTCAAGCGGCTTGAGTACATCCGCAGCGGCACCCGGCCGATGGCGGCCAGCACGATCACCCAGATGACTGAGGAGGGTGGCGGCGGGTACGATCCGAGCGTCAAGCCGATGGTGGAGGACGACAGTGCGTGGCTGGAGCTGGTCTACGACGACATCGACGAGACCAACCAGTACATCATGGAGCGTGTGCTGGGGATGCATGGCCACAAGCCGCACAAGCCCAGCCAGGTCGCCAGGATGCTCAAGATCAGCCCGGCGGCAGTCAGCCACCGGATGGCGCAGATCCAGGCCAAACTCGACAAACGTGACGAGTTAGACATGATCTAGGCGCTTAACTCGACAAATATTACGACTTACAGGTGATCTCATGGCAACGCCCGACACCAACTTCACGCAGCTGATGGACGACATGCAGAGCTTTGCGGACAAGACGCACAAGTATCTGACCCAGGACGGTACGCAGCGTCTGTGGATGATCCCCACCAACGCAAGCTCGCACGATCCGACCGACATCCAGTCGCTGGAGGACGGGTTCGACCGCAGCACACTGAATGCAAACTACGCTGCTGAGTACAATGGCAGCGGCGAGGACCATGTCCGGGTGGTCATGGGCACCAACATGCAGATCTGTTACATGGGTATGATGGAGCGGGCCTTCCGCGAGCGCCACCGCACCGCCTGCCGCCCGTTCTCCCACCTGGCCGGGCGCAAGAAGGCCCACGGCATTGCCGATGGCGTCCACAAGGGCTCTGTCTGGAAGCACGTGGATGACACGTTCAAGTCGTAGGAGTGCAGGATGTATGACATTGAGCTCTGGCACGTCGAGCCCGACGGCATGGTGACCGCGGCCGGACTGACCGGCGTGCCGATCTCCGGCATCAGGAAGCTGGTACAGCGCTGGCTGATCGCTTTCCTGCAGGACCCGGACTCCAAGCTGTACAAGCATCGTCGGATCCCGTACGGCACCTACTTTATGCCGCAGCTCCGAAAGGGTATGATGCGGTCAGAGATGGACGTGGTGGGCGGCTTCGCGCTGTCCAGGGCTATGGTACGCGGCGCGTTGGAGAGCGAGCAGCGGCCGACCGATCCGCCGGACGAGCTCTACAAGGACTCGACGCTCAACAAGATCGAGCTGATGCCAGGACAAATGCATCTGCACATCACCATCGAGAGTCACGTGGACCAGATGGATATCGTCTTACCGATTGCAGTATAAAGGAAGCACAATGGAACTCCCGCATCTGAACGATCTCCCGCCGGAGACCGTCGACAAAGCGCGTGAATTCGCCCAACAGTTCCTCCAGGAGCGCTATCCGGACATGGAGCTGGACCGGGGCATGCTCGGAGAGCTGGTGACCGGTATGCATGCCGTTATGCATGCTGCGAATCTGGAGATGATCGAGCGGTTCCGCCGATCGCTGAGCCTGGCGCTGGTCGAAGAGGACCCCTCCCGCACCTACCGGGAGGTCACCGACGGATGGTTGAACAGCTTCGGCATCCAGCGGGACCCGGCCGGCTTCGCTTCTGGCCGCGTGCTGGTAGTCTTCGACCGCCCAGACCGGCAGATCTTCTCCAAAGACAACCGCTGGATCAGCGGCGGCAACCACTTCGAAGTGGACGTGCACACAGAGGTCGAACCGGTGCCTGTCGACAACAACCGCTGGATCTACGACATCAACGTCCACGCAATGCACCCAGGCCCGGGCAGCAAGCTGCGCGCCAACACCAAGCTGGCCCCGCTGCATCCGCCGACCGGCTTCGTCGAGGCGTGGGCGATCGAGGACTTCGAGGGCGGTGAGTCGGCAGCGAGCACTGCTGACCTGGCCCAGCAGCTGAAAACCCGTGCGGCCCCGCCTGGGTTCGCTAACCGCCAGACAATTACATCGCTAATCCGCGGCATCAACCACGACTGCAGCACGGTAGAGGATGTGTCCGTGGTCGGCGCCAACGACAAGGAGATGACCAGGGACGGCGGGCACGGCGGGAAGATTGACATCTACGTCAGGTCGGCCAAATACCCTGTGGTGCGGCACCTGCTGAAGACAGCGAAGGAGATCGGGCCGGACAACCTCTACGCCATCAACATCGACGCGTCGGACGCCCCGGGCTACTACCGCATCCAGAACTTGCGGCAGCTCAGCCAAGGCCTGCAGGAGCCCCACATCCCAATCCGCAAAGACATACGCCTCATCGACGAGCACGCAGGCGGGCGGAACGGCACGACCGTTCTGGCTACCAGGGACGCCGTCTACACGTGCTACCAGCGTGGGCAGATCAAGTTCAAGGACCCCAACCCGCCGGAGGATCTGCAGTACACCTGCCAGGCGCTGATGATGCCGTGGCTTGACCAGATCCAGAGACACATCGACCACCCGGATATCCGGCCGCCGGCTGCCGACGTGCTGATCCGCGCGCCGATACCGTGCTTCGTCACCGTCTACATCAGCCTGTACAAGACGCACGACGTCGTCACGGATCACTTGGAGATCGCTCTCAAGTCTGAGGTCGCCAACCTCGTGAATTCGCAGGGCATTAGTGGTAAGCTATTTGTGAACGACATCGTGGCCAAGCTCGGCCCAATGCTGCCACCCAACGTGAAGCTCGAGGACGTCTCCGTGGATGGAGTTGTGAAGCACTTGGACGGAGACGACGACACCCTCGTTGACGTGTCTGACATCCTGACGGCCACGCGAAACGACAAGACGATCGCCATGTTTTGCGAGCCAGAGTCAGTCCGAATCGACTACTACCGTTAGCGCGAGATAGTTAAAGACTTTTATGAATAACTGCCCACTTACATAAGCGGCCCCTCGGACGTTACCCCCATACCCCTGTACGTACAAATGCCGTACACGCAACTCAAAGCAGGCCAACGACTTAGAATTTTGTGTAACGCAAAGGGGGTGTAGTGTATATCCTATGAGCACTTACATAAGCCCGAGCGGTGCCCCACACAACCCCCGTATTTTTCACGACCCAAGCACAATTCTTGGTGTCCTAGGCTCTTTGTGGACAAAGACTTACGGCGACGGCTTAGTCGTTGAGAATATGGCGCAGACAGTTTTGCAAAATTTTACGCAAGAGTACCTGAATCTCTGCGAGACGGCAGCTTGTGTGTCACGATTCGACATTCCGCTGTACCACACTGAGAACTGGGCGCTGCTCGAACTACACCGCAGCGGGGTGCGCAACGATAGTCTAGGGTGCGCAACGCTAAAACTTCCTGGGCCGGTCGACGTGCGGTTGCTGATGAACAGGATCATAGAACCTAGCGTAGTACTTTGTCCGGGCACTGACTTTTATGTGGAGAAAGGGTACATCACCTTCCGCAAGAACCCTTTCGACAACCCGCTGATCCCCCAAGATGGGGACGGCACCCTCGCGCTGTGGGGCTTCCGCGCAGAATACGACTACGAATATCTCTACAACCACTTCGGTTACCTGCTGGGATTGCGTATGTCGACCAGCCAAGAGTACAAAGATACTATCAATGCCATCATGGATGCGCTGTCCGAAGGGCTCACACTGACCAAGCTCAATGCCATCCTGGCCATCATGACGGGCACCCCATTGGTAAAGGAGCCCAAGGAGATCGTTCAGAGCCTCTCAGAGGACCGTAGAGGGCCGTTCGTGGTCACGGACCACAATGTCTACCGTTTGCCGCCGAGGGCCGCGTACGGGCTCCACAGAGGCTCTGAGCTGCTGTGCGGCCAACAGCTGGTCCCCGAGTACCGCGTCTACGAGCCTGGCCGCGGCGACGACATTAGCGAGTTTACCCAACTTACCTTGCCCAGTACTAGCAACGCTATCGTGATAATGACGCGGCACGCCGACATCGATCTGGACCTGCTCCGGCAGATCCTGCCGCCGGAGCTGTCGGTACACGCCGTCAAGGGGCCGTAATGAGCGCACCACAATCATGCTCGATGCCGACGTTCGATTTCGGCATGCACATCAGCACTTCCGAATTCAGCATGGTCGCGATGGACTGTGCTGTTTGGCGGTGGTGCCCGTGCGATGGCGATACGGACTGGATGCACTGCTCGATGCAGGCGTCGGTGTGTGAGGCTGCGGAGAACAACGGGCCGGAGTGCGGCGGCGACGGGACCTGGGAGTTTGTCTGCGGCGACGAGTCGATCGGTCCGCCGTGCATCACCGGGAGGTTCTACGGCGAGGGCGTCGTGATCTGCCGGTGCCCGACGGACCCGGAGCAGAGCAGCACCAGCTTGTACGAACCAGAGATCTCCGTCGGCGAATGGTCCTGCTCCGGCGCGCCGCCCGGGCCGTTCCCGTGGTTCGTCGACTGGGGTCCGTACTCGCCCGGCGGATATGTCCCGGATATCCTATTCGCCGACGACCCGCCCGGACCGGGGGCTAAAGGCGCGTGGACATGGTGTCCATGTAGCGGCGAAGTCCAGATGTCCAACTCGATCGGTGACTGCCCGTTCCCGGGCAACTGCGATAGCGATTCCGCGGGGCCTGGCGAATGGCTCTTCCGCGGAGGTTCGTCGGATCTCGGTCCGCCGCCGATCGTCGGCCGGTTCTACGGCGAGACAGTGTTCATCGGCTTCTGCTGCCAGGACGAGACGAGCACGGAGATGTCCTCGTATGTACCGGAGACGTCGGACAGCTGCTCCATGCCGGAGTTCCCGTTCTTCTGGTGGGACATGGATCTCGAGCTGATCCCGGAGGGCTGGAACGACGACGGCGCCGGCTGCGGGCTCGACGGGATCTGCGGCGGGTGGATCTGGTGTCCCTGCAACGAGGCGGCTGATCCGTGCGCCATCACGTACCCCAGCAACCCAACATGCCCATTCCCAGGGACGTCGACACAGATCGATCCGGGTGAGTGGCTGCCGTACGAAGGGGGTGAAGACCCCGGACCGCCGCCGATCAAGGGACGGTTCTACGGCGAGCTCGTGTATTACTGCGCCTGCGAGGTGCAGGAGAGCGTGTCGGTGTCGTCGTCGTCCTCGTTCGCCGCCGACTGTGCCTGCGAGCTGTCCGGACTGGAAGTCACGGGCAACATGTCGCCGAACGTGACTGGGATCTACAACGTGGGCGGCTGGTACAACGGCCAGCTGTACTACACCAGCTGCGACGTGCCGGGCTACTACATCGTCTTCGATGACGATCCGTTCTCGCCGTCGTGGTGGCTGCAAGACACGCCGCCCGGGACGCCGTATGACACGTACGCCTGGCAGATGTACGTGGTCGCAATCGGCGATCCGCCAACCGGTTCGTACTCAAACTACGGCGCCGGGAGCGGTGACGCCACGGTAGATTGCTGCAGCAACTGCCTCACGGACTGCAGCAACTGCCAGTCGACGGCGACGCTGAGCATCTCGGGGCTGAGCGGCAGCATTTGTAGTGGGATGAACGGGAACATCTCGCTGGCCAAGACCGGGTCGGGCACGGACTGCTACTACTTCGCTACCAACTTCCCGTCCACGTGCATCCAGGCATCGTACTGGTTGACCTGTGACTGCGGCGCCTGGGTCGTGTCCATCCAGGGGTCGTCGTGTGGGCCCGGCTTCGACAAGGAGCCGGGCTGGACGAGCGAGCCGCGCGAGCCGTCAGGGGCATCGCGGTGCCCGCCGACCGGCGCCTACACGATGCACATTTCCATTGATGACTGTCCGAGCCAGATACCAACCGTCAGTGTGAGTTTCCCGTAATGTCCACGATTGTCTACACGCTATTGTCGCACCGCGGAGACATGCTGCAGGCGCAGCTGAAGATGATCCGCGAGAACATGAACGATGTGTCACGCATCGTTGCCGTGCAGGGTCCGTTCGGGACGAACCCTTGGATCTCTGCAGGGACCAAGATGATGACCCCGGTGAAGGCAGAGGAGCTCGGCATCGAGTTGCTGACCGGTGCCCAGGTCGTCGGCGGCTTCCAGATCTCCCACCGGGTACCGCTGCTCATCAACCAGTGCATCGAACACGCGCTGGCGCAGCCCGAGCGGTTCATGGCGGTGTTTCACGGGGACCTGGTGCCCTATTTGAAGACAGATGCACGCGTACTGCTGTCCGACTTTGAAGTTGCGGCGCGCGGCGCGGCAATGCCAGAGGGCCAGCGGATATGGCCTACCTGGTTCGCCTTGGATACTGAGGCGCCGCGCGCCCAGAAGACACGGCTGCATCGGTTCTACCTGGTCGGCGGAGCCGCGTCCAAGCTATGGCGGGCGCACCAGGCGACGCAGTTCACGCACGAGCTGCCCGACAGCCTGCAGACGCTGCCGCAGCTGGCCACGTACCGGTACGAATGGTGTGAGCCCACGCTACTACACTTGAACCAGATGACTGTAGTCGACGACGATGCCAACGCACATAAGCTGGACGGGTTAGAGGAGGCGTCCGGCGTGTCGCTACCACGTGGCGACGTGTGCGTTGAAATCGTCAACACCGGCGACCTGCCGTTCTTCCGGCCGAAGCGGATCGGACCGATGGCCCGGACGCCTGTGAAGAGCGCCAAGTTGTCCTCCAACTACGTGACCAAGTTCGTACTCGCCATGCAGAACTGGGTCACCGCCGGCACGCCGGAGCGGAACGACGAGGAGCGGATCTACATCTACAACGAGTGCTGCCTCAAGTGTCCCAATCTAGTGGACAACACGTGCACATCGTGCGGCTCGAGCGTTCGCGGCGACGAGCCGGGAGTCACCAGTCGTTTGACGCAGGTCAGCGACAAGCCTATCCTCAACAAGATACGGATGGCAACCGAACACTGTCCTATCTGGCAGTGGTAGATTTTATTCACAGGAATAAAATGTCCGAGAAGATCGTCCTCACACACGGCTGCGCCCCAGGCGACATCGTCTGCATGACGGCGCTGCCACGGGACATCCAGGCGGCATACCCCGGGAAGTACGAGATCCACGTGGCGACGCACGCCAAGACGCTGTGGAAGAACAACCCGCACGTCGCCGGGGTCTACAGCAAGCCGCAGCGTGGCCTGCGCCAGATCAAGATCGACTACGGCTGGGCCATCCGGCAGATCACGGCTAACAAGCTGCACTTCATCACGGCATTTCATCGTGACTTCTTCAGACGCGAGAAGCTCCAAGTGCCCGTGCTCTATCCGAAGGGTGACCTGTACATCGACACGTGGAAGGAATCCAACCCGCCGATCCAGGGCCGGTACTGGGTTGTTATCGCGGGCGGAAAATCCGACTTCACGTGCAAGATCTGGTCGTCCCGCCGCTGGCAGATGGTCGTCGACCAGCTCGGCGAGCGGGGCATCACGGTTGTCCAGTGCGGTGCGACCCACAAAGGCCCGCCCCAGAACTGGCAGCCTGAACTGAGTAACGTAGTTAATCTAGTCGACCAAACCAACCTGAGGGAGATGTTATGGCTAATCAAACACGCGGACGGCGTGATCTGCCACGTGACGTTTGCGGCGCACGTGGCCGCGGTGTTCGACAAACCATGCGTGGTGATCGCCGGGGGGCGGGAGCACTGGTGGTGGGAAGCCTATGTGAACGTCGCCGGAGTAAGACACTTCGGACCATATGCCCAGGATGTGGTGACACCTCACCGATTCCTACATACCCAGGATCTGCTAGACTGTTGTAAGGGGCGGGGATGCTGGAAGAACAAGGTGACCAGGGCTGAGCCGGACAAGGGCCGGTCGTACTGCAAACTCCCGGTCGCCGACGGGTTCGGCCAGACGATCCCCAAGTGCCTTGAAATGATCACAGTTGACCATGTCGTAGAGGCTGTCATGACCTATTACGAAGACGGAACCCTGCCGCCCATCTCGCAGAACCCGCAGGAGAAGATCGTGCTGCCGACCGGCGACCCGCCACCGCAGCCCGTGGTTCCGAAGACCACGCTCGATCTGTTCGCCCCGATCGACGAGCTGATGGCGCAGGTGCAGCAGCCGACACCGCCGCCAGACGACATGCTGCACAACTTCGCAGTGATGAAAGGCGACAACCCGGAGAAGCCGATCGTTGCCGACCCCTGGGACCACGAGTTCCTCGGGGGCCATGCGACGCTGTGCGTCCTCATGTACGGCGACTACCACGATATGCACAAGGCATGCCTCGACAGCATCATCCGCACGACTGCGCCCGCGCGCGTGCAGATCCGAGTTGGGGGTAACGCCCTCTGCCCGGGCACACGGCACTACCTGGAGGCGCTGCATGCCAGCGGCGAGATCCACAAGCTCTACATCAATCCGACCAACGACAAGAAGTACCCGGTGATGCGCCGGATGTTCCACGATCGGGAGGACCCGATCACCGACAAGTGGGTCCTCTGGTTCGACGATGACACGATCTGCAACCGGGACCCGAAGTGGTTCCACAAGCTGGGCCACAAGATCATCGCCGAGTACCCTCGGGGCGCGCGGATGTTTGGCGACCTGCTGTACTCGACGTTCAACCCCACCCAGATGGCCTGGATTGTCTCCCGCCCGTGGTACAAGGGCCGGAACTTCCAGATGAAGAACCGTCGGGAGGCGCCAAACGGCAACAAAGTCTTTTTCGCAAGCGGGGCCTTCTGGGCGTTGTCAACTGAGGTTATGTACGCCGCGGGCATCCCCGACGAGCAGTTCGGCCACAACGGCGGGGACTACATGATCGGGGAGCAGGTGTGGCAGGCCGGGTACCATACGGCCGACTGGAACAAGGGAAAACGGTTCGTCCACTCGTCTTCCGTCGGGCGGCGGGGGCTGGATGAGGTCCATACGGGGATGCCGGGCTGGGTGCCAGGCGGGGTATCCAAAAGACGCTGATAGTGCGTATAATACCGAGATCGTGCACGAAGCCCAGCAAGGAGGCTAGGAATGTCCAGCTCACTCGGTCCCGAGGTATCAATAACTCTTACCCCGTACTTTGAGGCGGACTACGTGATCAACGGGAATGTTGGTTTCCGTCTCAGAATTGAGGCCTCGGCCGGCGAGGGGATCGATGACGAGATCTTTCGCTACTTTCGGAAGCCTATCAACCAGGTCACGGGGGTGTCCGACAGCGTCCTATCCGGCGTTTGCTCGTGGCCCGACCTCCTCGAGCTTCCTATCACCGAGCCAGAGCCGGACACTAGTCCTCCGGGCTTTCGCTTGAGCTACATGGATGTCGTGGTCGACAGCGAGTCGATGGCCACCGACATCTGGGAGCTCATTCAGACACAGGTCCAGGAGCTCGTCCAAACGGTGAAGGACGGAGAGAACCTGGAGGCACAACCGCCGGTCACGATCATATCGAGCTAGTCATGGGCGCACCGCTTCTGCTGTCACCGCAGATGATCGACAAGGCTATTGCCTCTGAGGCGTACCACGAGTTCGTGTTCTTCAAAGATCCGCCTCACGAGAAGCCGTATGTCATACCGCAGTCGAAGGCGGTCGGCTGTGGCCGCCCTCGTTGTAGCAAACTGGCCAAGAAGCAGGCCCAGAAAGCCGCGACCAGCCCGGTCGTCGACTACAACGAGATCAAGCGGTGCATCATGAGCCTTACCTTCGATCAGCAGCAGCGACTCAAGGAGTTGTTTAGCTGCACCTCTCTAAAGCTCCACTACCGCGATCGCCGCAACGCCATGCAGCGACGGGTTATCTGAGCTGAATAACCGACATATTCAGGGCATTATTACATAGAGCCCCTTTACCGGTGCCTAGAGGCGGTTTGGAGCTGCCGTTCTCGCCATCGTCGGTGTTTCAAGCTCTCATCCCCCCCCAAGGAGGACGGAGATGCATGGGGAAAGGATACTCAGCTGCGATGGTGCAATACGCAAGTGCTGGCGTAAGGTCGACCATCACAAGCTGATGATCTATGAGTTCATGGAAGAGCTCGGACAGTGTTGTATGTGCGCAACGCTGAATGAACTGTCGCTGTGGCCGGGGCACCCAGACCTCGGTGACAAGCGTGTCCAAGAACGGGTCAAGCGCCTGTTCCTGCATCACTTCAACACGGGGCGGCAACCTCGCTGCCCCTATCCCGCTACGAAGGAGGGCGAGATATGTCTGAAGCTGTCGAGACGGCGACCCAAACGGATGACGCCGTAGAGGCTCCCCCTGAGGAGCTTCAGGAATGTGTCGGCTGCGGTACCAAGCTACCGGCCGAGAAGATGCACCAATCGATGGGATTTGTGCACGTCTGCAGCGCTGGCTGTGAAGCAGCGTGGCTGCAAGACGACCCCCTGGGAAGCAGGAACTTCCTGCACGGTACCATTCCCGAGGACTACTAGTCGGTTTCAACTCACCCCGGAGCACCTGGTGCGGGGCAGCGCCAGGTGCTCCCCTTTCGAAAGGATGTACGATGCGTTTTATGGTTACTACAATCGCGATGCTGTTGCTGAGTTCGCTGTGCTGCGGGGCCGAGCTGACGGAGAAGGAGCAGGATTTTCTCAAATCGATCCATTGGCCCGGGCAGGTCAATGATGTCGGGACGATCATCCCGACGATCGATCAGAAGCCACAGAAGTGGATGCGCATGCCCACCATGAGTTCGAAGCGTGGCTTGCGTGTTTTTGCGCAGTCGGCGGAGGGAAAGGCGGTTCTGCGCGATCTGGCGCAGATCTACACGCCGGACGCGTGTCCGAGCGAGATTTCCCAGGCCGACTGGGCTGATATGCGCCGGATGCTGCTTCTGTTGGCGGCAGACGGCGGTCAGGACGAGGAGCTCCCGGAGTTGGTGGCGATTGTGCTGCTGAATCCGGACGGTCCAGCATACCTGGCTGACAACGTGATGCACCCTGCCGTGCGGGTTCTGGGTCCGCGCATGATGCAGGCAACGGAAACCAGGCTGGTCGAAGGTAAGGAAGTGGACAAGCAACGCATCTTCAGCGTGCTTCAGCACAACCACTGCCCTGTCGACGACATCGAGATCAAACTTTACGTCGGAAAGATCACTCGGATCTGTAAAAAGTTTGGCATCTCGCTCTGATACAACCGACGAATGGCCCCCTGCTGCCCTCCGCGAATGCGGAGGGCCAGGGGTGCCACCATTTTTAGCTACCAAAACTCGTCGAAAACGGGCGCTGGGCCTGTCAAAAACGACATAATACCCGGGCATTATATAGTAGAACAGGTTAGACAACGCTCATGGCTTCGCCGAGAGTGGAAGCATTAAAGCTTCGCGTCTACCAGCCGCGGCGACTGGCAACGTCCGCCGCGGTTTTTTAGGTACACAATCCGGCCCATCCGGTTGTGTGAGTTGCCCCAGGACGAATGAAGTCGGACGGACCGGAGACGGTCTTACTCTCCGTTAGTCGGCCCCTGATGCCGGCATGGCTTAGACCAGATTGGAGCTGGGGCAACTCAATATTTCAGGGAGCTGCGAAAGCAGCTTGGTTTTCCAACTTATCCTTACCGTGGAGGCACAGCCATGAGGTTTGGGAAGTGGATCATTCCAGCAATTATCGGTGTTGCTGGAGCGATTATCGTGACGCTTGACGTCTACTGCACCGATGCAGCGTTTCGTGGGCTCGGCCTTGCCTTTCTGGCCACCGTGGGTGCCGTAGGCGCTTTCATCTGGCAGCATCTGCTGGAGCGCCATCGGGAGAAACAACAAAAGTTGCGCGTCTTGGCCACCAAGAGTCGAGTGCACAACAGAGTTTCGACCACACTCACCGCCGCGTTGCGTGATTACGCAACCGACAAAGGCACGAAAGACATCCAGGACATGGCGGAGATCGAGATCGAACTCATGTCCAAGATCGCCGATCCCAACAACCCTCCACCTGTCACCTTGTTGCGGCAGTTGGAGTACATGCTGGCCTACGTGGAGGATTTCATCACCCACGGACTGGCCGGTGTGCTGGCGTCTGAGACGCCAGAAAAGCGACCTCTTCTCTATTCGGAACTCCTTTCCGAAACCCGCGAACAGCGATCGCGGATCGGTAAGTTGGAGACGGGCAAAGATGAGCTCGAGAGACAGCTATTCGAAGCGGCGGCGGAGCTCAAGAAGCTCCCGACCCTCACTGAAGGGCTCGCCACTGCGTCAGCTGCGCTCGCCGAGACCAGGAAGTCCCTCCAAAGTACCGAGACTAAGATTGCGAAAGTCGCGGACCGGGCAGCCAAAAGCCCGGAACCCCCTGCGGCATCCCCGCCGCAAGAACCTGAGAAGCCCCCCACATCTTCTCATAACGATCCTCTACGTTGCAAATGGTGCGGTCGGCACTCGAAGGCTAAGAAAAACTCATGCGGTGAGTTGAAGCCACTCGGGCGCGACCTAATACTATCTCCAACGGAGAGCATCCCGAATCCGGATCTCTGCGCCAGGTGCACAAAGCTTGCGCTGGCAGGAAATACGGACACCCCCACGCCGGAGCCAAAGGAAACTCCGGTACCCACCTAACGGCCTGATCGTACATAGACCTGCGGACTTTATAGTCGGGGACTATGGACAGGACGTCACCAAAACCTGTTCCACTTGTTCCCGCTATAAAGTTCGTAAGTTTATGTAAGATCTGGCCGGGCATTGGCCCGACCTTTCTTTAGCTATCCGGATTTGGTAGCATAATACCAGCAGTCCGGAGGTCGGATTGCACCGGAAACGCTGGAGAAATAGGATGATCGTCGTCAACGAACGAGAATCGGGACCCGTCCGCGGGGTGGGTATGGACAAGCTCAAGGTCGTCATCGATGGCCAGGACCGGGGCGAGGTGGAGCATCAACGCTGCAAGGAGCTGGCACGGGAGGAAGCATCCCGGCGTGGCTTCTCGGGCGGCGGGATGACGGACAACCCAATCGTAGGGCCGGTCGGTACGGATGGCGAAATGCTTGACGGTGCCGACGCCCTGGACCCAAACGCGCAAGTCGTTGGCTTCCGCGCAGAGTTCCTTTTCGCACAGAGAGCATGATCGAGTTACGAGTCGGCCAGGTTATGGGGCAGAACCGGCTGTTTCATCAGAAGCGGCTGCTTGTGTCCACGATCCTGAATGCCGTGCGATTGTTTGAAGAAGACATGCCGCCCTACCTGGGACTCGACCCGTCGTGGACGATCCCGTTTGAGCAGGCATGCGTAGTCTGGACAGCGGGACACATCATCCCGAGGGGCATCATCAACCAGGACATGATGATCTCCCTGTTGCAACAGCGCGGCGACGCGCTGCTGGCGATCGGTCGAGAGTACGGTAAGATGCTAGACACTGATCCGAACATCCCGTATCTGGCCCCGCGCTTTCTATCGCTGGCCGATCGGCGTTGGTTCAGTATCAGTGGACTGGATACGCACTTCACGTTGCAACACGGTGACGTGACCGAGCAGATGCCACCGACGTTTGAGGGCATATCATATGACCTCGGCCAACCGACGCTGATGGAATGGCGCCGGATAGTTATGGAGAACCAGGAACATGGCCCTCTCGCAGCAGATGAAGCAGATCCTTCTCGACCCGGAGACATCAGCGACGGTCCTGTTGATCGCCGCGAGCGACCTGCTCGGCCCGGAGTGGCTGAACTGGGACCCGATGACGATCCGGATGGAGATGCAGGAGGAGTTGGGATCCCCGCTTAAGGAGCCTTCTTTCAACAAGCTCCTGGCAGCGAGGGAACTCGTAACGACCGATGGGTTTTACACTAACCTTCCGGACTTCATCCGACTCTGCAACGCCCTCTACAACGGTAGCGTCAGTCCGCATGCGTTTGACCCCGCAGACGCAGGGGAAATTGCGTGGGCTATTACTGAATCTCTCCTTATCTGGCCACCCGATCCGAATGAAGAAGAACCATTCACTGATCAGATACTTGAGTACATCGGTAAGACGCTAGATGAAGAGGGCATTATGACTCCTCCCGACGTCTTGCGGCTCGGCATCTTGAACGAGCAGACGTGGGAGAAGGTGCAGGCGACCTACTCAGACGATCCGTCGATGTTCAACGCGATCTACGACAAAGAGCGTGAGAAGACCGACGAGATCAACGCCGTGGTGAAAGCCCGGCTGCGGCGCCTGCTGGAGACGCTGGACGCCCTGCCGTTGCGAGACGGCGACGCCACCGACTCCGTTAAGCGTATGCTTGGGGCAATTCAATCCAAAGAAGAAGAGGGCAGCAAACTCAAACCGATTTGAGTCTTGGCTGTCCGTCGGAGGACAGCATGCCCAGAATGCCCGAAACGTCTGATAGTGACTACACGGCTATCACACCAGACCTACGTGAACGGCGGCAAAGGCGCGGGCGCCGAACCGCCGAGACCATCGACCAGGAGCGGCTGCGGTCCATTGGTAACGACCGCAGCTGGATTCGCAACGAGGCCTGGCGCGCACCGACTCCAGTAGTCTTCAACGCCAACTACTCGTTCGTTCGCGTGCTGTCGCACGTAACGCACACCGCTACATCTATGTCGGACTACGGTGGACGATACGTTTCGGCGAGGAGTAGCGACGGCAACTACGAGTGGGATGCCACCGTAGGAGACGTCATCCTGGCGTGCTATCATCATCGACGCATGGCCGAGGAGATGCGACTGTATGTTGCGCTGCCGGATTCGTTGACATACCACGTCAATACCGGCAAGATCATGCGCGAGACTGGTTGGCATCGCCTGATGCGTCCGATCGCGCGCAGCTGGCTCGCCATGCTACCCATCCACCGAATCGTCCGTGCCTGCATTGAAGGGACAACCGAGATTGATGCCGCGGTCGCGCTATCGTCCGACATGTCACGTGACGACACGGCAGCGCTACGCAACGCACGTGCACATTTGCAGGAAATCCTCGCAGAAGCACTGCGTGCACCGGAGGACAGCTTCGAACGACTGATTCAGATGCAGTTCGAGGACCTTCGGCACCGGCTGATGTACATGACGGGTCAGAACCGGGAGTTCATCATGTCGGCGCTCCAGAGTCACTACAATCGCGATTTTCCGTCGCGCTCACGCGCCATGGATGACATCCGCGATATGCTGCGCAACTGCGAGATCGACGGGGTTGCCGGCAACCTGACGCGTCGTGTACGCCACGACGCCAACGACTGCCGCGCGCTGGTACTGATGCTCGAGGGCTGCCTCGGGGTCGTCCAGGCGGAGCACCGTCGCCAGGCGTGGGTTGAGGACATCATCACGCGACTCGACGGGTGGCCCCACACCACCGGAGGCGTGAACAACCTAGTGGCCGATATGGATCTGTACGACGTGCTCGACGCAGCCAACGGCCTAATACAAAGCGAGGAATTCGTAGCTATCTCGCGAGACGGCACGCTACAACGCCAAGAAAACCCGGATGTGGATGAAGCACTTGGCGCTGTCAGACGTGTACTCGCCGATCGCTACGGTCTCGACCGCAGCAGGAGTCAGATCCGTGCTGCATTGCAAGACGTCTTCGACGAACGCGGAGGAGACGCAGAGGAACCGCAAGGTCCTGTTACAAGTGAAAGACGTCCAAGAGGAGTACGTTTAGACAGGAGAGATGATGGCGACTAAATTCGCTCAGTCCTTCATGTCGAAGATCGACTCTGGATCGTCTGTCATTTGGGTGTACTTGTCTGGCGACGAGGGCCGCGCAGAGCGAGCCCTGAAAGAGATCGCTGCCGAGTATACCAGGCAGACGCCTGTTGATCTGCGATGGTACAGCTGGAACTGTGTGACGGGAGCCAGCTGGAATACGAAGTGTATCGACCCGTTACAAGCATTGCAGGAGGCTGCTTCCCAGAAGCTGCCAGGGGACGGCCTGATTCTCATGAAGGATCTTGGCTCGTATCTCAACGGCCAGGGGCAGAAGAACCTGCAACTACGAAGAGCGCTCATGGAGATTTGCATCGACAACGCGCTCAGCAACGACAAGAGAACGCGACCTATCGTCACACTGGCCAACACGCCAGTCCCTCACGCCGATATTGCGGAGTACTGCGACGTCATCGACTTCGAGCTCCCGCGATACGACGAGATGAAGAAAGACGTGTTCGACTTCATCGTTGGCTCCGCCGCACGGAGCAATAAAGGTAAGAAGAAGACAACTGTGGATGCAGAGCTGGAAGAAAAGATCATCCGCTCGATGCTCGGAACGACCTCCGAAGAAGCACAGCGCATCTTTGCGTACGCGTGTGCTGTGAGTGGGGGCGTCAACGAGCAGTGTCTGGACATCATCGCCGCCGAAAAGGCGAAGGTGATCCGGAAGGTGGAGGGTCTGCGCTTCATTCCGCACGAGAAGATCCCGAACGCCGATCAGATCGGTGGCTTCAAGACCTTCTTGTCGTGGCTGCGTAAGCGCGCTCGTGCCTACACCCAGCACGCCCAAACTGTCGGGCTGGAGCTCCCACGGGGCTCGGTCCTGATCGGGCCTGCGGGTACGGGCAAGACACTGGTGGCGAAAGCCGCGGCCAAGATGCTTGGGCTGGACCTGGTGCTGATGGACATCGGCAGCATGTTCGACAAGTATGTCGGCGGATCGGAAGCGAAGATCCGTTCTGCCCTCCAAATGGTCGCAGCCATGCCGAACGCCCTGCTCATGATCGACGAGATCGACAAGGCTTTCGGCGGCGCCCACGAGAACCAGGCTGCGGACAGCGGCGTGGCGTCTCGGGTGTTGAGCTACTTCCTCAACTGGCTGAGCGAGCGGGACATGGCGTCCGATTCTGACGCCCGTACGTTCGTCATGGTCACGATGAACCGAACGGCTGGGGTTCCCGATGAACTCCTGCGTGCCGGACGATTCGATCGGGTGTGGTCCACGGACCTGCCGGACCAAGACGAGCGGCTCGAGATCCTCAGCATCCACCTGGACCGGCGCAACTGCGACTCGGCCCACTACGGAAAGTCACTGCGTACAGTGGTGACCGGCACCGACCAATACACCGGCGCAGAGCTGGAAGAGATCGTGATCAGCGCTCGCAATGACGCCTACGACGACCGTATGTCGAAGTGGGAGGACGCGGGCAAGAAGGGCGACCCGCCCGACGCTGAAGCGATCCGTCCGACTGCCGAAGAGCTTCTTGCCGCTGCGAGAGAAATCACGCCGGTAGCGAAGATCAACGCAGATGCTGTCGCCGCTATCAGAAAATTCTGCCAGGAGAACACCTACCCGGTCAACGGGGAACGCGTTCACAATACTGGCCGCAAGTCGCGGAAGGTCTCCACCGAGAGAGCCGCCACGGCTGCAGACCCCTCCTCCAACTAGGAGATTTGCATTGAGCCACATGACTCGACGCAAAAGCGCTATCAAGGACGCCGCGGCCTTGAAAAAAGCGTGCGACAAGATTCCCGGCGCACAATATATGGGCGTCGCCAAGGGCAAAGGCGGTGGCATGCGCAACAAGCACGGCCACCAAGTCCAACTGCCCGGTTGGCGATACCCTGTAACGATCGATCAGACCACTGGGGAATGTTCGTTCGACAACTACAACGGCTCTTGGGGTAAAGAGAAAGAACTCGACAACCTCAAGCAGCAGTACGGGGTCGAAGCTGCCAAAGCCAAGGCGGAAGCCGAAGGCGCTACCGAGATGGAAGAACTGAAACTGGACGACGGCTCGATCAAGCTGGTCATCCCCATCGGGGGCGGTGACTACGCGGTCGAAGGCGACGGCGGCGGAGGTGATGGCTGGGACGTCTAGTCCTGCCAATTTTATTCACGAGAACAAGATTGGAGAACAAATGCCTATCACCGGACCCCGCATCGAGATTACGGTCTCTCCCAAGGGAGAAGCAACGACCGCAGTTTTCGGCGTCCAAGGCGGCAGCTGCCGCGCCCTGACCGAAGGTTACGAGAACCTGTTCGGTGAGGTTGAAGAAACCCTCGACACCGCAGAGGCTTACGAAGATCCCGAGGAAATCGAGATCAAGGGTGAGCAAAAGGGCGGTTAACTGAAATAAGTCCCAGGACGAGGATGAACGGGCAGCAGCTCCGGAGGCGACGGCCTCCAACAGGAGTTGGGCGTGCCCTCTGCCTTACACCCACGTGACGCGCACGTAGTTGTGTCGGTGTGAGTGTCTGGACGGGAGCCGGGGTGTTGGATACATGCCAAAGTGTGAGCCCATCATAGCCGCACACGGCCCAGCTTAAAGGGGAAGCCGGCCCTGGGACTTTTACTATTCAAGGAGGACGACATGCCAAATGTCGAAATCGTCATTGAGGGAGACGGCACAGTTCGTCATCTGGTTGATGCCAACTCTGAGCGCATCGGCCAGGCTATTGCTGGCGAGAAGATTGATACTCGCCGCGCCTCGCACGTGGAGACGTGGTCGAGTCTCACTGACGACGCTAAGAAGCTGCTTCTGGAGACGCGACTGGTTCGTTTGAAGAATGGCGTGCCCCACGCACGCGTCTTCGGGTCGACCCGGATCGTGGACATCCAGAACTACTTCTGGGCGGATCTTACGCCATGCAACGGCCCCATCCAGGGACCGTTTGTAAACTACGAGCAGGCCATTGGTTCTGAAATCAAATGGCTTCAATCACAAAACCTGCCCATGCCGAAGGAAGACAATGCCGACTGACGGCGAAGCCTACGAAGGCGGACAGCTTTTACAACACATCTCGCGACACGTTTTTATCGTGATGCTACACGTCTCGTGGCCGCGGTTGAGCTTCAAGATCGACAACGCCAAAGTGTCGGTCCCTGCCAACGGCGGTAGCCAAGACAAGGAGAAGGAGGTTCAGGAGAAGTACCGGACAGACCCGAAGTTCAAGTTCTGTCCTGAGGACTGGAGCAAACGCCTCGGCAACCTCGAGTACCGCGCCCGAACACGCCTCTCAAACGCATCCATCAAGTTTGCCACGCGCGGAATGGCTGTGCTACCAGTCACCCGTGCCGCTGACGTGTTCTCTGGATTCCGTACGCTCCGCGAGGAGCTGATGGGCTATCAGGAGGACTTCGTCAGCGACTACGAGCAGATCTTGGCGGATCTAAAAGATGACCTCGCAGTTGAGGTCTACGACCAAGCCTCCGGCAAGATGCCGAGTAAGCAGGAAATCGCAACGAAATTCGGGCTTACTTGGGCGATCGTGCCTGCTGGTGGCGGCAGCAACATCAACGGTGAGCAGATCGATTTGCTGCGCAGCATCCTCCGAAGGGCGCTGCCAAACGCAAACGACATACTCGCCGTCGATATCGAGGAGGCGTCGCTCATGCTCGACCAGATCGAGTCGCAGCTGACCTCGTCGGCGATCACCGACGAAGAGGCGGCTGAGCTGATCGGCGAGGCGCGTGAGCAGATGAACAAGTTCACCGAGCAGATGCTCGAGGACATGGCTCGCGAACCGCGCCAACTGCTGGTCGACGCGACTGATAACCTGATGGAGGCTCTCACAGATCCCAAACGCATAGTACAGAACGGCACCATCGCACAGGTCGAGCGCGCCTTCGAAATGGTCGAAGGCTTCTCATTCCTGGCCGGCGATGAGCTGCTCGCTGAAATCAAGCGAGTGCGTTCGCGGCTGAACGAGCACGAAGTCAAACAGCTGAACTCGGATGCCGAGATCGGGGCCAAGCTGGCCGCCGGTTTGCAAGGCGTGCGAGACGAGGCTGCCAATGCGCGGTCCGCTGCGACCGCCGTACGGCAGTTCCGCGGAATCCGTTTCCGGGAAACCGCTGACACGTAACAAACAGGTGTGCCGCGGGTGGTTTTACTATTGCTTGCCCATTTCCCCACCCGCGGCCTCCTTTTCCTATAGGAGATACTATGTCCACAGCAAAGAACCTGATTCAGATGCGCACGCAGTTGGCGCACATCTCGCTGCCGGTAAGCCAGAAGGCAAAAACAGCAGCACTGCGGCTTGGAGCTGCACTCTGGGACGTTGTGCCCACACTGCCGGTCGACATATCGTACGGCGGGACTGGCCAGGTAACGCTCGAGATCGAGCTTACTGGCGGAACCGTAGGCACGGTGGAGATCGATGCCGAGGGGTACTTCTACGTGGACACCGGAACGCCCGACGAAGGTCTGGCACTCGACATCCTGATGTTCCTCGACAGGGAGACAGGCGATGGCGAAAGCCACGAAGAAGAAGGCACCAGTCAAACGGACGGGCAAGAAGAAGCGCCCGGCCCCAAAGAAGGTGCAGATCAAAAAGAAGGCCAAGGTCAAGATGACCCGGCTCAAGAAGAAGGTAGCCAAGAAGAAGGTCAAGAAGAAAGCAAAGATGCCGACACGCAGTAGTGCGGTGAAGTACACCTTCAAGAACGGGGTCAAGCACGGCTCCGACGGAAGTACGGCGTACCCATCCAAATGCAAAGAGTCCACATCGTCGAACGGGCTGACCAAGTACCTGACGATCCTGTGGACCGATGACACACTCTCCTGCGACTGTCGCGGGTGGGCGATCCTCAAGAAGGATTCTGCTGGTAATCCCAAGCCCCGCACGTGCAAACACTGCAAGGCATCGGAGGCCAGCGACTACGACGACATGACCGCTGTCGATCAGTTCCAGCCGGGCACGGCCAACGCGCCGCGCAGCACGCAGCTGGATCTCAGTGACGAGCGTCAATGGCGGGGCATTCGTTTCCGCAATACCGAAGACTAGCACCAACCCAGTCGATTGAATTTGGACCTGCTGTCGAAGCCACGTTGGCCAGACGGCGGTCCTTCCGTCAATCGACAGGAGGTGCTTCGTGCTTCAGCCCGGTAACTCTAAACTGGGTAACATTCATACATTCAGTCTCCCACCGTGCATCACTTGCCCTGGTGAGACAGAAGTGTGTGCTGCAAACTGCTACGGAAAGAAAGGTCACTTCCGCCGCTCCAACGTGAAGAGCAGCCACGCTGCGAACCACAAGGCGGTGAAGAAGGACAATTTCGTAAGCAAGATGGTGGATGAAATCCAGCGGAAGAACGTCAAGACGCTGCGGATCCACGTCACGGGCGACTTCTTTGACGCCCCATACATCCGCAAGTGGATTGCCGTTGCCGAACAGTGCCCGGACGTGACGTTCTACGCGTACACCCGGTCCTGGCGCATCAAGCGATTGATGCCCGCACTGACCGATTTCAACGCGCTGCCCAACACCAAGTTGTGGTGGTCGGTTGATGAGGACACCCACGAGATCGACGGCAAGCCGCCGACCCTCAAGGGCGTTCGGTCCGCCTACATGCAGACCTCTGACGACGAAGTTGTCCCTGCCTACTGCGACATGGTGCTGCGTACCAAGCGCGCCACGCTCGTACGGTTCACCAGCGGCCGCCTCGTGTGCCCTGGCGAGAACGGGATGACGTACAAAAGAAAAATGACGTGCGAGCGCTGCCGCATTTGTCAGACTGACAAGAAGGTGCCCCGCAAGGCTCGCACCCGGAAAAAGGTGAATGCCTAGAAGACCACGCGACCTCCGAAAGGAGCCGCATTGGGAAGAGCATATCGGTGATTACTTCGGTAACGTCGAAGGATGGGTCGCAGAAAATACCCTCCAACGCTGGGCACAGACCAGCGGCTCCTTCCCGATCCGGCCCTATCTCGGAAGCATAATCGCTATCTCACCGGAAAAGAAAGAGTACATCAACGGCGCCGCCTTTTGGCGCCACGACATCATCGCCGATGCGTGGCGCGGCCCTTTCAATATGGGCGGCGCGTTGATGCTACTCACAGCAGATCCGGGAACACTGTCCGGCCGAGTAAAAGATAACAACATAATCGGCCGGTGGTACGGCAATCGTGTGACGACCGCCTGGCGGTACACGAAATTGCAACCCCGCAACGGCGAGCACTCCAACGACTGGCTCGACGCCGTGCGTAACAACCACAAGGACATCAGTTGGGATGTCAAAATGTTCATGAACGTACAGCTTACGGGCTTGACGCCGTACGCCAAGACGCCGAATGACTTCCGCAGGATCATCAACGCGATGTTCCAGCCGCTCATCACGGATTACACGTGGATGGACGACGGTCATCTATGGGCGCTGCGGGATGCGTGTGAACAGATGCCGAAAGGCACATGGAAAAAGATGCGTGAATGGCTACTACGCCAGAAGCTATCTGACGAGGCGCGACTGGCGCTCGGTGGTCGGCCCGGCCGGCTCGCCGAAAATCAAACGCCAGCGGAGAATCGTAAGTTTCGCAAGGTCAACATCGAACGAACGGAAGGAACTTCGGAATGACGCAGATCGTATTCAGCGTCATCTGCATGGTCTCGATTGCGCTGTGGCTGCTGCTGGTCGTAAGCGTTGCGATCGCAGCGGAGACGCTCAAGAAGGTCTCGGATGACTTCAGCAGAATTCGGACCGCGGAACGGATGAAGGTGTGTCTCACGAGGCTATGTATGCCCGTGACGTTTGCTATTCTTTTGGTCTGGGCATTGTTATGTCCATACCTATAAACCGGCGGATCATCCGCCCAAACAAGGAGCTGTGCTATGCTCGATGATGCGATTGCTCACTATGCTGAGCACGTGAAACCGGAGGCCAGTAGGGCTGGTTGGATTCAGCACTGCAAGCAGGCCGTTGATTCGGTGCGCAACCACGCGGCGATCGACTCGAAGTTGTTCGTCAACTACGTGGTCGAAGTGCCGAGCGGGCGTCAGATCATGGACATCGTGAAGCCGGAAGACGGCGAGAAGCCGACCGACATGATGATCTATGATACGGACTCCAAGAGCTTCACCCGCTGCCGCGCCCGCAAGATGCGCAGCCGGTTCATGCTCAAGGTCCACGCCAAGGACATGATTTCCAGTCCCCGCGGCGTTGCCGTGGCGCTGGTCGAACGCGGTAGCAACGCGTTGTTCGTCGGCGGTAGTTTCTGCAACTACCTCGACACCTGGAACCGCCACGTCGGTCTCTGGCTGGCGATCCAGAACATGCAGCCTGTCCCGTGGCAGCTGGCACATCAGATGAAGGCGCTCCCGCTCGACACCGAGCTGGCCCACCTGCTGATGAGCAAGCACAGCACGGAGAAGCTGAAGGAGAAGGTCCCGCCTCCGTGGGACTTCGTCATCCAGGAGGGACGCACGTGTGCCCACACGGAGTTCCACTGGTTCGAAGCGGATAAGAAACCGTTTACGAGGATCATTCAGGGACGGCGAAAGGTGTGCTGTCCCATCTGCGAGAAACCGCTTAGCCGCCCCGTATTTCCGCCGACCACCAGGACTGCGATCATCACGACGATCCAACTGGCGACTCGGTGCTGGGACAGACGGTTCGGTGACAAGGAGTCCACGACGAATGTCAGCAACAACCTTTCCGAGAACGGGTCGCCATCAAAAATGGTTGCCGGAACCCCTATTACAGAGCAGCGGGGGTGACGAGTACGACGACGAAGACGAAGACTTCGACGACGACTACGACGACTACGACGATGACGACGACTACGACGACGATGATGAAGACGAAGACGACGATTTCGACGACGACTTCGACGACGACTATGAAGACGAAGAAGACGACGAATGGAACGACTTCGACGACGATGAGGAGGACTGATGGCCTCCCTCACCCCGCTCGAGTTGTGCGTCGCAGTATTCGTGATCGTGTCAGGCGTCGCGAGCTGGTTTCTATTGGGTCTCTACGATCGGTGCACTAGTTCACACCATCCCAGAGGCTCCCCGGACGAGGATTATGCTGCGCGGCGAGCCGCGCTTGCTCGTCGGGAGAAATTGCTCGCCCGAAAGACGCCGACTTCACAGCAAAAGGCTCAACCCCTGAAGCAGCCGCAACCTCATCAAAAAGCTCGATGTCGCCCCGCGGCAACGTCGGAACGATAGAGGCCAGCTTCTCGGTGTCGACCCACGCGCCTGCGGGCGCAACCTCGTCTGTGAAATCATCGCCAAGCGCGTCAGCGAGATCGTTGACAGGCAGACGCTGCAAGTCCGCCTTTTTGTAATAATTGCCGGAGAGCGGCGACCCCACCAGGTCGTCCGACAGTTCGGCAGCAAGTTTCTCGGTGACGGCGAACAGCTCCTCGGGTCGCTGGATGACATTGTCATACCGGCGGTTGAGGCCAGTCTCACGATCGAATTGGTCCACGACCGCTGCGATCTTTGTGAGAACGCTGTAGTGCCGGATACTATCCGAGGATTCCTCACACAGCCGGGCGAGCTTTTCCAACTCCTGTTGCAGCTCGCTCGGCTGGTGTGTATTCCCTGCGGCTTTGATGCGGGTGCGGATGATCTCCGCAGCCTGCTTACCCGAACACACACCGAGGCCCGCCATTTTCTCCAGCATGTCGATGTGCTCCGGCAGGTCCGCGCCGAATGCAGCACGTTTCTGGAGTATCTTCGTCGCGAACTTGTTCCGATCCGCATACGGAAGCTGGTCGCGATACTCGGCGAGCCAATCTGCCGCGGCCTTGACCTCACCGATGTTGCGCATCGGGTAGTGCCGTTCACGCTGTCCCTGACCGTCATCGAAAACGACCGCGAAATCCGAATCCGGAAGTTCAGTCGAATCGTAGCGTCGGGCCGCGGCAACCTTTTCTTTCATCTCGGTCACCTGATCGGCCACGCCATGGAACTGGGCGGCATGCATCAGACGGCTCTCGACCAGATCGGCCTGCCCGACACTCATCTCGGCCCGCTTCTCGTGGAAGAAGATCGAGGACATGACCGTGGCTGCGCCGGTATGGCAGGGATAGCGCCGACGAGAGAGGTCGGCGTACTGATGGGGGGCGACGTCGTCATCTCCGCAGATGTCACGTTGGCTCGCGGACTTGACAAAGGCTGGCAACGGATAGATGGAGTTGATACGATGAATCTCCTGTCCGTTGAGGTCTTCTGTTTGATCCATTACGCTGGACATGGTTTGTTCCCTGTTTCGAGGTCTACATGTTAAGACGCCGGTCGATCAACGCGCATATCGGATGGCACCAGGTGCTGCCATTGCTAGGAATCAAGGCCGCCTCCACGTCCATCCCGCTGATGGTGCCCTGCCCGATGTGCAGGAAACCCCGCCTGACTATCTACAATGATAGCAAGTTCGGCGGGAATTGGCACTACTGCCCTGACTGCCATTCCTCTGGAGATATGATAGAACTGGCAGCAAAAACGTGGAAGATCAGTTTGGAGGACACAATCCGGCGATTGGTCGCCTCCGGGCTCCCATTCCCGGCGGACGCCGTCACTCAGGAGGCAATCCGGCGCTACGAGCAGGGCTACGTGGCCGAACAAACGCACATTCGCCGGCTGCGCGAGGACAGCCGCCGGCTGATGGCCGACGGGGACGTCCAGCTCGAGCGCGTCCTCCAGCAGATGGGCCTCCCGCAGGACCACCAGCGGGCCTACTGGCGGAAGCGCATGGGGCGCTTCATCGGCGGGGCCGACAAGCTCCGCTGCATCCAGGGGTTCTACCCGCACGCCGGTCCGCGCAAAGAGAACTCTGTGGGCCGCAACGAGCACGCGAACATGTTCCGCGGCAAGGGCTGGAACGATATGCTCGTGGTGCCCTTCCACGATCTGCCCGAGCGCTGTGCCGGTGTGCTGTTCATCGGCCGCCACGCCGAGCGAGACAAAGACTACACGTTCCGGCTGGTCGACTCCAAGCTGGCGCCGCACGGGGCTGCCGCAGCTGTGGCGGAGATCGGCGTGTGCATGGCGGACGTGCTGAACGGCCCGACGTCCCATGCGCAGCTCTTCAAAAATCAGGTGTTCGTGATCCCCGATCCGGCCACGGCGCTCAAGCTGCAGGCCCGGCACATGAAGGACGCGGACCTCCCGCTGCCGATCGTGGGCACGTACAACGCGCTGGTCCGCCGGCAGACCCGTAAATGGGAGCTGCGCACGTACGACTTCTGGCGTACCCGACCGGACAAACGATTCATCTTCTGGGACAAGGTGCTGTCGGCCAACCTGTTCAACATGGCGGCGCGTGCCGATGGGCTTGTGAGCATCGTCCCTGCTGCGCAATACACGTGGCGGCGGCCGCCGCACATGTGGCTGCGAGACATGCAGCGCCGGGCGCGACCCTGGGCAGAGGCGCTAGAGGCGCATCTACGCGTAATCCCGGAGGACGCGGCTGCGACGCTGCTGCAAAACATCGACATCCCTCCCGACATGTTGATGCAATTCACGGATGGCTGCTGCGACGAGGTGCAGGAGCTGCTGGAGCGCCACCGAAAGGCGGCCACGCAGTTCCACAACACGACAGTCAGGGGCCAGGGCATTGAAGAGATGAGCAATGGCTGGCACGTCGCCAAAACCGGCGAGTGTGTCTGTGACGCCATTCTCAGGGTGGAGAAGGTCATCTGCATCGAAGACGACGAGGACGCCGACCCCTACTATCAGGGGAGGATCATCTATGGTAATGAGCAGGTGGAATTCGTTGAGCCCATGAGCAAGATCGAGAGCGACCCAGGGACATGGCTCAAGAAGAAGGTGCTGTCCAAGCTCGGCAAGATGGTCGTCATCAAGCGAGCATGGGCACCGCACATTTTCGATATTGCTCGTGGGCTACACACCCCCGAGGTCATCCGTGAAGACGGAAAGTTCGGCTGGAAGCCACGCGACAGCTGCTTCAGCCTCCCTAAGTTCGCCGTGCACGTCGGAGGTGAGGTGTGCGACGAGCCCGCTCATGTTGTCGACGCATGGGCACCAGGCCAGGATCTGGATGCGCCTACAGCGGTGATTCCCGATCTCTCTCCGCTGCTGGAGGACAGCCCAGCAAACGCTCTGGTGTGGGCAACCGCCGCCTGTATCGGAGCGAATATCTTGGCGCCTGCAGTAGGGCAGCACGTGACCGGTATAGGGCTCATCGGTCATGGTGCTGTGCTCTGCGGGAAAGAGACTGCAAGAACGTGCGGATGTTGTGAGTACAGTAGTGCGTCTGCGACGCCGGCGGGCATAGACAAATCTTTGGGAGTGATAACTGATGTCACAGCCCGGCATCGCTGGCCGTTAATGGTGAACATGCAAAACCAAGCTCGTCGTGTCCAGGACGTCATGGCACACGGCGGCTACGAAGCAAACACCATCCTGTGCACCGATAAATGGCACGCCGACGTCTGGTCACTCGTTGGTTCGTGGCGGTTTATAAACGGACCCAAGGCCGTAGAGCCGGGGGCGCATGTGAGGCAGTTATTGCCGCGCGTGCTGCCTCTGTGGCTCAGGCGTATCAGCCAGCGCAAGTTCAAACTGGAATCACATGCGGACGAATACCTGATCCGCGTGATCGACGACATGGCGTCCATGATGCAAGAGCATGGGCCAGTCAAGGTGATCTACGAGGCTGGCAGCCGTGTAGATAACGTGGCGGAGCTACCCAAGAAGCCCGCGCAGAAGCTGGTAGCCCTGCTGCATGAGCAAATTTGTGACGGATACATTCGATTCGCACGCCCGGGCGACACGACCAAAGGGCGAGGCGCGACGATCGTGCGGTGTGCGCCGAAAGACCGTGCGCCAGGCATTTTCATCCCTAGAGTTGCTATCACTGGCATCTGTGAGAAGCGTGGTGTGATGCCCCCCGATCCGGCCAGGGTAAGCGACGCATTCAAAGCTGCCAATGCACTGGATGGCGAATGCGAGTATGATAATGAAAGGGGCTGGTTTATATCAGAGTCATGGTGGAACAAGCAGATCGACCGCTGCAACTCTAATCCTCAACACCGGTTAAAGGTAATAGGAGGTGACGAATGAAGGCCACCAAGATGCTGAGGACGTGCAAGCTCGTGCTCCAGGAACTGGAGGATCTCGAGGAGATGTTGCCCTTCATCCCGGGCGACCAGCGTGCGGATCAGTTCATCCACGAGAGCCGCGGAGCCGTGACGGAGCTGCAGCTCATCGCAAAGTTCGAGACGGTGGACAACGTCACCTCCGAACAGGCCTTGCACATTCGGACGATCCAGGGCAGAATCAATAAGCTTAGGAACATGGTTCCTGAGGACATACGAAAAGAGTTCGGAGACTAGTGGTAGACGGAAATCTGCGGCGGGAATGGCTTTTAGGTCCAGTGCCCGCTTGCCGGCCGGTTCGACTCCGGTGACCACACGAACCACTGGGCAGGTCAGTATCTGGCTGGGGCTGTAGGTCTCGGCTAAGCGGGCGCAACTCCCGCCAGACGGTTCAACAGTCGCTTGAGATACCCTCGGTAAACCGAGCGGCCGGGCCTATATGGTCGAGGGTACAGCGCTAGCCAGCTTCGACTGGGACTGTTGGTAGGACAGACGTAGGCGATAAACCGGTAGGCAGCCGCCGCGCTAAACGCGGGAGGGCACCGGGAACCGAATAAAACCTACGAGCGCCCTTTGGGTGAGGACAGTTAAAGCTACTTATGCCTCGGCGGCGTGTGCTAAGGGAAAGCCCGCAAGGGTGCAGCATTAGTCGTAGCGCCGCAGCCCATTTTTGATATTGCTCATAACCACACATGGCGGGTATGATACGGAAAATCAACCGTATCGGAGCCCGCCATGTCGCGTAATTCAGAGAAACGTCGCGCTAGCCAGCGGAAAGCGCAGAACAAATACTACCAGAAGAACAAGGCCTACTACAGGCAGAAGACTAAAGAGCATAAGGCCCGGGTCAAACAGTGGGTCTTTGAGTACAAGCAGACGCATCCGTGTATTGAGTGCGGGGCCGACCACCCTGCGTACTTGGTATTTCATCATCGCGACCCTACGGCAAAAGATTTGGAAGTCGCGAACATGATCAGTCGCGGATGGGGCTTGCGCCGTATTGAGAAGGAGATCGAGAAGTGCGACGTGTTGTGTGCAAATTGCCATATGCTGTTGCACTGGGAAGAAAATGATGCGGGGTAGTGTAGTGGCCTAACACGCAGGGCTCATATCCCTGAAATCGCAGGTTCGAATCCTGTCCCCGCTACTGCTGGTGACCATGTAAACAAGAAGGCAGAGGTGGTCTGTAACGGTATCGTACGCCGGCCAACCTGTGGACGCCCATAGGTTGAGCAAGCCGAACCAGCACAAGCACTCGCCACCCCATATGACACCTCATGGGGGAGCGTCCCGCGAGTCCATAAATCGCGATGCGAAGGACAAACGGTTGGCGTTAGTGCAGCGTGTGGCGAAGGTGTCTAGCCGCGGCCGGGCAATAGTCAGGTGCACCTGGCAGGTCGAACAACGAGCGCCGAGGTATCGGTTGGCGCCCGAAAGGGCCACGACCAGGCCTGTTGGGGTTCGATTCCCCTTCGATACCGACGCGCTTTTGATACAGAAACGCGTTTCCCCACGTGGGAACTCAAGGGATTGTGCCCCCTTGAGAAAACTGGTAGCCCCGACCGGCAGTACCGACTGCTCAACCGGACTGACCGGTTCGGCGGACTACCTATAACCATGCTCGTAGTGTACGATTCGGTGACAGTTGGCGCACAGGACAATGCATTTGTCAATCTCTACTTGGATCCTCGCGATAGAGAATGAGCGATTGATCATCTCACTAACCTCGTGCGTTTTTACAGCTGGATCCTCGTGGTGGAAGCATAAGCACCGAAAGTCGTCGCAGCCGCAATGTAGGCATACGCTACGTTTTTTGACCTCCTCGACAAACTCGCGGTTGCGCTGTCGTGCGCGTGCGCAGCGCGCCTTATACTGCGCCTTGTTTGCTTGATAGTGTTTTGAGGCGTATTTCTTGGGATCTTTAGCTGGCATTGGTCCCTCCATGGTTAGAATACACAGTGCAGTTTCTAACCTAATTATGCCGGTAGCTGTCGTAACGTACAATAGGAATAACGCGGAGTGGTGCAGAGGCCTAGCACGCGAGCCTCATAAGCTCGAAGTCGCGGGTTCGAATCCCGCCTCCGCAAATTGGTCGGTATATCAAGGATCATGCGAGCGAAAGCTGCAGTCAGCATAGTGCAACGGTATGGGCCCGCATGTAGCGGGTACCGCCTGCGCACTGAAGCGGGCCGGCCCGGGAGCAGACCCGGAATCCGGATGGACCCGTGCTGATCGCCGTAAAGACTGATGCGGGAGCGAGATGTCCCGTACCGACCATGAAATAACGGCGCCGCGGTGGCGCCACATTGTTGTGCCATAGGAGAAAGACTCTTGGCAAAAGCTCGACGAAAAGTCGACCCCGTGGCGGCACTGGCCGCCGTCTCAGAAGCCGACGTCAAGCAGACGCTTGATCAGATCGGTGATTTACAAGCCAGCATGCAAGGTACGCTGGCAGGTCTTGGTGCCACGATGGTGTCCAAGATTGAGGAGCTCGGACAACTCAACACTGCCATCGACGTGCAGAAAGATGCGTTGAAAGAGCTCCACGATATCGAAGTACAAGCGGAAACGCTGGCCGAGCTCGAGGAGCGCGAACAGGAGCGCCTCACGGCTCACGAAAAGGCTGCGGAAGCGAGGGCACTCGAGTGGGCCGAACAGGACGCCGCACGATTGCAGTTGCTGACCCGCGAATCCGAACAGGCACAGTACCAGCGCGAGCAACGCGAGAAGCGTGCGCTTGAGGAATTCAACGCCAGCGTCACCGAACGTCAGCGCCAAGAACGCTTTCGGATGGAAGACGTGAACCGGCAGATGTCGGACAAGATCGAGGCTGTCGAAGCGCGTGAGGCTGCGGTGTCGGAGAAGGAGGAAGAGATTGCCGCCTTCCCGGCTAAGCTGGAGGCTGCTGTCGCTGCTGCGACGGAGGCAGCCGAGACGAAAGCTCAACAGGCGTTCGGCCATGAGCGGACGATCCTCAAGAAGGACGCCGAGGGCAAACTGGCGCTGGCGCACCAGCAGATCCAGGCGCTCGAAGCGACGATCCGCAGCCTGCAGGATCAACTGGAAGCTGCCGAGAACGCCGCACGCGACGCACAGACGGACGCGAAAGAGATTTCGCAGAAGGCCGTCGAGGCGAGTGCGGATCGTCAGGCGCTCACGACGCTGCAAAAGGCGATGGAGGTTCAGGCCTCTGCGCCGCAGAAGCGATAGGAAGCACAAGCGGCGGTTGGGAAGTCTGCGGGAGCCCGTTTATGCGCTTAGCGGCGCAGGGCGATGAGCAAGGACTGTGCAATCCATCTGTCGTTGTCGCTCAGATGACGTGCGCTGCGAGGCAAAGTCAGGTCTGAGGACTAAAATGGAGGTATAGGATGGCGCGCGCTAGGCCTAATCACTTACCTCCTAAATGGCCCGTTGGTCTATCGGTTATGACACCGGACTTTCGATCCGGTAAGGGTGGGTTCGATTCCCCCACGGGTCACTTGCGCAGCTTGTTCACCGTCTGTTTAGATGCGATCGCGCATCGCACCAGGCCTCTCGGCGCGCATTGGGAGAGGATGGCAGATGAACGAGTTATTGACTCCGGCAAGAACGCTTGCCCAACGCTGGGAGCAATAGAGGTGGGTGTTAAAGCCGTGGCAACGGGTTGATACCACCTAAGCGCACAAATCACATGCGTACGGGCTATGTAGGTACGGGAGAGCCGGCCGTTCTTCGGGAGCGGTTGCCGCCCTAGGTAGGTGAAACCAATTCCGCGAGGAGTCGGGATTAGCTGGACGGGTCCGTCAAGAGCGCCGCGGTGCATAGGTTGCGGGAGTAGCCAGCGGGATTGAATTGCGTCGTCGCTGGTCCGCCAACAGTGACCACCATACCACGGCTATGTGTCGCAACGGTCGGGGTGGTCCATGGTACGCATGATTTTATTCACGTCAATAAGATTGGAGACCGATGGATTTCGAGGAAGCTCTGCGCCAGTGGTGCGCACGCAACCTGCAGGTCACGCTGAGCCACTTCGATCGTGACAACGGCTTGCTTGACTTGGTTCTCGACCTTTACGTGAATGGCGTCGTCGTTTCGACGGCGACCACGATGGTCGATCTTAACGAGCTGCTCCGGAAACCCGAACCGGAGCCGGATCCGCCGTCCGACGAGCGGAATCCACGAGGCGTGCGGCTCGATCGCACGGAAAGCCCTGTGGTGTAATCGGTAACACACGGGATTTTGGTTCCCGTATTGCTAGGTTCGAGTCCTGCCGGGGCTTCTATGGCAATGATTGCTGAGGCTTTGCCAATCATCCAGTATCGCAACGATACAGTCGGCAACAGCCACCACGTGTCGCTACCAAGAGCTAAAACATGCCCGGGGCGGTCGCATCTTTGCGATGAGTTGTGCTACGGGAAAAAGGGGTGCTGCGCGCAGCCGCATTCCGTGGCGTCATATGAACGCTTCTACAAGGCAACACTGCGCGAAGACTTCGCCGATTGCATGATCGCGCAGTTGGCACGCAAGCGTGCCGGCATCTTTCGCATCCATGCCGTGGGTGACTTCTACAGCGCGGCTTACATCAACAAATGGCGTAAGATCGTGCAGGCGTCGCCGCACATTAAGTTCTGGACGTATACTCGCTCCTGGCGGATTCCGTGGCTGTACAGACACCTGCGACAGCTAGCTGCGCTGCCAAACATGAGCATGTTCTGGTCCACAGACGCCGAAACGCATGCACGTAATGGTGCGCCGCCGCACGTACCGTATGTACGCGTAGCGCACCTCCGGTCGTCCGACGACGAGACCATCCCGTGGTACGCCGATGTTGTTTGGTGCGACCACCGTGGTGTAGTCTGGCCAGAGCCGTATCTACGATCCTGCCCGCAGGGTTTGGTCGAAGGATGTAACTGCCGCGATTGTCAGTGGTGCGTTCAAAAATCGATGTCACGCCGTGATCGCTTGGCGCTGGGAACCGTACCAGCCACGTGAGGAAAACATGTCTACACGCGATATTGAAGAACTTGAGGATGCGTTCGACGCACAGGTCGGACGTTGTGAGCCGAACAAAGTTGTCGGCATACAGTTTCAGGGTGAATGGTTAAAGCTTGGCAGTAAGAGCGCATGGCACGGCACCGGGCCGGCTAAGAACGCGCTGCGCCAGCGTCTACGATACATCACCCGCTGGGATCGTGAGGACGCGTCGCGTCTGTATGATCACCTCATCAACAACGGACTGATTGAGTTCGTTCCACTCATGCCCGAATAGGAGTGCCCTATGTCTGAGGAATCGGGTGATCGTAGCTTGGTACACATCGACGATGGCGGCTGCCTCGGTTGCGGCTGCTTCATCTTCTTGGTGTTGCTGGGCTTGGCGGCGCTATCGCTTGCGACGTCTTTCGGGCGATGGCTGTGCAGCTAAACGATGTATATTCCGAAGTGGGACGACGCATGTTCTGCAGGTAATTCTCCGTTTACGCTGCTAGTCTACGTTTTCGGCGACTGGGCGTGCTTGTCACCCTGGCACAGGCCGAATATCTATCCGAGGGTATGGTTGCCCGCGGGTTTACTTATCCAGCAGCACGGTGCGGCATCCGGATCACCGGCGGCCACGTGTTAATCTGGCTCAAAAATCGATTATTGGAGATGGGATATCTCAAATGCGGTTCGACCTATCCCCCAGGGGTTAATACCGCCGACGAGGACGGTATGCAGTTAGATGGTCATGTAGCGCGTTCGAAGATAGCGTCCACTCCGTTGGTGATCCGCCCGATCGATCGGGTGGCTCATCGCGTATCCCGTGATCGTTAATGTTCACCCCAATAGGAGAAAAGAAACAGTGCCAAATGACGGACTTGGTCCCCCACGTGTAGGGGACCGGTGCCGAGTCATCAAAGCCAGCATGTGGGCTCGTGCGGAAGATCGTGCCGGCAACTTAGTAGTCGGCGACACGTTCACCGTTGTCAGAGTCCGCGGAGTGCGTGCTGACGGCGGACCCGGAGTTGAATTCCGGACGTACGAGGGCAACCTTCACACCTTTCCGATCGGCGATGTCGAAGTCATCGCACGTGCGAGCGGTGAGGACGCCCCACAGGAATTCAGATCCGGTGATTTGGTACACGTCGTATCGAAACCGATTTCTGCGCACAACCCGCATCACGCCGGGTATCTGCAGCGCGGACATGTTATCCAGGTATCACACGCTGAGGACCGGTGGATTCATTACGATCTGCCGGGCGGCGGCACACAGTCGATACATGCGACTGATTGCCGCTTGCTCTGGCGTTCCGACGATGCAGAGATTATACCTGGGTGCACTGTGACTGTGCTACGTAACAACGTCTCAGCGCGGAAGCAACACATCGGCGCTTTGCTGGAGGTAGGCGACCACCTGAGGGTGTTACGCACGGACGGTAAATCGGTTTGGTACAAACGTGTAAATGATGGCTACGGTCAAGAACACAATATCCCATATAAGGACGTCCGCCGTGACGGGTGTGATGATGTGTTCAAAGACTGCCGCGCAAGAGACGTGGTAGTTGTCAAAAATCCGCACGGTTGCATGCACCCAGATGGGCATCGGCAGCTGCGCAAGGGTGACATGGTCACTGTCAGCAATCGCGATAGCTGCGGCATCGCGTATAAATACATCAATGCGGAGGGCAAGCTGGCTTTGGCCTGGTTGGACCACCGCGATATTGTGCTGTACAGACGACCGGTCGCCGGAGGTGCTGGGCCTCGACGCAAGAAGCCCAAGAAATCAAGCCGGTACCCTATGAAAGCCATGAGTACCGGTCGAACCAAAACTGTTTCTGAAACCAAAGAAGGAGCTTGTGACGCTATGCAGTCATTCAACGCCAATCGAGAAGAGTATATCAAGTTGCTGGAGGCCCACTTCACCAAGTGCGAGGCCGCCAAGAAAGAAGCCGATGCCAGCATCGCCGCGGCGCTCAAGGAAGGCTCGGCGAAGATCACCGAACGCGTGGAGAAAGCCCCGACGAGCCACGTCAGCGCGGACGTCAAGGTCGCCACGTATTCGGGGCCGAACATCGCCAACCTCGCGGCGCATATCGCGACGTTGAAGCGTTGCTGCGACGAGGTCGTTGAAGTCGACGCCCGCGAAGATCAGCAATACTTCGCCGAGCCGTCGGTCAACATGGACCGTCACGCGCAGGTTACGCTCAGCATGTAGCAAACCATCAGAGTGTCTTTCTCAAGAAAGGCAACAGGGGCGGCGGTTGACCGCTTCCGCCGCCCCTACTTTTACTTTCAAGCATACAACTACCGGGAGGGTTCACAATGAACAGACGAGACATGCTGAAGACATCGGCCGCTGCCGTTGCGGCCACCGGGATGCTCCCGCGCGCGGAAGCCAAACCCACACCGACGGGCGACAAACAGATCATCGAACATTACGCCGCGACGATCTATGCGATCCCAGTCGTGGCCGCCCGGCGTGTTCTGGGCCTCTACCGCGGTGACTACAGCCTGTCCGTGTTGAAGGACGGCCAGCTGCTCGGCAATGCCAGGATAGTCGTTGCAACCGAAGAGGACATCGACCGGTTCTTCAAGCCCGTGGCCGTCGGAGACGGTTTTACTCCGCGGATGGTAGCGAAGATACCGTCGGTGCGCTTCGGTGACGATCTCACTCTTAGAGACTTCTGGGTCTATACCGATCCGCCGGAGCCGGCCGACGGCTTCGTGAACCGTGAGGGTGCTGGCAAACTGATCGGCCTGCCGTACGCAACCTACGGCGGACGCCTCTGGAGAATGAAAGGACGTAAGCTCTATGAAATTCGGGACTCTTAGCGTCGTTTGCGGCACGTCCGCATGCAACGCCGGCTGCCCGTTCTGCGTGAGCAAGATGACCACGCAGGCAGAAACCGTAAAGAGGCCAAACTGGAGGCGATGTGAGGTCGCCTGCGAATTGGCAAAGCGCAGCGGCGTGACCACTGCGCTGATTACCGGTAAAGGCGAGCCCACACTCGTCCCCAAAGAGATTTCCGCCTACGTCCGCCGCCTCGCCGTGCACTTCCCGTTGATCGAACTGCAGACCAACGGGATTATGCTGGCACACGAGAAGGACGACAGATGGATAAACGAGTGGGCGTGCTCCGGCATGACGCTCATCTGTGTCTCGGTGGTACATCACGAGAAACTGATCAACAGCGACATGATGGGCTACAAAGGCAAGGAGTTCGAGCTGTCGACGCTGATCGAGCGCATCCACAAAGCCGGTATGTCCGTGCGGATCAACTGCACGGCCATGAAAGGCGGCGTTGAGACGTCCGACCACATCCACGACATGATCGACTTCTGCGCCTGCTTCGATGTCGAGCAGTTCACTATCCGCGAGGTCACTGCGCCGGACGCTGACGAACGCGTCGCACATCCCGGCGTCGCCAAATGGGTCCACGAGCATCAGCTCAACCAAAAGGACAGTGACGGCGCTAAGATCGCCGGCGATCTGGCCATCCAGCGCGCAGTCGAGGAGCTGGGTGGGCAGAAACTGCTGGCACTTCCACATGGCGCAATGGTCTACGATGTCGGAGGCCAGAACGTCTGCACGAACAATTGCTTGACGGATACGCTCAATCCAGAAGAGATCCGCCAGCTCATTTACTTCCGGGACGGCCATTTGAGGTACGACTGGAAGTATCCCGGTGCTATCATCATCTAGGAGACTAAGATGAAGGAACACCACCAGCTTGCGGCAGTATTAATAGGCACGCTGCTTATCCCGGCGCTGCTGGTACTGACGTATGCTATCCTTTATGCCTATGGGGATTGACCATGGGAAACCGACGACGCAAAACCGGCGGCAAACGCCGGAAAAGTGTACGTTGCACCCTGTGCACCGACGTTCGGTGGCTGGGCAACGCCTCGGGTAGATTCAAACGCAAAGACGAACTCGAGATGCGCGACCGAGGGCGCTTGGAGGAGTTCGAGAAGGAGAAAGACGATGGCCAAACTACTGGGCCAGGGGGTGAACACCCTCAAGAAGATGAAGAACGACTGTGAAAAAGTCGTGACCAAGCAGTACCAGTTGCTGCAGGTCTCGCAGTCCTTCGGTGGGTATGACAAGTCGTACACGCCGCTGGACGAAGACGGTCGTCAGCTGCCCAGCGAGGGGCAGACGATCAAGCAGGACCCGCGCGATCTCGTCGCCCGCGTCGAGAAAGAGTGGACCGCACTTTTCGACATGATGGCGGGCTGCGACAAGACGAACTGCACGGCCGCAGCGGACATCGTGGTCCGCGACGAAGCCGGCGACCCGTTCGTCATCGCCGAGCGCGTGCCCGTCACGACGCTGATGCCGCTGCAGAAGAAAGCAGACGACATCCTCACACTCATCCGCCACATCCCGACGCTCTCGATGAGCCGTACGTGGACGTGGGACGACAACGCAAACTGCTACGTGTCGGATGAGGAGTTCACGGACAAGACCGAAAAGGTGCACCGCCACCAGATCGTCGTCGAGCCCACCGAATTCCACCCGGCGCAGACGCATACGTACACCGAGGACCGCCCGATCGGTACCTGGCGAACGGTTTGGACCACGTCCTGCCGTCCGGCAGCCGAAGTGGCGGCCATGGAGGCGCGCGCCATTGCATTCAAATACGCAATCGGCGAAGCTGTGCAGAAGGCCAACACGGCCGAAATGCAAGAGAGAAAGATCGCCAAGCCGATCTTTGATTGGATCCTTCGGGGAGTGAAGCCTGCAGCCCAACAGCCCAGCGAGGCATAGGCGCAGGCATAACAGAGCTTTAGAGTCAGGTTTAGATTTATGTTAGAGGGACCCGTGCGCTCTGCGCACTTTTAGGTTCGAGTCCTGACGCGGGCACTTTTTCGACTGTCCGTGTGGCGAAATTGGAAAACGCAGGTCCCCTCCCAGCAGACTTCGACAGCTTACTCCTAGGCTCACATAGGTTTGTCATGATGTGCAATCAATCGCTACGAGAAACCCATTTTGAATATACGGGTTAGATTCCCGTCCCGGCCTCCTTATTGTCCACACGCTACCCATAAGGGCCGGGTCGTATAATGTTAATACGTTCAACATACTCAGACTAACCTCGTGGCTTAAACGGTGGACAGTGCATATCTGCGTTTACGCTAAACCGAACCCAGGGCCCCCCCTGTCAGGACAATATGGGTTAGGGGCCCGCCAGTGCCGAGTCAATAGTCGACAGCCGTGGCTTCACAGCCTTGCGGTAGCCCGGTGCGATCCCGGGTCGGCGCTCTCATAGAAAGGAGGACGACATGTCCGAAGAACTCGATACCAGTACCGACATCTCGCCGTCCGACGACGGATCGGAACTGAACGTACACATCGACCTCACGCCGAAAAACGACAAGTCGGAGACGTTGGTGTGCAACTGGTGTGCTGAGCCGCACGCCGTCGACGCTGATTACAAGGAAGCGATGCTCGAACGTGGCGAAGAGCAGCTTATGGTGCTCCGCCAGCAGTATCCCGACAAAGCCGAGGTGCACGAGCTCGAGCCCGACCAGACATGGACATGCGGCAGGTGCTTGCTATTCCTGTGCGGGCATTCGCCCGATTCCATGCGAACCGACTGCCACGATCACGCAGTCCCAGAAGAGAGACAAACGTGATGAGCGTCGAGTATATCGACACTGACTTGTGGACGAAACGGTGCGGCAGCGACTACAGCCGCAACCGCTTCTCGCTCGGCCTGGCGCTCAGCCGCGTCGACTGCTTGGACTTCATCCTTGTGAGTGTGTACATCGGCCCCTGGAAACTCTGGTGGCGTACACGCACCAAGGCGGAACGCATCAAAAAGGCCGAGGCCGCTTGGCCTTGGTGGTACTAAAAGGAGGATACGATGTCATGGAGAAAATTCTGGCGCGATTTGCGATGTTTTGCGGCCGGAGAACCCAGTCCCCGCAACGTAACTCTCGGCGAGGCTCACATCAAACATTTGGCCGGCGGAGGCAACATTGTTTTGCCCCGCAACACCGTCAAGATCACGTTTGCCGACCTCGGCCTCGAAGGCATGCTCGCAGCCATCTCGTCAGGACATCTTACTATTGACGCCGTCGGCGATGACTTCGTCTACAGAAAGGAAGACGCTTGAAATCGATTGTGCACGAGGACTTTTTCAAGAGCCTCAAGCGCCTGTGCCGCTCCAAGTGGCACCCATCAAACCTCTGGTACCGGTTCAAATGTTGGGCCTGGAAGAGGTATACCACGATCAAGCCACGCAATCTCGACCATACGTGGTGCGATCGCTGTGAACTACTCCCGCACATGATGTTCGAGATCTTGGGCGAGTTCATCGAGAAGGAGTGCTCGCCCGGCCATGTCGAGTGGTACGGCGAGCACGGCCACAAGATCGAAGTCGATGGCGAGGAAGTCTACGTCATGGACGAGATGAAAGCCCTGTGGGAGTGGTTCACTGAGAAGTACATGAAGGCCTACCCGGAAGCCGAGGAGATGATCTACGATCGCATCCGCGCGATCGACGAGCAGCATCTGAAAGCACACTTCGTTCCGTACGGAGACAGCGACGACCTCGTCGAGTGGGACCCGCAGTACGACGATGCTTCTAAGAAAGAGTTTGTCTCGAAGCTGTACTCGGAGTGCAGCGAACGCGAGCAGCTCGTTGAAGAAGAGAAGGCGGAGATGATGCACCGCCTCGTCAACATTCACCGGTATATGTGGACTTGAATTATGGATGTAGAGACGTATTTGCGGGAGCATTCTGTACTTGACGGCCACGGCAATCTGGACGGGGAGTTTGTGCCCCTACCGATAGCATGGTTAGCTGTGCAGATGCATTCCGAAGGTAAACTCGAACTCTTACCGCGGTCGTGGGTGCGGGACGATCACGTAGGCAGTCTCAGTGTCATAGCGGCTGGTGTGGATCCCAACCACCAGACCGACCACTGCGACCACTGCGGATATGTCTTCGCAGAGAAAGATGACGAGATTATCCCGACATGCACACACACACTGAGCATGTGACCCTATGCCGGACCTGCTACAACAAGGCCGGAACGAATGTACGTTAGTTACTCGAGCAGCTCGTCATCCCACTCACCATCCGTAAGCGGCACCGATGCCCGCAGTTGTTCGTCGGTGATCGCGTAGGAGGCGAGCTCGTCGAGTCGTGGCCACCGCTTGGTGCGGTACCACACCGCCACGCAGCCCAAATTGACAGCCTGGGCGAAGTCGTCAGTGAATCCTTCCTGCCGGGTGATCCGGTAGATCTCACCGGCGGCCATCGTGGTGATTTTGTCTTCGGTCAAGGCCAGAAAGTCCCGGATCAGGCCCGGATCCTCTTGGGAGTTGTAGTCCTTGTCGAAGAAACGGAGCTTCTGGCACTTGATCATCGCACACGTCAGCAAGAGCGTTCGGCTCTTGTCGACACGGTAGTGGCTACGCGGATGCTGCATCGTAGGAGCAACGTGGTAGCAGGGCTGCTGGTTAGCGGAGCGGACGTACTGACAGGGCATCACTTTGCGAGTCGGAATGCCCGCTTGAATCAGGAACGTCTCCCGCAGAGAGCCGGCACCAGTGTAGTCGTGTGCGAGAATCTCGGGCTTGAAGATATCCCAGTAGTGTTTGACCTCTTTGGCTTCGCGCAGGTGGTCGTGGGGTGTAAGGAGCCGCTTGCCCCACAGTACGTCGATCGAGCCATCGTGCTTCACACCAAGGAGAGCGATCGTCGTAAAGCTGATCTTCTTTTCACCGCCCCCTCCCCAGTCAACGCCCAGCACGCGAAATTTGTATTGCCCGCAGCGACCACGGGCACGTGCAACTGTGTTGGGCCCGAGGTCAGACACCCGGTCAATTTCAGTCAGCGTAACGAGTTTGGCGGCCGTGTCGTAAGACTCGCCGAGAACCTCGTTCCAAAACACGTTCGCAGGCGTGTTGCCTTTGCCCGCCATCTTGGCGAGGAGTTCAGCCCACTTGTCAGGCTTGGCATAGTGCAAAGGCATGATCACCTGTGGAACATGGTATCCCGCCTGTAGCCATACCCGGTCGGGATGCCGGTGTACCCAGCGCCCCAGTCGGGGACTAATCGGCTTGCCGCAATGATAACAAATCGTCGCCGGGCACTTCTCGCTGATGTCGGTGTGATACTCGCCGATCATCTTCTCGAGATGGAACTCCATGGACGGTATGTTCCAGCGCGGCTTGCCGTTCTGGGTACAATGAAAACAGGGAATAAACCACTCGGCCTGGCTGGACTCGGTCCACAGGGCCTCTAGAGTGTTGTCCAACGTCTTCGGCGTGCCGGTGAACTGCCGGATCGCCCAGTCGGATGCCGACATCGTTTCGCGGATGATCGGGATATGTTCATGGTTCATATCCTGGACCTCGTCGATGGCCACTTTGTCCGCGGAAATACCCCGGACACGGTCAGCGTTGAGGAATGCGAACGAAAAGAGCATTTTGGAGTCGTTACGGAAGGAGCGGTGCAGCACGCTGTTCACGGTGGTCGTGTCCGACCACAAGAACTTCACCGGACTTTGGTCGATGAAGGGCTGGACGAACATCGTGCTGAAGCGCCGAACCTGCTCGAACAGCGGCATCACGTAGAGTGTGCTGAAGTTCGGGATGGAGGTGGATGTGATTACCCCGTGGGCAGCGAGCGATGTGCTCTTGCTCACCTGCCGCCCCGTCTTGTAGACTATGGCGGACGGCATACGGAATCTGAAGATCTCTTCAAAGGGGAAGTGGTTCGCCAAGGTGTACGGCTTACCCTTGAGATTGAGGAGCAGCATGAGCCCGTTGGCAAGTGAGTCCAACCGGCCCGACTGCAACAGCTGCGTGAAGAGCCTGACTCTTTCGTTAGCTGACAACTCCTCGATATTCTGGGGACTGAATGCGGCCCTCATCCGCATCTGCAGTCGTGCCAGTGCTTCAGGTTCTTGAAAGGGTACATCCATGGATAGAACTCCGTTTGAGGTAGAGAGGTATCGTCAGCGCGAGCTTGCAAAGTTCGATGCTGCTGGTCACTTCTGTGGCGAGGTCGCTCGACGAACCCGCCCGTTCTGGGTCACTGTTTTGATCGCTTGGGTGATCATAATGGTGGTCTGCTATCTGTGACATGATAGCACAGACATGCTAAAACGCGAAGTCTGATACACTCCAGCCTGGGAGGAGCTGCTAATGGCAGTAACAATGAATGCGAGGTTGTTTCTTGAGCGTGCGGGTCTCCGGCCAACATTCAGGCGACCGGTCCCGACCACAGTCCCGGAGGATAATCCCATCTTCTCCCTCCCGTTGGATCCGCCACTACCACCGGCGGAATTGATACGGGACGGATGGCCTCCGCCGGACAGGTCTTCGACTCAGAATGACCCATGGCATCTTGGATCTACAGAGTAACCATGTTTGCAAGTTGGTTTCGCGTGGCCATATGGTTGATCGTGCTGGCCTTGCTTGGAGCCGTCATCTTCGACGGGCCTTTCAAGCTTGTACCAGCCATCATTATTGGCTTCGTTCTTTACGGATTTTTCCATGTAGCAAGAGGCTTCGCAAGTGCGAAGGGCTGCGGAGAGTGGGAAGAATGACTTTAATCGATCTTTTGGTGCTCGCTATGGCGGCACATACCCTCGTCAGCGTGTGGTTGCAAGACGGCGGGCTATTCGAAAGCTGGCGCGATTGGCTTCGTGCCTGGGCAACGCCCACGATGCGCCAGCACAGCTCGTACGAAATGCCCACCCGTTGGTCAATGGTTCGTATGAAGATCGCATACTTGGCAGAATGTCGTTTCTGCCTAACCTGCCAGGCCTGCTTTTGGCTTCTGGTACTCTTCTGGCTCCCCGGCTATTGGCTTCCAGCCATCTGGGGTGAAATCCTCTACGTGCCGGTGTACGCACTGGCTGCTGCATGCATTGCTAGTGCCGCGACGTATCTGATGGATGCGCTCGAGGCGAAAGCAGAATCTTATTCACGAGAATAATATGTCCGAACGCAAAGTACCGTTCAATGAGCAGCTTCAGGCTGCTGTTGACGCATGCGAGGAGACTCTAAGGGACATTCCGGAGGTCGAAGGCGTGGCATTCACGTTTATCTACGCCGACGGCCTTACGGAGTCCGAGCCCTCGAACGTGCTTATCGGGCCTGACGACCCGATCTTTCTCGCTAAGGCTGGTAAGCAACTCACAAAGCTCCAGCGCACTGTGACCGCAGCGTTGCAGGAAAAGTTCACCGTGGCCGAGACCGTTCTATCGAACCTCAAGGCGCAAATTGACGAACACATCGCAAAAGCCAAAGACCAGGAAGGGAACCAAGCGGAAGAAACCCCAGATCAAGGGGATAGCGACGCTGGACGACCTCCTGAAACACCTGCACATCCAGACGTGGGACACCCTGATAGTGGGTGACGGGTCTGGGACCGGGTGGAAACAAGGGGCCGGCTGGGCCTCCGTACTCATCGACCAGTCCTCAGGCGCCCGCAAACTCTTCTATGGCGCCATGAACACTGGGACCGTCACTCTTGGCGAGATGTTCCCGTATCTGCATGCCCTATCGTGGTACGCCGGCCGAGACGGGCCAGGGCGTAACCGCCGACAAGAGGTCCAGCAACTGGGCCGTGACATGCAGGTGCACATCGTTACCGATTCCCAAACCGTCGCAACGTGCGGAAACAACCCCGCATCCCGGCGCTCGCATCGCGAGCTCTGGAAAGCGTTCGACGAGTACCGCAGCAACGGCTTTGCCTTGCAGTTCCACTTCGTTGCCCGGGACGTGATCAACTTGAACGTCCTGGTCGACGAGATTTCGCGTCAAGCACGCAAAGACATGGAGGAGACATACAGTACCGCCATGGAAACGCTGTGCAAACGATACCCAGGCCTCCCGGAGGATGCCACCATCTATGACTTCAACTGATCCCACGCTGGCGACGTATCACAAAGACCTCTACGAGGACGATACGCCGCTTGCCATCATCAAGTTCTTCGAAGCCCAGCTCAACCGGACGCCCGACAGCGACCGCGACTGGCACGAGAACGTCCGCTACCGTGTCCATTACGGTAACACCATCACAGGGCGTTGCTGGGGCGAGTACGACGAAGGCACTGTGGCACTCAACAACGAGGAGCCACAGGGCCTGATGATGCTCGCGACGCCGTCTACGAAGGAGGGGCCGCTGGTCCTGACTGGGTCGATCGTACGGATCGATAAGCTTGCTGGCCGCTCGGTCGAGCAGGTGTACAGACATCCCACATATCACACCCACGAGGAGGAAGCGCGCGTTGCAAAAGCGGAAGTGCAGCCTGAACGGCGGCCGCGACGCATCGTGCTCAGAGGAAATGCCGACGGAGACACGTAGTTTCAAGATGGACCAGAGTTTGCTGGTCAGCGTGATCAAGAAGCAGGCAGGCAGCCTGTGGAAAGCCGTTGTGGAAGGCGGGCAGAACGTCATCGACGCTGCCGCCCGCAAGTGCGAGATCGATTGCACGCCACAGATGGTGCAGATTCGCGATAACGGAAAGGGGTTCCGGTCCAAGGCGGACATTGAGAACTTCTTCGAAGTCTTCGGCAAACCGCACGAAGAAAGAGAGCAGAAAGTCTTTGGACAGTACCGCATGGGCCGCGGCCAGCTGTTCGCCTTCGGGCGTAACGTCTGGCGGTCCGGCGAGTTCGAGATGATCGTCGATATTGAGGAGAACGGCCTGGATTATGAGCTACGATCTGGCCTCGAGTATCACAACGGCTGCATCGTGACAGTGGAGCTTTATCGGCCGCTGTCGCATGTCCAGCACAACGAGATCCTCGACGAGATCAAGAAGAACATCAAGTTCGTCCAGATCCCGTTCCATCTGAATGGCGACGAGAAGCAGTTCAACAAGAAGCCCGACAAGATCGCCTGGGACCTCTCGACGGCCGAGGCGGACTTCAAGTGGCGTGACAACGGGAACCTGGAGCTGTTCAACCAGGGCATCCGTGTCTGCTCTTACCCGCGCTACCGGTACGGCACCGGCGGCGACATCGTGTCCAAAAAGCAGCTGGACGTGAACTTCGCCCGAAACGACGTCATGGACAGCTGTGAGACGTGGCAGGCGATCAGAAAGACCGTGCGCGACCACGTCAACGCACGGACGTTGGCCCAGCAAGAAACGGCCGGCCGGCAACGGAATACCCCGACGCGCACACGTGCCCGGGCAACCAATCGGCGGCGTCCGACGCTGACCGAGCAGGACCGCTGCCGCGTCGTGCGCGAGATGAAAGACGGGTCGTTGAACAAGCGCCAGATGAAGGCCGCCAAGGTCTTCACGATGTGGCGTAAGGAAACGCACTCGACGATCTCCGCCGTATACAAGATCGCCAAGGGGAACGTCACGTTCCTCCCAGACGAGACACCGGCGTACTCGAGCCTACCCAAATCGCTGGCGGATCACCGCCTGGCGGTCGTGCTCGATCCCGTCATGTTCAACCGCTGGGGATGGAAACCGGAGTTCCCGGAAAAGCTAGTCGAGAACATCAACGCCACGTTCGACGAGCAGTTCGGCAAGTACGCAAACGACGTCCGGCTGAAGTACGTCGATGCGGACAAGATCGTGAAGACGATGCAAGGATCGAACACGGTCATCGACGCGAACAAGATGACACGCCTCGAACGCATCGCCACGGCGACTATGAGCGCCAATATCAGCAACATCCACTGGGCAGCCTGCCGTGTCAATGTCCAGCAGAACCGCAACGCGCAGCGGCGCATTGTGGTCGGCATCGGTCCGTTCGATTCGTGGACCGACGGCCGTACGTTCATTGCGATCAACCGCCGGGTGATTGCTGCTGTCAAGGTCGGGCCTTCCAGCTGGTGGCGCTACGCTACGCTGCTCCTGCACGAGTATCTGCACACAGATGCGACGCAGGACGCGCATATGCACAAGAAGGACTTCTACGAGGCGTACCACAATCTCGTGCAACAGCACTTCATGGGCGTCTTCTGCTGGAACTGCATGATGCGGCTGCCCGCCAATGCGCGCAGCGTGCGTCGTCGCCTGACCAGCAAGGAGTTGGCGACTGTCGATGCGGCCGAAGAGCAGCAAATCTACGCACAGAACTGGGACGACCTGGGTGTCATGTCACACCCGGATTTGGCGCCCACTTCGCGAGAGGCAGAGGAATGAACGGGCTACCTTGGGACATCCAGGTAGCCCTTGACCTCCGCATCTCACACGGGGCCGAGAAGGTGGAGGAGTACTGGGACACGAACATGCACGCCAAGAAGCGGACAGCCGCTATCCGGTGGATCATGTTCAACCGCCCGGATCTCCTCAACTTCTCCGGCGCCCCTGTTAAACGGTTCATGGCGCTGATCGAGGCGCTTTTCGAAGAATATAAGGAGGAGCGTCATGTCAAAGAAGGAGCTTAGGCAGTGCACACACAAGGACTGCCGACAGTGGACCACGGATTGGTACCCGATCACTGGAGGCGCTCGCCTTAAACACGTCCGCTGCGCCGAGTGCTTTGAGCGCGAGGTGCGTGCCGCTGTCCACGACGGGATCGTCCCGTTCGACAAGCTGCAGGAGCGGGAGAAGAAGGACACGTATAAGGAGCCACAAACTGTACCGGATCAAGATTCAGATGCCGGTCCTAGTCCACCAGGAGAAGATCCATGTGGTGGAGACTGAACTCGAGGTCCCCGACCAGTTCCAACTGGTTGCTGGGCACTACATATATCACAAGGTGACCAGCGGGCTGATGCCCATCGGCACCGTGATCTACGACGGAAAGCGTGACGTCCTGGTAGCGTGCCTGGACGGAGCGGCTTATGACAAGACCGTTACTATCGACGAATGGCTGGTGGAGCGTCCGCACTGGGTCGAAGCGACCGGCGAGGACGACGCACCGACGCCGTTCCTCGAGATGCAACGGATCAAACTCGCGCCGCCGGATGACGGCGACTAACCCCTTCAGGAGGATGTACATGAACAAGAAAGCGGCTGCCGCCAGAATCGCTGAACTGTCAGCGGACGTGGATCGGCACAACATGTTGTACTATTGCTATGGTGAACCAGCGATCCCGGATAGGGTGTTCGACGAGCTCCTCAAGGAACTGGTTGCACTAGAGCAGGAATTCCCGGATCTGGCGCTGCCAGATAGCCCGACCCAACGTGTGGGCGGCGCTCCTGTTGAGGGCCTCGAGTCCATGGAGCACCCGTCGCTCATGTTTTCTATCGACAACTGCTTCGACCTCGATGAGGTCAAGAAGTTTCATCAGCGTGTGGTGAAGAAGCTCGGCCACGAGCCGCTCTGGACGCCCGAATGGAAGATTGACGGTTGCGCTGTCAATCTGATCTATGAGGACGGCGTACTCACCCATGCCATAACCCGCGGCGACGGTGCAGTCGGCGACGACATCACGCACGCTGCCAAGGCAATGCGCGGCGTCCCTCTCAAGCTGGACCGTCTCTACGACGAGGAAGGCAATGTGATGGGGAATCCCAAGCCGTTGCCGAAGCTCTTGGAGATCCGTGGCGAAGCGTTCATCACGCACGATGACTTCACGCAGGTCAACTGTGCGCGCAACAACGCTGGTGAGGAGACGTTCGCCAACTCCCGCAACGCCACGTCCGGCGCTATCCGTAGCGTCGATCCGGCCGACTGTCACGAGCGGCGTGTACGTTTTATGGCGCACGGCATCGGCAAGTGTGAGTACGAAGGCGACGTCGATATCGAGTCGTACTTCGAGACGCTGTTTGCCTTTCATCTTTGCGGGATGCCGATCACAGATCACTATGGCCTGCCCGCCCCGATGGATAAGGCGCTGAAGACCGTCGCAGAGATGGTTGCCATGCTGCCAGAACTGAGCATTCCGGTCGACGGGATCGTCCTGAAGCTGGACAAGTTCAGCGATCGTGAAGCCATGGGCCAAGAGTCCAAGAAGCACGTGAGCTGGGCGCTGGCCTACAAGTGGGAGAAGTACGAGGCCGTAACCGAGGTCGAGCGCTTCGACGTACAGGTAGGCAAGCAGGGCACGCTGACGCCGGTGGTTTACTGCAAACCGGTGGAGATCGCTGAGACGATGGTCGGCAAGGCGTCGCTGCACAACTGGCACGAAGTCTTGCGCCTGGGCATCGCCCACGGTGACTCGATCGTCATGGAAAAGGCCGGCAAGATCATTCCGCACGTCGTACGTGTGGTCAAGGAGAAGCGCACCGGACCGGTCGCGCCGTTCCTGCCGCCCGCTACCTGCCCGTCCTGCGGCAGCGACGCCATCGAGGATGGTCCGTTCCTGCGCTGCTCAGGTGATTCGTGCCCCGCACAGATCGCCGCCCTGCTCCGATCGGCCGCTGACCGGTCCCGCCTAGATATAGATGGTTTGGGGGAGACCCTAGCCACCCAATTGGCGGAGGCAGAGCTGGTTGAGGACCTCTCGGACCTCTTCACGCTTGAGCATCGCAGAGACAGCGTTCTGAGGCTTGCACGCATGGGCGAGAAGAAAGCCGACAAGCTCTTCGAAGCCCTCGCAACGGCGCGTGAGCGGCCTTCCTGGCGATTATTGGCGTCTTTGAACATCAAGCACGTCGGAAGGACCATGTCGGAGGCCATCTGCAAGGCTGCTAGCGCTGCTGGCGCCGAGCTGAAGGAACCCGCCGACCCCTTCCAAGTGATGGTGTCCTTGTGGTCGATCGACGACTATACCCAGATTGAGGGGGTTGGCGAAGCCGCCGCTCGATCGATCTGGACGTGGATGCACAGCGAGAAAAACCTGAAGCTGCTGAAGCGCCTCCGGGACTACGGCGTCAACATGGGCGTCAACGACCCGGTGCCCGAAGTAGACGACGGATCTCCGAAGCCGCTCGCCGGTATGAAGATCTGTGCGACCGGGAAACTGGTCGGGTACTCTCGCGAAAGCATCAAGGAGACGATCGTGCAACACGGCGGTACAGTCGCCAGCGCGGTCTCGGCGAAGACCGACATGCTCGTCGCCGGCGAAAAAGCCGGCAGCAAACTGAAGAAGGCCCAGGACCTGGGCGTTCGTGTCGTCAACGAAGCGGAGTTCAATGACCTCATATCGGTCGAGCAGCAAGAATCCGCCAGTAAGTAACGTCGGGAAAAGTCGTAACATCGACCCTCGGCGACTATTTGGTAACGGCGTGCCGGCACACCGGATTGAATCGTACCGGGTGCCGGCACCTGCCGGTATTTCGATCCCCTTTGGCACCGTCCCGCGGGATGTGTACATACAGGGGCCGCGTTACAAAGTCGAGTTTTACGCCTTCGAGACGCTTGGCGGGGTCATCGGCCACACCGGAGCGCTTGCGAGGGCTGATTTCAGTACAGGAGATACCTTGGGATTCAAGATCAATGTCACCGTCGAGGCGCTGCGGACCAAACTGCAGGCGAACCTGGCGCGGCACAAGGACCTTTACCAAGAAGCCAGAGATGGCTACTGCGAGAAGGCGAAGGCGCAGCTGTGTGAAGCTGTTGATCGCCTGAAGGATGGCAAGCTCATCCGACTACGGTTCGACCTCGAGCCGCCTACCGATCACTCCGAGGACTACGAGCGGGTTTTGCGTATGCTTGACGCCTGCACGGACGAATCGATGGAAATCACAGAAGAACAATTCGCCGCGTATTGGGACGACGACTGGTCGTGGATGTACAACTGGGTGTGCACGAACAGCAAGATGTCGTCCAAGACGCTGGCATACGGCCAATCAAAAGGATTACTGTAATTTACGCTCGAAAAGCCAAGGGAGAGCGAACAGGCGGTGCGGCGGGTTCCTTTTGGGCCCTGTTTACAGGGTTTTATCCTGCTCGTCGTGCCGCCTGTTGTTTTAACTACTCCTCCACGCCGGCGGCTTTGAGAAGCTCGCCGCGGAAGCAGCTGATCGAGCAGTTGAAGCTGAGATGCTCCTTCGCCCAATCGAACAGGTCCTTCATCGAGAGACCTTGGTATTTGCCGTCGGACCAGTTCTTGACGAACTCTTCCCACAGCTCGCGTTCCTCGCCTTGGAGGACGCGCGGGGTGACCAGACGCGGTTTCGCAGCGAGAGCGGCGAGGGCGTCCTTGTTGTTTTTCTTGGTGGCTTTGGCCATGACTATTCTTCCTCTTGTTCTTCAGCAGGATACTCGTGCAACGGCATGACGGCAGTTGAACCGATCACCCGGTGCATGTTCGTCAGGTGGAAGTCGGACATGAATGCGCGCTCCACGTTGACGCCAAACGGTTCTAAATCCTCGCGGATCTTTTTGGTGAGCGAGTTGTTGATGCTCCGGAACTTCCGGATCAACGTCTCGACGTCTTTACCGATAACGGATTCGACGACGCCCTCTTGTGCGCGATCACGGATCGTGACGTTGAAGTCGTACGTGTGGGCCAGCGCCTTGACGATGTCGTCGATTGTGAAAACCACTGTCACTGATATTGTCAGTCCGATAGCTTCTTTGGTATCATGCGGCAGTGTTTGAGCTTCAAGATTGATCGTGTCACGGATAACGGGATGGACCACCGGTCGTTGGATGGGTGGCCAGTAGAGATGAAAGCCAGGGCCAATGGCCTTCACTCTGCCGAGCGTGAACATGACTCCCATCTGGGTCCTGTCGACGTGGAGCCCACGAGGGAAGATCCGAGATGCCCAACGCAGGAGGTCGCTCAGCCATCCAAGACCGATGTCCATATTACCCGTTCCGTATGCCAAGAGACTTCGAGAGTCTTTCCAATTTCCCGTAGAACTCGTCGAGCGTCCCGTAGTTCGGGATGACGATGTCTGCAACGTCTAGATCCATCTCGAGCGACGGATCGTTGGGGACGGCACGGCTGACCCAGACGATCAGGTCAAGCATGTCCCGTTCTAGCAATGCTTGCAGTTCTCCCGCCCGTCGGATTCCGTTGAGAATATCGCTGTCCTTCAGCATATCCTCGTACAGCGTGATCCCAAAGGGCTGATTGTACTCCCAGATCGCGTTTGCCCACCGTACCCGGTGATTATGGCGATCTTCCCAGCATTCCCGGACGGTTTTGTACCCCAGGGTCTTGCCGAATCGCTCAAAAATCATGGGTGCGGCAGCTTCGCTAGTACTGCCAGCATCTGTCAGAATCGTGTTCTCGGTGAGCCATTGCATGGCGGTGTCTTTGCCGCAGCGCCCTGGCCCACAAATGGCGATTTTCATGAGTCGTTGTAAACCTTCTTCCCAGTGGCATCGATACGAAACGTCCGCGGATGGGCGCCGTAGAGCAGCATGGCGCGGCAGGCGATCGCTGCAACCTTACGCAGCGCCCGCAACGTCTTCTCTTCGTCGGCACCGTGCACCCAGGCCTCCTCGGCCTTGCGCATGTAGACCCGCAACGTAGTAAGCTGTCCCACGACACCGTGGTCCAGGCCGTCGCTGCGGTCGGTATCAGCGAATGAGTTTTGGTACTCAAGTTCGCTGTTGATAGCGTCGATCACGTCCTGCGAGAGCGCAGGATTCTCAATGGTCATCATTCTTCGAGCAGTCCTTCGTATTGTTCAATCACACAGTCCATCGGGTCGTCTCGACGTAGACGGAACCGATTCCAGCTTTTAGGGAAGACGATCTGCCGACCGCCACGCTCCCGGAACTTGGGTTCGTAGCCCTCGGAGTCATCGATGAGCAGGGCACCAGGGCGGGCCACGCTCTCCTTGCGTCCGGTGAAGATCACGTCGCTGTCGTCGATCTCCTGGCCGTAGACGCGTCGTAGCCATGTGAGCTTGCCTCGCACGGCATAGCCAGAGTCAGCACCGCCGAACTCTGGTTTGCAGATATTCCGGGTCAGGAACGTCACTGGCCCGATCTGGCGGCAGAAATGAAACAACTCTACCGCCCACGGTAGTACCTCGAGTTCGTCCCAGAAGTAGTGCTTCTGATCCACGATCGGTGTCCAGATCTCCGAGTCGGTCTTGCCGAGTACCGCCACGTCGTGCGTCTCAAGCGTGCCGATCAGGTCTGAACGCCCGTGAAGGCGCAGCACTGCCGGTAGGAAGTCCGCGAGGACATCGTCAACATCTAGGTAGACTTCGTCGAAACGCATCAGCTCTTCGTGGGCTTGTCATCACAGAAAATTGGCATGGACATCGTCATGCCGTGTTCGTAGTCTATAACTATGAACGTCTGCGTGGGCGGCTGGGCTTTGAATCCGCCGCGTTTGGCGTACGGACTGATGCCGATCAGGCAGCCACACAGGACATAGTTCCAGTCACAGCCGTACTGGTGGAAGTGCCCCATCACGTCGAGCTCAGCGGGCGTCGCCGGCGGCTCGTTCCACTGCGCGATCTTCCGGCGCAGAGGCACGTGGACACCACCGATCCCGCCGCCGTACTTGATGGCGTGGCCGTGGTGGAATCGAACAGTGTGCCCTTGAACGGGCAAAATGTTGTGATACCCAGGCTCCAGTTTGCACTGGACCTTGTCGTCGTCGCGGAAGAAATTGGCGACGTTGTTGTAGATCAACCACTCCCAAGAACTGCGGGGCTCAGTGGCGATGCGGCGATCCTTGGTGGAGCGCCCGTGATTGCCCAAGCTGGTCGTGAACAACACGTGGTCAGCTTTGGATTCCCGCTTAAGGAGGTCGATACCCTGGATCAGGTGGTTTTGCACTTCGATCGAGGCTTCGGCCGGGCCCTTACGGTTGCCCTCCATGAGCTCTTCATGGATGTAACCAGTGATCATGTCACCGCCGGCCCATAAGACGACTTCGTTGATATTCGCAATCGAGCGAGCGAAGTCGAGAAGGTAGAGCGACTTTTGCCAGGTAGTAGCAATGCGCCGATTAGCAACACGCTCGTTGAACTCGTTGACCCCGTTAACCATTTTCGGGTCGACGACCTCTTCAAGGTGCCAATCGTTGACACAGATGATGGCGGACGCTTTGCCGCGTCCCTTGCGTTTACGACTCCGCTCCAGCTTTCGGAGCGTCGCCTGGTCCTGCGAGGCCAGGAGCCTTTCGCAGTTGTCCTCGGAGACCTGCAAGTCCGCCTCGGCCTGCTTGTACTTCTTCTCCGCGTCCTTTTTGGCCGCGTTGGCAGAAGCGAGCTTCCGTTCGAGTTTGCGGATTTCGCGGATCTTCTCGTCCTCGCTCATGTCAGCGAGGGTTTGCAGCTGCGCAAGCTTTTCGCGTGCTTCAGCCGTCTTCGAGCTAGCCATTGATTGTCCTCGTGTTGAAGATGCATCTGTTACGACTTGCGATATCATGTGAGTCTACCAGATCTGTCGATCGTGTGTCAAGTGTCTTACCTGAAAAAATCTGACAATTTTGCTTGCAATGCAAGCACCCCCAAGGAGAGCTACCATGCACCATATTCCAGTGGATCATTGTCCGGACGTGGAGTTGACGAAACTCCCGAACGAGAAGGTGGTCACATTCGACGGGCATGAGTTGAAGCTGGGGTCAGTCATCTACTTTCGCTTCTGTCCGCGCGAGGCGGCGTCCGAATACGTCGTAGTCTCAGATCGCGCGATTCGTGGCAGAGGCACTACAAAAATAATGGTGGTAGGCAGCCGTGGCATCGCAGCGGCTATGGACGCCACCGAATTCGTTAGAGACAAAAAGATTTGGTGGGACTGGTACCAGCAGAGGTACAAGCCCGCCGGGAGACGAACCAATGGCGAAACAGCCAGAGACTGATCTCGTTCCCACTGACCTCGTCACTGTCACCATGGATATGGACAAGGACGACGTCGCGGCCATTTTGATGTCCCGCGCTGAAGAGCGCATCAAGCTGGCCATTAAAGCTTGTCAGGACCGTGAAAAGGTTCTGACGAAGGAGCACGACGAGCTGCGCGAAGCCTTCAACGACCTCTGCGAAGAGTTCGCAAAGGAGAAGATGGAGGACACCGTCGAGACCCTCACCGAAGCGGCCACTGCGCTGAAGTGCAAGAATATCAGCACGGAAGTGTACTCGGGCGGATTCACGCTCCACAACAACATGGTCGCGGCAAGCATGAGCCTCAACGCCCAAAAGCCGCGTGTGCGCTGGGAGGTGAGTACGTCCTTCAAGGCCACGGCTGCGCTGAAGAAGGCCTACCAGACCGGCGAGAAGAAGCGCAAGGAGATCGACGACAACAAGAAGCAGTGGATCGAATGGCGGCGCAAGCTGGCCGATCTGCCGTCGATGGAACGCCGTGCCAAGGCGGCCGTCGCCGAGTCCCGGCTCAAGTCCACGAAAGAGGGCCAAAAGCTGGTCGACATGCTCAACGGCGATCTCGACAACTCCGTGAAGCTGCTCGGCATCTGTTGATATTGCAATGCCTGCCAGTGGTGATCTAAAACTGCTTGGATTCTGGCGACAGCCGGACGCCACGCGGTGGAAACCATTTTCTGAAGATCAAGAGAGCGTAACGCTCAACGCGCCGATCGATGACGTGGTGTTTGGCGAGACTCGGGAAGATTGTCTTGCCCAGATTCACGCCAAATACCCGGCATCGGATCCCAATATGTCGCTCGTGGAGTATCGCTGGCAAACGCATCCGCGTCACCAGTCAATCAGCGGCGACCCGTCTACGAATTGGGATAAGGACGACTCCATCGACGTGAGCGAGACGGAGCGCTACTGCGGAGCCGATCCGTGGGAAGCTCTTGCGCTTGCTAAGAAACTCGGCACGATTGAAACTCGCAATCTGACTACGGAAGGCTACTGCTACGACGGGCCGAAGTGGGAGGAGGAGGGTTGTATTGTGACGAGTGTCGGTTGGTACACCGGCATTAAGAAGATCAAGTATGATCCCAAAGGCCTGCTACGTGCGAAGAAAGCCGCAGCGACACGCCAAAAGACGGGGGCCGTCCTCGTTAGCGACGTGGCTTCGGCGATCTGGCAGCTTGCGATGCAACTCAACGATGTTGTACGCATCCGCGGCGTCGGCAGCGATTGGAATAGCCGCTACTCCTGCTGCATCTGCGCATTAGAGACGATCAAGTGGTTCAACGCCGTCTTCGGCAAGAACGCACATCGTCGCAACAAGCACTTCCGCGAACTCAAAAAGAAGTGGAAGGAGCGTGCAGAGGCGTCGCGCAAAGCGTGGTATCGTGACGCGCAGGTCGAATACAATGACAACGATCCGCGGGCCGTCTTCGCCAACTTCATGGCCGAAGAGATCAAGGTCCGTAACTCGCCCGTACTGACCGAAAAGGAGTGGCGAAAACGCGGCGAACGTTGGAAGCCCCCGCCGGGCACGTTCAAGGCGTTCGGCCACAAAGCCTATGCCAAACAAAGGGCGCGCGACGAAAAAGCGCAAGCCAAAAAAGAAGCCGAAGCCAAAAAAGCCGCCGCCAAAAAGAAAGCCAAAGTCGGTGGCAAAAAAGGCAAAGGCAACGCCAAAGCCAAAAGGCCGACCAAAAAGAAAGCCCCCGCAAAGAAGCGGCCGTCCCGACGTAAGTCCAAAGCTGCGCGCTGAGATCATTCGACTCGGCACGCTGTTCATGAAGGAGGCCAAAAACTTCAAGGCGGCATTCAAACGTCCCTTACACGACTTCTGGATCAACAATGTACGCGGCTTCGACATCCAGCGCTTCTGCGACGAGATGCTCGAGGCGTGCCACGGGAGTTTGGTCAAAGCCGTGCGTGCTGAATACGGGGACGAAAAGGCGGCATTAATCAAACGACTGGTGCCTAGTGGTTCCAGCGTCATGTGGCCACAAGCCACATAACTTCTGAAGACCAGGCTGCTCCCAGGTGTGTGCGACACCACCGTCGCAGTGCGTCACCGTCACGGCCCTCTGAGAACTTCCGATAGTACGCTATCGGGTCCATAAAGAGCTGACTGACGGGTTTTGCCTCGGCAAATAGTGTCATCATCCTGGACCAATTGAACGCGAAGGCATGGCGCAGCTGGGTGTCGTTGTAGGACACGCGGCCCGCCTGAATCTCTTGTTGTACATGACAGACAATCGCCAGTGCGTTGATTGCTGACTCTGCTGTGAAAAGCAGGTCGCCAGCACCGTCGCCGATGGAACCACCATTCTTCGCCATCCACACGTTATGCGTCGCGCCGTTCAGGTAAGCGACCCACTCGTCTAGGATGTAGAGGGGGATCTGATTCCATTGGCGAGTTCTGCCGATCATGTACTGCGCGTACATTCGCGATCTGAGTCCGGTTGGGACATACCGGGCAGCATCCCTGATAGTGCAGGGCCGCGGCTCTTCGATGAGCGCGGTCCTGCCGTTCAAACAATAGAGTGCGTTTTCCACACCCGTGCCGGCACCATGCTCGTTCCTCATGAGCGAGTTCACACCATGGGTCGCTTCATGCGCCCACGTGCCCAGATCTGAGTCACGGTAAGTCGCGGAGCTTGTCAGGCCCGTTGCGGGCAGCCGCGAATCAATGTCCGCCAATACCTGCCCCAACCGTGTGTCGTCTACCGCTCTGACAACCGGCGCGTAGGTCCACAGCGGTTCACGGGCAGCCTCATTGGAGCGATCGTCGCCGGCAGCGTACATTGGTCCCGCCAGTACGCTGCCGGCTGACGCCGCTATGAATGCCCGTCGTGATAGTTTCATGGCGTCAAATATACCGTTCTTTCGGGATCCGGGGAGGACCAATTTTGTTAATGGAAACAAAATGTGCGCATGCGCAGCAGGACTGGGCGACAGCCTTACTGCAGCGACACGGCAAACTGATGGAAGTCGAGGAGATGGAGGCCCTCATTAAGAGGGGTAAGGCAGGGGACGACGACGCGCGGAACCGCGGGATTGCTGGTTGCTACAGGCTGGCCTTTCAACAGGCCTGGCGCGCAGCGTACAACGATCCCCACTTCTCCGTCGACGATCTCTTCCAGGAGGCCGTGATCGGCCTCATGAAGGCAGTCGAGCGCTGGCGACCAGAAACGGGCAACCGATTCGTAACCGCTGCTTGGTTCTCGATCCATGCCGCAATCTCATGGTACAAAAAGTGCCATAGGCGCCTCGTATACTACCCGCCCCGCTGGGACGAAAAGGGTGTCAAGCGGCCGGACTGGACTAAAGACTGTCCGGAGCTGTTTGCAGACTACGTGTCGTTGCATAAACGCGTGGGCACGGGCAATAGGCGAAATCCCGGGATATTCGTGTACGAGATGATTGAAGACGAGACGCTGCGCGACTTCGTTGCCGACGTCGAGAGCGAGGACCAAGCCGATATGGTCTACGAGGCGTTCGAGAAGTTGACGGAGCGTGAAGTCGACATACTGCGGCGTCGCTATCTCGGCGACAAGCTTTGGGAGATCGGTAAAGTTTACGGAATCACCCGCGAACGTGTTCGGCAGTTGATCATCAAAGCCGAAAATATCATCCACAATCACGTCTTGAAAGAGCAAATCGATGGAGACGCTGGTACTGCTTAAACCCGATACGCTCAAACGGGGCCTGGTGGGGCGCGTCCTCACCAGGCTCGAGGATCGGGGCATCCGCTTCCTGCGGGTGAAAGAGTTGATCATGCTCCCCCGCCACTGCGAGGAGTTGTACGCAAAATTCAAGGGCGAGCCCTACCTGCCTCGCATCCAAGAATTTATGACCAGCGGCCCGATCGAGGCCCGTGTGGCGCACGCGCCGCACGCGCCCGACGACACGATCACGATCGTACGGTCTGCTGTTGGCAGCTTCACGGCACCCGCTGCAGGCACCATCCGTGGTGACTTCGGCGCTGTCCGCGAAAAGAACCTGATACACGCCAGCGACTCGCCAAGTGCGGCCAAAGTCGAAATCGAGATATTCTTCCCGGGGTTCCCTGGAGATGTCGGCGACTAGGGCCTGGCGAATGCTGCGCGACCGCGACGGACTCCCTGCAACGCTGTTCCACGGCGTACGGGGAAGCCGGCTTCTGCACCTCGACCTTTGGTACAGGGCGGAAGAGAAGATTGCGTGGGACGGTGACAAACGGAAAGCGACGCACTACACGTCGGGATTCCACGTCATGCCCACCTACGAGGACATACTGCGCTTCTCGAACCGGTTCCGAAACATCGATGACCTTGTGATCTGCGAGGTTGATGTAAAAGGGAAGCTTCGGAAGAAGAAGCACAGTCCTTCTAACATACTGCTCGCTCCCTGGATGCGTATCCTGGATGATCAGTGGGCAAACCGATTACTACTACCTGAAGTGAGGGCAAACTGAATGGCAATTTTTGGGTACATCCTCATCGGCTTCGTCGTCGGCATTTCTATGGGCTGGATGGGCGGCTTCGCCTTCGGCCAGATTAGCGAGAATGAGAAGCTCCAACGGCTTGCCGTGAAGCTGAAGCTCGCACGATGGGAGACCAACCACACTACCGGGAAGCCGTACTTCGTGTGGTACACCATCCACGGCATCATGACGATGCAGCAGGCAGCGCAGTCGAAGAGCACCTTCGCATACCCGCAGTTTTCGTGGGGGCTGCCTGCGGCTGTGTTTGGCGACGTGCCTGATCATGACGAATCGACGTATACCGGTGATTTGATCGACGGCGACGAACCCTTCGACCCGATGGAAGACGAGGAGGAGTTAGAGGATGAAACCGCAGACACGACGTGACTTGCTCACCGTGCTGATCTTCGCACTCATGCTTGCCGGCGTGATACTGGTCCTTGGAGCAGTCATGTGCACGCAATCGGACGGCGCTGAGCCGACCAGCAAAGCGAGCGCTATCATGCTTGAGCCTGAAGTGTGGTTCTCGGACGTACTGCTGCCCGAGGAATACAAAATTTCGCCTGGCCACTATGACGGCCAGGAGAAGCGATACCTGACGTGGGCCGAGGCGATGCGAAAGCGCGCGGCCGATCGACAGGCCTTTCTGAACTTCATACCCAGCGAGCAGCATCGCTATCGCCTGAACCTGTTCAAGATGGTCGAGGCGTACGAGCAGCTGCCCGATGGGGCGGACAAGGAACGCATGTTCCGCATCTGCCTACTTGAGTTCATGTTCGTAACCAACCGACTCGATCTCGATCGAGTGGAGCTTTACCCCAAAGATATGCCTGGAACCGCACGCCGGGCACTGCGCGACTTCCAACCGAAGTGACAGCACTTCGCGGGGTCGAAGTTGCGTCAGCCAGCCACCGAGTGTGGCCTGTGCCAAAAGCCCACTCGGTAGGCTGGTCTTATACAAGGAGCCGCCATGGACCGCATGATGACGATCAGCGAGGAGGAACGGGCGATCATCGAAGCGTGTATCGCCGACTGCATCGATGCAGTGACAAAACAACGTATGCTCTGCATGCGTGAAGACCGCTTGGCTCGTAAAGAACAGCTGCAGCTGAATGAGGAGTATCGTAAGCTGTCTCCTGCGGACCGTCGACAGACGGGAAGCGAACTGTTGCAGTTGGAGGTCCGAATGGAGGAACTCATAACTCGGTTCGACCCAGATGACTGGGAACCGACACCTGACATTGAGGAACTCTGTTTGGATGGACCACGTGACACCTCGTCGACCGAAACGAAATTTTCTTCCGGATGAAGGAGTTAGTTCCTTCCGAAGGAAGGTACTGACTCCATTGCATTGCCTTCCGTAAGGAAGGTAATGTAATAAACGACTAAAGTTGGTCCAGAGGGCCAAAGGCACTTTAGTCGTTTATTATAAGGCGGGGTATGGATGTGCTCCCTCTGCTGAGGGACCCGTCCAATTTTATTCACGTGAATAAGAAGCGTTCCCAGGGGGCGGTATGTGGCCGCCCCCATAAGTGTTGTTCTTTCCCAGAAGGAGGCCTCATATGGCCAAAGGAAAGCGAAAGAAGAAGCGTGCTCCGATGATCAGCAAGACCGAGGAGCTTGGCCCGAACGACCGGACCCTCTTGATCCGGCGGTATCGGAAGAAGTTCCCCAAGACTGACCGTGTCATCAAGATGAGCAATGGCCGGAAGCGCCGAATCAAAGGCATGCCGGCCACCGTTCTGTTGAACGAGAAGATCCTGCGAGATTACCCCCACAGCGGGGTCACCGCGCAGAACATCTACAACTTCGACTCGGACGTCAAGAACGGGAAGAAATCGAAGCCGGTGGGCAAGTCCAAGAAGACGCCGGCACGGGCAGAGGCACAGACGCCCGAGACCACGACCCCGCAGAAGAGCGTGGACCTCAATGGCATGTCGCTGGAAAAGTCGCAGACCCTCTTCGAACAGATGAAGACTGCGAAACCCACCGCCATGCCGCGACTCTTCGGTCAGTTCATGGCCGAGATGACGACGCAGATGGACAAAGCGACGGAATGGGCATCGAAAACCACGGTGTCCGATCTGATCAGCTAACCCGGGCGTTTGCCACTCTCTGTCCTACACTTGCCACAGAGAGCGTGCCGGTTACCCCCTCCTAACCCGAGGGAAGGTGATCAGGCTCCGCGGTTCGTCCTTCATTGGGCGGCCGCGGCCTCGACCTGGGGTTCGGTCGGTTTGTGACGAACGCTAGTTGAATTCCCCCCAATTTAACCAGTGGTACCGCCAAACCCCAGGTCACAAAGCATCAAAATGCGCGCCTTCTTGATGCCCTCAGAGGCGCGTGGGAAGATGCGTTCATGTACAGCGCCGCCCCACATCGTCGTGGGGCGGCGTCATTTCTCACACATAGGAGAGGACAAGTGAACAAGGAAAAACTCGAGATGCTCAACGCTATGGGCGCCCTGCTGGACGACCCGGAGACCGTTGACGAGATCGACGAAGTGCTCGCCCGCGGCGTACAGCTGGTCGAACACGTGCTTGGCGCTATCGCCGACGCCCCGCGTGCGAAAGTGACGGCCGACCACATCGCGAAGCTGTGTCGGATGCAGTATCAATCGTTTTTGGACGCTGGCTTCAGCGACGGGCAGGCGTTTACGCTGCTGGTCGGCATCCGCGCCGGTCTCACGAAAATCAGTTGATACATGTGCGTGTGGGGCTGTGGGCTTAGAAGCAGCCATCAGCTAAGGAGTGGCGAGTGGAAGTGCTCTGGACCGGGTTAGCCGCCCGGCCACCACAAGATAACCGTGCAGCATGACCGTTGGCAACGGATCGGCGGCTTCGACTGGGCATGGTGTCACCACCGGGAAGCGACAGCGGATGCGACGCTACGACCGGCCACGTACTACCGAAAGGCTTCGGTCGCCGTAGCGAATCAGAGTTCGTGAAGTCAGAGGGATGCAGTTTGCTACGGTAGTACCAGCGGAGTCCGTAGTTAAGGTTGAGAGACGACAATCGAAGTGTCGGGAAAACAATGCTCTTCCAATGCTGTATTCGTAGCCCGTGGAGCCTTTGGCGTGACAGCACACCCCACGCACATTTTTACAAAAGGAGAGGAGTTATGATCGCGCGAGCGAAACCCGGCTTCGACCCGGAGATCATTCGGTGTTCCGTGTTCGCTCTTCAGGTCTGCGTGCCTGCCACGTGGACTGACGAGGAGATCGAAGAGTTCGCTGAACAAGAGCACCCGGCCGGTGCTTTCGATGGGTGGCACATCCAGCGCGACGGGCCGTATCCGGAGCGCGTTTCATGCAATGACCGCGAGGGGTTCATCCACGTGGTCGTGGAGGTATAGATGGGTAAAAAAACAATCTGTGACCTGTGTGGAGCCGACATCGAAAAAGGTGAGTGCTTTACGATAAACCTGCTGCCGCCCCGTAGTTTTAACGGGCGTGGCAAACACATCCGCACATGGGACGTCTGTCGCGAGTGCTTGGACTTTCCAATCAGCGGATCAAAAATGCGCAACGTGCTTCGGCGTCTCATCCCGGACTTCGTGCGCAGACTCTGGAAGAAGAGGATGTAGATGGGAATGGACGTTTCTGGAAAGAACCCCGACGCCCCCGTCGGTGAGTACTTCCGTGCGAACGTGTGGAGCTGGCGACCAATCCACCAGCTGATGTGCAAGCTTTGCGGCGACCTGCTCTCTGAGGGGTTGCTGGAGCAGATGAGCTATAACGACGGCGCAGGCCCTGACGACCAGGAAACCTGCACGCAAATGGCCATCAGGTTCTCCCAGTGGTTGGAGAAGAACCACAATGGGCACGCTGTCGATCTGGGGTGCTATTGTGCAGAGGGTACCGGACGCTTCGTAGGCGATGAAGAGCTCGCCCGCGGCGATCCGGTTGAAACCGCACACCGTACAAGTGATGCCCATCTGAAAAGTTGGGTACAATTTCTCCTCCATTGCGGAGGATTCGCAGTCGACTAGAAAGGAGGCGGCAATGTCAGGTTTCGTGACCGACGGTCAGCAGATCCGTGACGTCCTGCTCTTGCTCAAGAGCAGCATCGCACGCGCGACCGACACGTACCAGGTGAGTCTTAAGCAGTACGACGACGAGGATCTCGGCGATCCACTCGACCATCGGGGGACGCGCCGCGGACTGCAGTACGATTACGTCTTGATCATGGAGATGCAGCAAGCGTACAACCGGATGGTGTCGATCACCGTCGGGGACAAAAGCATGCTACTGTCTACGGCGGTCAAGATGATCGGTATACTCGGAGAGGACAAGAACCTGCTGAGGAAGGCACTGAAGGCCGACGGGTCGGACAATTGGTACGGTCGCAACGAGCGGACGTCCGAGACGATCGTGAAGAAGGTCATGGTGCCACGACCGGTCGCTGAGAGTTTGATTGAGACGGCTGAGAAGGAGGTGACGCAGATGCGTCGCGCCATCGGTCGTGGCAATCAAGAGCAACGAGAACTTACAGCTGAGAACACTGGCCTCCCCCAGGAGGACTTTGATCGCGCTGTTAAAGTGTTGACTGAAATGTAGGCGGCTTCGGCCGCTTGCGGGTAGTGGGAAAGTACCTAATTACCGCGAGAGCGGTGATACGCATGTCCAAATGCGCGGAAACGCCTGTGTAAGCCCTGGTAAAACCTCGGCGGCTATATGACCTCGTCCCTCGCAAATCGTGCGTGATTAAGGGGTCCATGGCATCGAGATTATATGAGGGGGCAGCTCAAGTAAGCCTACCAGCATCTCACTTTCCTACTACCTTTTTTCACAAGGTGGTGACTCATGGTCAAAGACCTGATTCTCGGTACGCCGTCACGGTCCCCTGCGGCCATGGCGGCGTACCATGCCACCGTTATCCCAAATGGTGGTGTAGTCGAAGACTGGCGAACCTATCTCGTGCCGCGGATCGCCAATATCCGTCGCGCATGGGTCGCCCGTGTCATAGCGCTCTTTAATGCTGGCTGGTCTGTTTTGCAAAGCCCCAAGCTCGCCTATGCGCAAAACTGTCTGCCGTGCATCTGCACATCAGACCCGATAACACAGACGTGCAAACTGATACCGTGCCCTTTCTGCCACGCCAGGAAGGTTGCCGATATCTACATGCGCGCCCAAAAGCTGATCATCAAGCTCGGTAACGTCCGCGTAATCAGTTGGCGACGAAAACACGGTCGGGCTGCCGTCGACATGATCTACCTGAACGAACACGGCCGTGTAACGGGGTTGGGTGAAGTCTTTGCAGAGCATAACGGCCGCCGACGCGAGATCCGCAGAACGCAGCTGCAGGCTGCATACGGTGGTGCACAGATGGTCACGATCGCTCCGCATACATTCGACCACCCTTCGCCGGAGGGTGCCTGTGGCCGCTGGCTCGTACAGCAGAGCGTTCTTGCTGTTGTGCCGCGCTATTGGCGTCCACCCAGAGGTATTCGCAAGCGTGCAGTCGTACGCACAAATCCCGATCCCCACGACTTGGCATACCAGGTTGGGCGGGCGTTTCGGTATCCGCAACACTGGCTTACCAGCGATCCGTGCATCATGCGTGACCTGCTGGAGGCTATGAAAGGCAGACGATTCAAAGAAATTTTTGGAGACTTACGTGGGTCAGTATGATCCTATCGAGCGATTAGCATCGCTCGAGTCCAGACATTCCCTGTCGGCTCAAGAGCAGTTCGACATTATCTCCAACGCCGTCGACTTCGCGAAGAACTCGCCGTTGGCGTTCGTACAGTTCATCGACATCATGGACGAGGAGCTGCAGTCGCCGCAGATGGCGGTTGCAGAGGTCAAAGACATGCTGCAGAACCCTGTGGCTGACCTCGAGGCTTTCTTCGACCGCGACCTGTCGTTGGCGTCGCTGAACAACCTCACCGAACTTGAGAGCTCCGGTGACGTGCCAGAGATGCCGTCGACCGATCTCATCAAATCAGCGGTGCTAGCAATGACGCCGTTCGACTACGAGCAGATGCGCTCCCATCTCACCATGACCGACTTCGACTCGGCCTACCACGAAGGCGCTATTGTCACCGGGTGTTACACCCGTTTTGATGACGGTTCTATCGCTGCTGTCGCTCTCGTCCACGCCACCCCCGCTAACGGCGGGCCGTACCTTGATGCGTGGCTGTGCCTGCCCCCGGACAAGTTTCCGGATACGCTGAATCCGTCGTTGCCTGCCACAAGGGATATGGACCAGATCTTCGAGTTCCAGTATCCTGATGGCACGTATCGCGTAATCAAACTCGTATCCGCAGCTGGCCAACAGGAATGTCCAGGTACAACGACGACAGACACTGTGAGAAGCCACGAAGGTGCCTCCGGTGCATGAACATGTTCCTTTCCAAACATGCGGGCAACCGCATATGCCCGGACTGCACCGCGCATCCGCCGAATGTGAGCGGACTGCGTCGGGTGCACTTCGACCTTGACACCTATATGAGTCAGAAAGAGAAGGATGACAAATTCGACGGAAGAGCTGGCCTCTGACGATTACGTCGTCGTCATTGGTCCCGTCATTGTCGATCGCTACTTCGTGGGCAAACCCAGACGACTTGACCGTACGGCGCCGGTGCCTCTAATCGGCGTCACGGGACAGTTCTGGGCGCCCGGTGGCGGCGGCAATGCCGCAAACTGCTTGGCCCATCTGGCCCTCCCAACGACGTTCGTCGGCATGGTCGGAGACGACGACGCCGGCGAAGAGTATCTCAAGGCACCGATGCCTCCCAACCTGCAGCTGAAGGTTGGCAAATACGCTAACTACAGCACCCCCGTAAAAACCCGCGTCTATGCCAACAATCGCCTTGTAGCACGGTTTGACGCGGACGATCCTTACACAGGGTCGTTCGAGTCTACGACTGCGTCCTTATTTTTTAGCGCTGTGGCAGAGAAGCCGCCTTTGGCGATACTTATCAGCGACTACAACAAGGGGGTGTGCACGCCCGACATCATCGGGTCCGTGCTGCTCTACGGCGAGGATCACAACGTCCCCGTGATCGTGGACCCTGATCCGGCGCACACAGAGAGCTATCAGGGCGCTACGCTACTCACGCCGAACGCCGACGAGGCAATGCGGATGGCAGCGGCCTGCGGGTATGCAGATCGCGCAACCGATCCGGTCGAAGCAGCTGACTTCCTGGCCAACAAGTTCGATTGTGACGTCCTCGTCACGCTCGGCAGCCACGGAATGGTGCTGGTTCCGCCCCACGGGCAGGAACGGTTCCCGCTGCAAGCGCTGCCCGCCGCTGCGATCGATACGTGCGGTTGCGGAGATGCTGTGGCGTCGGCGATGACCTACGGGATTGCCACCGGAATGAACGCACGCACGGCTACGCGCTTTGCAAACGTGTCCGGTTCGCTATGCTGCGAGATCATTGGTGCTATGCCCATCCCGCTGCACCGCCTCAACCAACGCGTGACGCTGTCGCTCGGGCTCGATCGAAAGGTCGTGACCCTCGACGAGCTGCGTCTCCTGCGGCAATCCGTCGCCGTCGCCGGCGAAATCTTCGGGGTTGCCAACGGCGTGTTCGACGGCGTCCACGACGGGCACACCTCGCTGCTACGGCAGGCCAGGGAGCATTGTGACTTCCTGGCGGTGCTCGTGAACACTGACGAATCGGCGGAGCGCATCAAGCGCCGACCGCAACACAGTCAGATAGCCCGTTCGCTCAGCCTGGCGGCGCATCCGTTGGTGGATGCGGTGCTGCTGTTCGACGGCGATAACGCAGTACCAGAGTATCAGGCGTTGCAGCCCGATATCATGGTAAAAGGGCCGGACTACAAGGATAGGGAAGACCTGCTACCGGAAGCTGCGGTGCTGCCTGAATGGGGCGGCGAGCTGCGGTTGGCCGAGCTAGAGGTCGACGTCAGTAGTACCCAACTGCGGGAAGAAGATGAGGCCCTCAAAGAGAGCACTGCGCCAGGAGAGACTGAAGACAGCGCTGGAGGAGCTGGAGACGCTGCGGACTGAACTCGCCTTCGACGAGATCACCGTAACGCTCAGCGACTTCCAACGACACTGGCAGTTCAAATATGGCGACAAGCATTTGGCGGACTGGTGGCCAGCTTCTGCGAAGGGACAGCTCACAGGGTCACAAGACTCCGTCGACTGTGTGAGCACGTCTCAAGCGCAGAAGCTGGCCATCGCCGCTAAGAAGAAGCTGTTTACCGAGATTCGGCAGGCGCTTCAGCAGAGGTGAGCTCCTCTCGCAGGATTTGTACATCCGGCGGGGCGTCGACACCGAGGCGGATCCGATCACGACCAGTGCGGATGACCGTGACGGTGATGTCGTCGCCAATCTTGATCTGCTCACCTTCTTTGCGGGACAGGACCAACATGGTAGACCTCCTTGTGCTTGCAGTAACAATACGCCCAGTTTATCACCTTCGGACCCCCGGAGCAACCAAATGGGACAATTTCACTTCATGCAGATGTACAACGACGCCGCGGCGCGCGACTGCGCTGCCATGCCGCAGGCGTTGCTGATGATCGGAGCCGTTACGGCGGCTGAAAAGGACGCACGCGGGATGGGATATTGGGATGACCTGACCATCGACGTGCTGTTCGAGAAGGCTCGCAGGCTTGTTGACCTGAGGGACTGTTTTTCGGAACGACTAAAGCTTATGCTATTGGATGGTGAAATCCTCGTCTTAGTCCGGGACCCTGTAGATGGACGCGTCCATCGGCTCCGAGACACCGACGTGATCGATTTCGATGACCCGATAGTAGGCCCGGAGCAGTTCTTTACATTGGCTGAAAAGCTGATCGAGCACTCGGCCTGAATCTTATTCAGGAGAATAAAATGGCAGCGAGACCGCTAGCACTGGTATCGGCTGACTGGCATCTTCGTAAGTACGACCGCGTGTGGTACCGACGTGACACGCTGCGCGGCGACGCCGCGTGGGGCGTCCGACAGGTATGCGACATTGCGGCCGAGCAAATGCCTGATTGTCTGATCCTGCTGGGCGACCTGTTCGACCAGCGGCTGCAGCAGTCAGATTCTCTGATGCTCATGCGACGAGCTATGGCTGATTTCCAGGAGAACAATATCCAAGTGCAGTTCATTCAAGGACAGCACGAGCGGTCTTCACCGACGCTGATGAAGTCGATCCACAGCTGGTCACAGCATATCGACGAGCGGATGGTGGAGTTGGACAACGGCAACCTGCTCATGTACGGCCTGGATTATCGCAATCCGGTCGAGGTTGAGGAGGCGCTGCGTGCCGTGCCTACAAACGCTGACATTTTGGCGACTCATCAGGTTTGGAAGGATTACCTTGGCGAGGAGCGCGGCGATGCCTGGTTCCACTGGGCGCCGACGCAGTTCATTGCCACGGGAGATTTCCACAAAGCGAAATTCGAGACGCGTGGGACGCAGAAGATCCTGTCACCGGGACCGCTCTGCATGCAGAACATCGGCGAGGATCACGAGAAGTTCGTGTTCATGCTGAACTCTGATCTCACCGTCACGCCATACAAATTGCGATCGCGCGGCTACTATGAGGCACGCCTGTACGAGGAAGCGCAACTCGAGCAATTCCTCGACGAGTGGGACGCCTCCCCGGCGAAGATCCCGCAGGTTGGCGTGCCGCCCGCCGTCGCAACAAACATCATCCGCGTTTGGTACCGTTCGGATATTCCCGACGCCAAGCCGCGGTTGGAAGGTAGGATCGGCTCATCGGCCCACCTATTTACAACGATGATCCCTGTCGAAGACCAGGCACAGACGGTCGACGCCGAGCGGCGTGTCCAGGCTGTACTTGGTGCGGGCATGGTCGGATGCATCAACGAGTTTTACGGAGATGACCCTCGCGCATGCGCAGATGCCGTGCGGCTCTACCGTAGCAAAGACATCCAAACCGAGCTACTTTCAATCTTCAAGGAGCAAGTTAGTGTCCCTAACGGTCACCGAGAAGGAACATTTCAAGACGAGACTCCAGGAGATCCACGATCGAGCGACTGCACAACTGACGGCCGACGCGCCAGCGTGGGAGCCACGGCTCCGCAACAAGGCAGCTAAGGTCGTCGAACAGCAGTTCGGCGTCGCGGAACTTCTGAATAAACAAATGGAAATTCGGCGTCAGCGGCGCGAGCTAGGCAGACAACTAGAGCAGCTCGACACCGAGATCTATGAGAAAATCCACGGCCTGCTGTCAGATGACGCACCCTGGGTCGAGGACGATAGGCGTTACTACAGCCGTAACCGCCATGAACGCCAGGAATTCGCACGCTACCCGGAGAACTGCCGACAGCCAATGCGCTGCCAGCTTCAATACGAGTTCGAAAAACTCCGGGCAGAGCATCCCATTGGACGCGCTCTTGCTGAACTCAAGGACCGCGTTGACCATTACCGAGATCGCATCATTGCGTGCGCATCGCACGCAAAGATGGAGACATTATGGGAGGAGGTTGTCGAAGAGCTGGGCAACTTCGAGCCCAGTGATCCCGACGCCCGGACTCCTAGAAAGGTGGAGACCGCCCGTGTCACACACGATAAGAAGAAGTGAGCTGCCGCCGATAGTGCTTCCGAACATTATCGAGCAGGCTGTGAAGGAAACCGAGGCTGCGATGCGGGAAGCTATGGAACGCATCAAGAACATGCCGACGACACTGCTTGCCGTGGATACCGAGTCGGGGGCTATAAAAGCCGTCGACGAGTTCTCTACGGAAGCAGTGGCAGCCCGCTGTAGCCATGAATGTCCGTGCGTTATCGGTGAAACCCATTACCGCGCACCAAATTGCCCCAATAGGAGCCCCCATGGAACATTACCCAAGCCATCTGACCCCGGCGTTGCCGATTTTCTTGGACCGAATCCGGTCGGCTGCACAATCACTCCCGGTGCACATAAGCCATCCGCCCGCGACTGAATCCGCTGATCGGTCGTACGGAATGACCTGTGTGCAGGCGCTCCGGATGTATGCGCCGGACCTGATCGAAGAAGGGAGGGTGATCATAGAATGAGTGCGGACCTCACGTTGAAGTACGCAACCACTTTCACGAGTCTTGCTAACGCTATGCGACTTGTGAAGGCGTCGCTGCTGGCCCTCAAGGATGCCAGCGATAATCTCAACGACTGGTGGGACGACCAAGACCTCGAAGGTGTGGAGGACGAGGACGAGTTCCTCGCCAAGAAAGCCGCCGAGACTTTTGGCATCCCGGAGAGCTTCGCGCTCGCCCTTGTCGACTTTTCGTTGCTTCCAGAGATCAAAGGTATGAAGGCTGCGCCGCCTGACGCCATGACGCTCGCCGAAGCGCTATCACTACTGCACCCCCTAACAAGTGAGAGCTGGCCATGATAATCCAGAAGGTCAACCTTCGACATTTCTGCCAGCACATCCAGGAAGAATTCACGCTGTCGCCTGGGCTCAACATGATCGTTGGGCCCAACGGCAGCGGGAAGACCAACCTCCTGCGTGCTACGCAGTTTCTCGTCACGGGGGACTCGGGCGGCAATCGCCCCAAGGCGGACGACGTCTACCAAGGCGTGTTCGGCTCAAACGAGGAGTCCTTTGTGAGCGGCCAGCTGTTGCACGAGGGAACAGTCATTACCCTCAAGCGTGCGCTCCAGCCGGCGACAGCCAATCTCATGGAGATCGGCGACGAGACCTGGACGTCTGTCAATGCCATTAACAGCGAGCTGTTCCGACGGCTGGGCACGACGAAGAAGCAGATCCACGACTACATCTTCGTCCGCCAACGCGGCATCGACGAGATGTTCGACCAAAAGCCCGCCGAGCGGGCCGCATCGCTGGCATCCCTCTTCGGCCTCGACAAGGCTGAGAAGATCTGGAAGCAGACCGGCGACTTCCTCAAAACGATCGAGGTGCCGACCACGACGTTGAGTCTGGATGAGCTGAACGCGCAGCACGCTGACATACAGGTGCAGATCACCGAGCTCAACAACCAGTTCGCGGCGCTCCATCTACCACTCGACGGCGACGCCAAGCTTGCGGAACATCAAACCGTGATCGACGGCTGTAAGCAGCGTGAGATGCTGATGAACAAGCAGGCGGTCCTGGAGAAGACGCGTGAAGAGACGCTCGCTTCTGCCAAGGCTGCGATGTCGTACCGGCAACAGTTGCAGACAGAGGCTACGCTGCTGGAGAACGCTATGGCCGCCGTCAGCGTCGAAGCCAATGACGCGCACGGCGAGCTGGCACGTTGGGACGCGTACGATAAGTCGCTGACAGCGCGCGAGCAGTTCGTCGCCGACGAGCTGGCTTTTCGTACCAAGTGGCCGAGTCATCCGAAGCAGCCGCGCGAGGTCGCACCGCTCGGTGAGGACCTTGTCGAGGCGTTGAAGGGCTATCGTGCAGTGCGTAACAGTCTCACCAACAGCATCAAAGGCCTGGAGGATGAGGACGACAACTGTCCGACGTGTGGCCAGCCACTGCCCGAGGCCGACCAGGCCACGGCACGCTTGCAGGAGCTGCACGATCAGCTGCGTGAGTGCGAGATGGAACGACAGCCGCTCGAGGAACAGCAACGTGCGTACGATCAGTACTGCGCCGAGCTGTTACACTGGCAACGGCAGTGCGAGGAGATGGATAAAGAGCAGGAAGCCTTGGAGCAACGCAAAGAGGCCCTGCAGCTGGTTGAGCAACCACGCAGCGCGCGTGACGCTCTCCAGGCCGTCATCGACGAGCACACCGAGTTCTGTGCGGCGCATAAGGAGATCCAGGAGAAGCTTAAGGTGGCGCTTGCTACTGAGGCCAGCCTCGACGCGAAGCTGGACCAGCAAAACCAGACGCACTTTGAGCAGACCGCGGAGATCGACTCGCTGCATAAGTACACGGCGGAGGCCGCTACCATTGCTCGCCAGGAGTTGCAGCAGCTGAAAGGCCGGCTGGCGCAGGCCGCCGAGCTCGACAAGCAGATCGCTGTGCTGCGCGCCACGCTCGACGGCGTGGAGTCGAAGATCGACGACGTGCGGCGTGTGGAGCAAAAGAGCATCCGCACTCGGCAGGCTGTCGACCACCTGCAGCGTATCCGAGACATGTACCACCGCAACGAGGCCCCGCGCTTGGTGTCCTACACCTATATCGAGAACATGCTCGACGAGGTGAACCGAACACTGGAGCTATTCGAGGCGCCTTTCCGGGTGGAGATGGACGAGGATCTGGGCTTCATCTGCCGGTTTACCGATGGTATTCGGGTGCAGCCCGACAGTCGGCTCTCGGTCGGCGAGCGGATCGTTCTTGCTATGGCGTTCCGCATTACAGTAAACTCTACGTTCGCAGGTCAGGTGGGTGTCCTCATTCTGGACGAGCCCACTGCCGGCCTTGACGAACACAACCTCGGCTGTCTACCGCACGCCCTGGAACGTCTGCAGGTACTATCTGCAGAGCGTGGACTCCAGGTTTTGTTCGTCACGCACGAACCGCGGATTCAGCACCTGTTTGACAACGTCATTACGTTACGAGCCCATGAAAACTGATTCGCAGATCCTTAAGCTGCATGTTGCTCACAAGCAAGTGTGGTATTTGGATGGCATGGATATAGCACGGACCGATGGCCACGCGATCGAGGACTTCCTCGATACAAGCCGGCTACAGTGCGCCGAGCGGGTCCGCCTGCTCGGTCTCCATGCCAATGCGAGGCTCATTACGGCGTTGTACGACCGCAAGCTCAAAGGTCAGCCCTTGGAGATTGAAGTCGCATCGCCGTTGGCGTGCGCGTCTGTTGCGGAGCGTCATAACCCAGAGGCTGTGCTGTATCGCATGCGCCTCTTCGAACGCGCTCCGAGTGTCGGCGGCTTTCATACCGTCACTGAGAACGACTACCGTGCATATGCCCTCGCGGTCGAAACCATGCAGAGCGTCTTTAACAACATGCCAACAACCCAGCAGGCGTTACGACTTCTGCGTGCCCATCCAGCGTGGCGCGCAGTGTCGTTCATCCACAGCGTCAACCCCATGGCTGTCGCTGGCCTGCTCAGCTACATGCTCGATCCGCGGTGGTTCGTTGACCCGTGCTACCCGGACCGTTTGAGTAAGCTGTACATGAGTCTCGGGCTGCATCCAAAGACGCAGGCTGGGGTGACGTTGGGCGGTGCGCAGCACCGTAACCACAAACGCTGTGCGCTGGTACTGCGTTGCTGGAAAGACAGAACACGTGAGGGCGAGGTGCGCAGCAAGTTCGAAGTCACCGCGCCTGTCGCCGTGACAGGCAGCTCCGAACTCGGGCTCGCACCGTATGACTTCTCGTGGCGTCAGTGGGGATTGCACATGGGTATCGGCATGGACACCGACATCGAACCCAATCCTGTCAAGGCGGATCTGCGTGCGTCACAACGCTTCGTGGCCTTCCTGAGGCATACGTGGCTGGATGCGCTTTATCGCGATTCGAGTGCCTTGCCAGGCGTCAATACCGAACTGTTCCGACCCGGCGATTTCTTCAAGCAACACAAGGAGATCATCGCTTACCAACAGCACGTGGAAGCGACCGAAGGAGACAGTTACTGCTGACCGTATCTAGTGGTGTTGAAGTTTCTGACCACAAAATATGGGATTGTCAAAACTGCCGGTGTTTATCCGTTGACAGGCTCAACAACGGCAGGTAGTATGCATACTGCCAACGGGCAAAAGGAAGTTCCCGTGATCGAAGTAAGGATACAGCTGCGGTTCAATCAGCACTCACTCGGAGACCGCCGAACTAAGCAGCTCAACCAGATGCTGCGCGACCCTGACGGCCGTGTAATGTTCATGCCGACCTGGTGGAAGGCATTGATGCGTTATGCGGCTCAAGTTGTCAATAGACACCACGATGCTGTCAAAGACATCGACTGGGCGCCCGTCATCGAGGGAACTCCAAGGGAGTACAAACGATTCTACGCCCCGCAGAAGTTCACACTTCACGAGGCGTTCTTTCCAGGGGACGAGATCATCGTACACGCAGTGCTGCCGACGGAACTTCCTATCGACGACTTCAAGGAGTTGCTTGAGGTGGCCGGCAAGTACAGAGGCATCAGTCCCTATCGCAAGGATCAGAAGTACGGCACCTTTGATGTCATTGCTGTGACGCGGAGGATCAGGACAAAACCCAAGTAAAAGAAAAGGCCCGCTGGTGGCACAGCGAGCCTTTTGTGTTTCACGACCTGCAGGGGCATGCGGTCATGGCGGTATGTTACTGCCAATGATAGCGGACCCTGCGCATGTGGTCAACCCCGTTGGGGGGACCAAAGGACGCAGAATGTCAAAAGTGGCAATGATCCGCAAAAGCGGACCGTTCATTGCGGTCTCGCAGGACGGCGTAGCTTCGCTCACGCCGAACGAATACCGGATCCTTGAAAACCAGCTCTGGTACACCAAGCTCACGTTTCACTACGGTGCAGCTGCCTATGACCCCCATACGGGGGATCGGCAGAGCATGTCCGGCGAGCGCCGAAAGCTCTATCAGTACGACAATAACGGACATTTCATCTGCCAGCGCGGCTTCTACCCCCGGGTTAGGGGGTTACTTGAGGAAGCCGGGTATACCATCACCTTCGTCGACACGGATCCGCCTGTGGATCCTGTCATCTACACGCCCGACTGGGATCGGATCTTCGAACGCTTCCAACTCCGTGCGAAGCAGGACGAGTGTCTCGCCCAGATCGACATGCACGACGGTGGCTATATCGATGCGCCTCCAGCGTTCGGTAAGACGCACGTAATGGCCATGGTGAGTTCCATGTACCCGAGGGCCAAGATTGACATCGTGGCCAAGAGAAAGGACGTGGTGGGCCGTATACGCGATCTCCTGACGCGTTGGGTCCCTAGCGTCGGTATGGTCGGCGGAGGCAAGAAGCAGAAGGGGCGAGTCACGGTCTACACCGCTGACAGCTTGCACCACTCTGACTTCGACGCGCATATCATGCTGGCCGACGAAGGGCACGAGTTGATGACAGATCGTCTAGCCAAGCTGCTGGGCAACTATCACTACTCTCGCAACTTCGCATTCTCTGCTACCCCGGACACGCGCCTCGACAATGCCCACTTCCGCATGGAGGGCATCTTTGGGCCGTGCGTCTTCAAGATGTCTCAGCAAGAGGCAGAGCAGGCGGGACTCGTGTCGCCTGTCTTCGTACAGTGGATCGATGTTCGGCTGTCGCACAACCCGATCGCCAACATCAAGACTCTCGTGGCGCAGAAGCGCAACGGGATCTGGAGGAATCAATACCGCAACCAGGTCATCGCTGAAACCGCTCGGGCGTTCCGAGAGGGCGACGATCAGGTGCTCATCCTCGTCGACACAGTGGACCATGCATTGCATCTGCGAAAGCTGTTGCCGGAGGCGGCGCTGTGTTACTCTGAAGGTGCTCTCACCGACGGATCGAAGCGGGCCATGTTCATACGGAACGGTTTGCTCGACGAGGACGAACAGATGACTACGGCGCTGCGCAACAGTCTGCGGCACCAGTTCGAGAACCGTGAAATCAAGCTGGTCATCGCTACAGGTGTCTGGTCCGTCGGCGTGTCTTTCGATTCGCTGAACGTCTTGATCCGCGCCGATGCCGGCGCCAGCGAAACTACCAACATCCAACTGCCCGGCCGCGTGTGTCGAATCGACCCATCGAGCGGCAAGCAGTGTGGCATTCTCATCGACTTCAATGACGTATGGGATACGAAGTTCAAAGGCCGAGCCGCAGACCGTCGACGCGATTATCACAAACGCGGATGGACGCAGCTGCTGGCTGACGGCAAATTGTGGACCCCAGGCATGAGAGTGAACCGTGTCGGAACACAGAAATAGCTCGTTGCGTATGCAGCGGCCGCCGCCGGAAGAATACGAGGCGCTGCCGGAACGCAACATGTTCTCCACCAACCCCGCTGGTCACATGGCCAGGCGGCTCTACCAAGCGTACAAACGCGAGACATACTGGCGTGCTATGCGCGTGGAGAATGTCAAGCTACCGAACTTCAACACGCGCGAGCTGGGTGACTGCTGGCCGCGGCTGGCACGCCTCATCATGCAGTCGGGCTGGTCGAATGCCGAGCGGTTCATCCACGTGCAGTTCAAGTACGGGCCGAGCAGCGAGAAGCTGCAGACGCTCGAGCACGGACCGCTGGTGAACATGCTCACGTCCGAAAAGGCGATGAAGCAGTACACGCAGTACATCGTCCGTGCCGACAGCATGCTGGTACAGCAGTTGGAGTCTGCCAAACTCGAGTTCAAGTGTGCTAGCGCTGAATGCGCGGGACAGTACCCGCACCTGCCCACCAGGGAGCGCTGGGAACTTATTCTCATGAATAAAATGTTGGATCTCCCGCCGCTGTTCCGGTACTGCGTGGCCTCTTCCGAGGGGCTCGCCTGTGCCAAGGACTTGTGGGAAGAAGGCTTTCAGCAGTTCATGTCCGATCCGATCGGGTATACGCGTACGTGGGAAGCGACCATTCCTGCCGAAATGAAAGCCGAAGCCGAAGAACTACTGCAGCTCAAACTCTAGAAAGGGGCATCATGGAGAACCCTATGGTCAAAGTGGAAGCGCCGGTAGCTCCTGTCAACGAGCCCGGGCAACTCCAGGAAACCAAGAAGGACGATATCGATCCCAATCCGATCGACGACTTCTCGATCGAGTTCCTGTTGCTGCACGCTTCTCGTGACCGCGAAGTCTACTATGCTGTGCGTCAGCACCTGGAGCCTGAGCATCTCGGCTTCCCGCAAGAGCTGCCGTATCGGGTGTACCTGAAGGCGTTGTACGAGTATTTCGACAAGTACAACCGCCTACCCAATCGGCAGAGCATCTGGATCCGAGTGATCGACGAGCTTAACGCCATGCCAAACCTGCACGCCGATGTGTTCAAGGTGGCAGAGGGCGTGATGGACTGGATCTTCGACGAGAACGTCAACCCAATCTCGTCGTTCGAGCCCGACGCCGCGCTGGACATCCTGCGGAAGGTCCTGGTTGACCGCGGCCCCGGCCGCAGGTTGAAGGACGCCGTCGCCAGAGCGGGCTACAGCCACATCAACGATCTCCCAAAGCTGGTGCTCGCAGCACAGAAGCAGATCGAGGTGATCGAAACTATCGGACGTGTCAACGAAGAGGAGACAATACCGATGGAATGGGACCAAGTAGCGCGGCCACGCTGGCCGACTGGCGTGTCGTTTATCGATCGCGCGATGGAAGGCGGTTCCGAGCCGGGTGACGTCAACGTCATCATCGGAGCCACGGGCGGCGGCAAGACTACACTGTCCATGCAGATGGCGGTGTCGATCGCACGCATCCAGAACCAGATCGAGATGACCGGAGACGGTGAGCCCGGCCTGGTGGTCTTCATCAGCTACGAGGATAACCGTCGAATGCTACAGATCCGTGCTGCATCCTGTGCGGCGCAGGTCCCGAAGAACCAGCTGCGCTTCATGCAAGAGCCGCTGAGCACTACGGGCAATCTGAAGAGCTACGAGCAGACCATGTATCGTGCAGCGCCCGCCACTGGTGAGCTGCTGGGCGAACGTGAGCGCCTGCAAGCTGCCCGTGGGTGGCTCAACAGGTACATGAAGTTCGTCGACTTCCACGACGGTAAGGAAGGCGGCGGAGGCGGCGTTATGGAGGCACGGCAACGGTTACTCGCCATCCAGGGCAAGTCCGACATACCCATCCGCACCGTGGTGCTGGACTGGGCGGGCCTGATGGTGCGGAAGCACCTGCTGGAGACGAACCGTCAGGTCGACGGCAGCAACATGGCTGTGATGCTGGGCGGCTTGGTCGCTGAGCTGAAAGAGCAAGTCGCTGCCGAGTTCAACTGCACTGTATGGCTGCCGCACCAGCTTCGCGGACAGGCGACAGGCAGGTCTCCATCGGTTGCCCCAAACCACAATGAGGCCGAGTGGTGTGCCTCCTTCGCCAATATGGCGTGGTATGCGTTCTGCATAGGGACCAAGGACAAGCAGCATAATGTCTGCCAGCTGGTCGCTACGAAGACGCGCCACGGTGAAGGTATGCCTCCGGCGATCGTACGCGTAGACGGCGGGTTTTGCAAGCTGACCGACGTGTCGGACCAGTTTGAGCCGGACCATGTCCGACGACAGATCGTGCCGCGTGACGATGTTGCGAACTACCACGACAACATCCAAAACGAATCTGACGACTACTGGGACGAGGTCACATCATGAAATCGGTTACCGGCGTGACCCTGGGCAACGATGCCGCAGGCGCACACGTCATCAACCCGTTCCTTTACGAGAAGCTCCAGAAACGCTTCGGCGATGTTATCATCGCCAAGCAAGGCGAGCCGATCTACGGGAACTACACGTATGACGGCAGCGGCTTCAAGTACGACACCCTCGGCGGAGAGTATTATCGCGTCTGCTGCCCGTTCTGCGAGCAGAAGCGCGCGGTGGATACCAAACACCGACTGTGGATCAGCCATCGCTGGGGCGTCGGCCTCGACGAGGATGACCCGCAGACCAAACTGAAGCCGAACGATCGGTTTTGGTGGGCGTGGGTGTGCTACAACGAGCATTGCGAAGAGAACCCGGCGAACACCAAACAGTTGCAGACCTGGGTCTACGGCGGTATCGGCCGGGAGCTACACGCGCCCGCCGTCAAGCTGCAGTTCCACACTGTGCCGATGGCGTCGCTCGGACTCGTCGACTGGCCTGGCCGCTGCTTGCGGGTGGACCAGCTGCGACCGGAGCACCACGCATGGCAGTACCTGGCGACCCGCGGCTTTGACCCCGCGGCAGTTGGCCCACGCTACGGCGTGACGTACTGCGAGAGTGGTTCGGCGCGCTTCCCGATGGCGTTCGGACGGTTGGTGATCCCGATCGTGATGAACGGCGATATGGTTGGCTGGCAAGCCCGCCCGCCATATGAAGCAGACTGGAAGACCACCGCCAAGTACTACAACTGTCCCGGCATCAACCGGCGACTCATGTTGTACGGCTTCGACATAGCCAGGGCGTATCCGTACTGCGTCATAACCGAGGGCGTCACCGACGTGTGGGCTGTCGGCCAGGGGGCGATCTCGCTCCTCGGCAAGCACATATCCCCGCAGCAGGCAGAGCTGATCGCGCAGAACTGGAAAGCAGCCGTGATCGCTCTCGACCCTGACGCAATGGACCGAGTCGAGCGTATCCAGCAGCAGCTGGGCAGTATGCCGACGGTGGTCGTGAAACTCCCAGACGGTTGCGATCCAGCTGACATGGATCAGGATCGCTTCTGGGATCTTGTATGGCAAAGTTCCGTAAACCAGAATGTTGATCTGTTAGGACTACAGAATGATTCCTGAACTAGGTCTCGACGACCTTCAAGCGATTTTCCGCAACGACGAGGACAACGAGTACAGTCGGCGCTTTCCGATGTACCCCCTCGTGTCTCCCGGCATGCCGCCGCCTGGCCCGGACTTCATCGCCCACGCGAAAGCGCTCGGCGATGCTAACCCCTACGTCGTAGAGGGTACGGGCAAGAACAAGCGCGGCATCGAAGCCGGATTCAAGCTGCAGTGCCTGTATCTGAAGGCGCTGTACTCGAACGAACTCCACATGCCCATCAAGGTGAAAGGGCGTACCGAGACGGTGCGCATCCTGCCCGGGCATCTCTGGGGCGATCATGCCGAAGGTCCCAAGTACCTCGAGAACGAGGAGCTGCGGGGACGACCGCGTGTGATGGTTGTTGGAAAGCACCCTGGCCTCGAAGAGATAGGCGAGGGACGCAACTTCGTCGGCCCGTCTGGCCGGCAACTGAAGGACACGTTGACCGCGCTCGGTCTGAGTGATGCCGAGCTCAATGATTGGTACGTGTGTAACCTGGTGCGTTGGATGAACGTCAATCCGCAGAGCGGCGCGTTGCCGCAGGCGTGGATCAAGGACTGTCTTCCGCTGCTGCACCAGGAGATCCGGCTGTACCGGCCTGACTATATCCTGTGCCTCGGGGCCGAAGCGACCAAAGCGGTCATCCCGGGCAACACAGTGAATACCATGGTGGGCCGTTACGTCGAGCGCACTGAGATGCTGCAAGAGTATGGCGAGCCTGATGACCTGCATACCTCCAAGGTGATGGCCATCACGCATCCGGCGGCTGTGCTGCGTACCACGGAGTTGTACCCGGCGTTCGAAGCCACCCTGCGGAACTTCATCCAGTTGATCCGTGGCGAGGAGTTTACGAGCGCAGAGAACGACAACATCACGATCCAATACATGTACAAGGAAAGGGAGTTGAAGGAGTACGTTGACTACGTCCTTTCTCGCCCTGGGTTGAAAAAGATAGCAGTTGACGGTGAGTGGCACGGCCAGCATCCCGGCGAGCCGGGGTCGTACCTCCGTACGATACAGGTAAGCCACACCGGCAAGTATGCCGCCGTCATCGTCCTGCGAGGGCAGGGCGGTGGTACTGCGTTTCGACCAGGCATTTCGCGCGCGATCGATCACCTTAACCGGCTGCTCGATCGTGACGACGTCCAGATTGGCGGCAGCTTCTTCGCTGCTGACCTTCCGTGGCTTGAACACAACGGCCTGAACATCGCCCACCGCTTCAAGGTACCGCCCACGGTCGACGAGATCCGCGGCGGTAACTACGCAGGCGGCTTCGACATCGGCTTGGCCCACCACGCCTACAACGAGACCGGTGACTTCAAGCTGGAAGTCATGGCCTCTCGGTTGTGCGGTGCGCCTCGCTGGGACGTTGCGCTGGGCGAGTGGAAGAAGGCGTACCTCAAGGAGCGGAAGATGAAGGACGAGGAGCTCGAAGGGTACGGAGAGTGCCCCGACGAGGTCCTACTGCCCTACGGCGGCAAAGATGCTGCCTACACACGTCAGCTGATGGACAGGCATTGCAACCTGCTGAACGGCGATCGCTACGGCAACGACTGCTGGATCCCGTTCCATCTGTCCATGATGGCATTCCCGGCCTTCAACGAGATGGGCACGATCGGCGTCAAGATCGACCCCGAACGCATTGATGAGCTCACCGACCAATTCATCGAAGTGAGCGCCCAGAAGCTGAAGAAGCTTCAGGAGGACATCAACTGGCCGGCGTTCAACCCTCGAAGTTCACAGCAGTGTGTGGAATTCCTGTTCGGCGAGCGCTACTCTACGCGCCGTGACAAGGACACAGGAGAGCGGCTCAGCGTGCGTCCAGCGGGCGCCATGACGCTCAACCTGGAGCCCATCAAGTCCACTGGCAAAGGTAAGCCGTGGGGCTGGGTGATGTCCAGAGGCGAACAGGAGAAGTACACGCCGAGTACAGATAAAGAGACATGTGGCATTTTGGGTTTACAACACCCAATGGCGTTACAGCTACGCGACGTGAGGCTGATCGACCAAGTGTTGAAGTCCGTATTCCGTCCGCCTAAGTACAAGGCAAAATCGACGGAGATCGAACTCGACAGCAATGGCCGACGGATCTACGGCGGTGGCATCGCTAAGTACATATGCCATGACCAGCGTGTGAGAAGTTCGTTCCAACAAGTGAAGGAAACTGGACGTGCGTCAAGTGCGAGGCCGCCATTACAGAATATCAGTAAGCGTCGCGAAGACGATTACTCGAGAATCCTGGGTGACCAATACCGCTGGCCAATCCGGTCATTTATCGTCAGCAACACCGACCCCGGCTATGCCGAACCTACCGTCCTTGTAGAGTCAGACTATAAGGGCGCGGAACTTATGGGGATGGCGGTGATGGCTCGCGATGCGCAAATGTTGGATCACTGCTTACGCGCAAACCTGCCCGATGGCGATCCGCAGCAATATGATATCCACTCAAATATCGCTGTGACTTCCTTTCAACTTGACTGCGAGGCTAGCAAAGCTGGACTCGCATCGATCAAGCAGAAGGGCAAGCGCGTTGCTGCGAAAAACATCATCTTCGGCGTAGGCTATGGACGCACCGCGGAGGCGTGCGCCAGGCAGTGCCAGGAAGAAAATGCTCCTATCACCGTTGCGGAAGCGCAAAGCATTATCGACACGATCTTCGAGCTCTATCCGGGTATTCCAGCGTTGCAAGAGGCACTCCGTGCCCGCGTCGCTAACCCGGGATGGCTTAGAAATTGTTTCGGTAGGTATCGTCGATTCATCAGCACGTCTGATCGAGCGGCGATGGGCGAATTGGAGCGCCAGGCACTGAATTTTCCGTTTCAGAGTATGGTAGCCGATGCCGTTTCGACGGCGCTATATTGGCTACACAACCATCCTCGTAAAGAGGAACTTGGGTACAAGATTGTCCTCCAGATCCACGATGCGATCGTGCTGGAGGTCCCATGTCGCAGCTTGGACGTGGTACACAACGAGATCCTGCCAGAGTGCATGGTCGACAAAGTGTCCTTCCAGGCATGTGACTTAGACGGAGCTCCGTATGCGGACAGTCCGATCTACCGATTTGGGTTGGATCAGGACGTGTTCACGCGATGGGGCTTGAAGTTGACAGAAGAGGAGTGTGAGCGGTTGGGAATTAGTCCCGATTATATCTAGCGGGGTGCTTGAAATGGCACCGCCCGTGTGGGATAATCAGGGTATCAACCGTTAAACCGATTGACTTGCAACTTCTAAACCGACTGACTGTTTACTTGTAACCCGTTTTTGTAGGAGGTGACGAATGTCACGCCAAGGTGCGGCCGCTGGCCGCTATCGTATGCGCAACGAGGGTCAAGCCTCGCAACGTGGAATTCAGGGTATGCATATCCTGAACGACAACGCCGGTTGTCAAATCTACCGGCCAACCTGGAACGGCACCCGGACTATCTTCCGGCCGTTCCCGGGTAAGGATCCCGAGAACCTCGCAGCCTGGGACCCGTTCCGGCTGAGTGATGAAGATCGGGACTTCGGTGACTGGATCCGTCGATACGACATGGCATTCAGCATCGGTAACCCCGGGATTACCTTCGTTATGAAGGATCCGCGGGACGGCACGCTGGACGACCAGCAGAACCCCGTCTGGATGCTGTATCGCAGCATTCAGCAAGCCGTGAAAGCCGGCACCGGGCATCCCAGCTGGAATCCGCTTGTCTTCGGCGGCGCGGGTCGCGCCGCACCTCTGAGTTCTCCGAAGGATGGCTACATCATGCAAGGCATCCTGATGGAACACAAATCGCAGCCGCAGAACCCGCCGCGCGGGTGCTTGCCCGACCATCAACCGGTCGTGCTGCTGATGAGCCAGTCCGCAGGCCAAGCCCTGATGGACAAGCTCGGCGAACGCGATGACCAAGGTAACTGGCGCTGGCCCGACCTTACCAGTCTTGACGCTGGCATGTTCGTCCAGTTCCACCAAGCCGGCACCCAAGCGCAACCCCAAGGCGGCGCACCCAGACAAATGGGCGCGACAACCGTCGGCGGAGGTGGCGTTGCCGAAAACCGCTACGAGGTGGAGTTCCTCGAACTCTACAGCGGTATCTCGCCCACGTTCGAAGGGATCCACGGCCTGGCCGAATCCCACGTTCGTCCCTGGGACGAGATCGTACGAATCCCCACCATTGAGGACCAGGTCCGCATGTTGTGCGGCGCTGGCATTCCAGCGACGGCCATCGTCTACGCCCTCGGTGATGTGTACCAGGAGTTCATCCCGCAACACATCTTCGATCAGGCGCGTGCCCAAAACACGCAGACGACGGTTCCGTTCCAGAGCGTTGCCTCTGAGGGTGGTGGGACACCAAATCCAATGCAATCACAGGAAGCCCCGTCGCCGATGGGTGCTTCCCCCGCAGCTACGCAGCAGGATCCTGCCATGCCGGCGGCTACCACGCCGCCGCCTACGGCCGCTCCTGAGGCAGCTGGGAATCCCATGGCTTCCGTGACGCAACCCGAGCAAACGCCTCCTCCAGAGGCTGCTCCTGCGCCACAGCAGACAATGACGAATGCAGAAGCAGCGCCGCAGGCGCAGCCGACGCACACTACGCCGGAGCGATCGGCGGCTACGCAGGATGCCCTCGCAAGGGCTCGTGCGCGTGCTGCTGACGCCGGCGGATAGACGTTACTATTTCTGCACCTCAGCTCCGCCCGGTCCGTGGCCGGGCGGAGCGTTTCTTAGGACCAATATCCAATGGCTAAGAAAAAGAAGCCCAATCCAGCTGAAGAGTTGCCTGTTGAGGACTTCTGCCCGAACGACGAACTGTTCGATTCAGTGGTAGAAACAGTCCAAACGAAGCTGCAGAAGGAGGGCATGCTTGTCGGTCACAATCCGGTGATGCAAGTGCTGCCCGTGCCTGCGTTCAGTATGAGGTATCTCATTCAGAACGAAGGCCTGCCGTTGAGTTGTATGTATCAAGCAGTAGGACCGGAGGCGTCCTACAAATCCACGTTCGCGATGGAAGTAGTTCGCTGGCACCGCCTGTGCGGTGGGCGTGGATTGTTGTGTGAGGCTGAGACGAAGCCGACATCTGAGTTACGCAACAGTGTCCTGAACTGGGACCTGAAAGCAGTCGATATCGAGGACTGCGAAACCTTTGAAGACTGGCAGCGCAAGCTGACTCGCTATACCGTCGGCTTGCAAAAGCGGATGGAGAAGGCGGGTACGCGGGACATCCCGTGGTGCGCTGTCGTCGACTCGCTGACCGGCAAGGCCAGTGAGCATACGCTGAAGAACATCCAGAAGGTTGGTCATGCCAATCTGCACTTCCCCGTGGAAGCGCGACAGATGGCCGACTACATGCGTGCCTATCCGCAGATGCTTCTCGGGTGGCCGTTCACCTTCGTGGGTGTCAACCACATGAAGATCAACCGCAATCCTGACGGCACCGTCGACTACAACATCCCAGGTGGTTGGGCGCTGAAGTTCCAGTGCTCTGCTATCTTCGAGTTGGAGAAGATGGGCGGGATCAAGGAGTTCAACAACTACAAGGCGGCTACCATCCGCTTCTCCATGTTGAAGAACTCTTATGGAGCTGATGACTCCAAGATCAAGGTGCGGTTCAAGACGTGGCTGCAGGAGGACGCGCCTGATACGTTCAGGCTCCACTCTCGTTTTGAGTGGTGGGAAGCCTCCATCCTCTTCATCGCCACTGGCAACGGGCTGTCGGCCGCTAAGGCCCAAAGGCTTGTGCCCAAGATGAAGGAAGCCTGCGACATCCACGAGAAGTCGGGCGGCAGCCGCGGGAAGCTATACTGGTCGAACGCGTTGGGCGTCCCCTCTTCGGAGGCGATGCCGCCGCACGATCTCGGCATGATCCTCGAGACGAAGCCTGATGTGCTGAAGGACCTGTACAATGTTACCGGCATTCAGCGCCGTCAGTTCTTCCGACCCGGCGTCGATTTCCTGGCGCAGCAAGAGGCTCAGGCGCATGTGATCGCGCAAGCCGATGCTTCGGATCTCAACCAGCAGCGTTTGCGAGAGATCCAGCAGAACATCATCGACCACGATGCCTACCCCAGCCAGGTGGAATGGCCATCCAATGAGTAATCCCATCAATCCAATGGACTTTTGGGACAAAACAGATCACGAGGCGGAGGGCAACAAGCTCGCGCAGTATGAGCACGGCGCCGTGGACAGAATTGTCAAACGAGCAAAGGTCGGCACTGCCGAGCGCGCGCTCCTCGTCTCAGATGGCGATCTAATGACGTTTGAGGCGTTGCATGAGCATGCACATTTTCCGCTGCTCTTGCACGCCATCAAAATCCGCTCACCGGCGGACATCGAAAAAACCTTGGAGCAGCGTCCACTACGCACGCCGATGTTCATGCAGTTCTTGGACATCACTGACGGCACGCCGAAGGGCGAGTGCACATACCAGGGCGTCGTGTTCAACTGGCTGAACCACGGCCGCTGGTACGTCCTGCACGACTTCTCCATGCATACCGATCTAGGCACGTCGTTGCGCTACTGGCGCATCAACGGAAGATGTTACTATCTGGAAACCCTGGACAATCTGGTGGAACGCTTCGGCCCAGCCGAGGAGTGGTGCGCCTGATTTTGTTTCCATGAATAAATTCCTAGTCAAACCAAAAGCCGAGGTGTACGCGCCGGACCAGTTCGACGGGTTCCTCGAAGCGCTGAACACAGCCGATCAGTACACCGTCCAGGTGCCGATCAACCATCCGGAAGACCTGCTCCTGGACGATGCCGGCTGTCTCGTAGAGAGTGGCTTTCGCCTCTCTCCGCTTGCTTTCAAGCAAATCTGCATGTTTGTGGCCAAGGGACTTTGGCCGCTGATCATGGATATCGGTGGTGTCACGCGTGGTTCGAGATCCTTCGATGGAGTGATCTCGCCAGCGTTGGCAGCACGCATCTTCAATGACTGCGTGCAGCTCCGATTCCGTGTAAAAGATGGGATCTGCGGACGACTGTTGATCCAGAACCACAATACGAAGGTCATCGACGGTGTCGTCGGTGTCCGCTATCAGTACCTCGCCAATCACCTGCTGCTCGACGGCGCCTCTGACCTCCTGGCCACACACTCTGTGCCGATGGAGTTCTGGGGCGGAACGTTGACCGGCCGCCGCATGAGCGTTACCTTCCTGGCCCCCGAGGCCCTGGCTACCACGCCAGCCGGACAGGATCTCTACGGTGGCTGCTACGTGACGAACAGCGAAGCAGGTGAGTGCGGCGTACGCAGCTCATTGCTGCTCCAGTACGACGATACACCCCTCCGATGCATATCCAAGCTACACAGCATAACCCATGTGGGAAAGAGCTTCATGAAACGGCTCCAGCGCATGGTGATGAAGGTATTGCACGACTGGGACGGTATCGTCGATGTGGTTAACGACATCGAGCATCTGGCGACCACGCTGGATGTCCTCGACGACACGGGTAAGATCAAGCGCACATGGCAGCGACGAGTGGCAACCAGGTTGTCCAACTATGTCGACAAGGGCCTTGCTGACGCTATGATACGCCAAGCCATTTACACAGACGTGCGTGACGATCCGTTGAAAGAACGGATGCGGCGCGTGGCAGAGCGTACGGTCGAAGACTTCTTCGTGGTAATCATGGAGCATGCCGACGGCCAATATCCCGAAGTTCGCGAAAGTCTTGAGCGAGCGGCGTACGACGTCCTCGCCAAGCGCATCCCACTGTAGGAGCTATTTTCAGTAATGGCAAAAACCACTCTACCCGCCAAGGTCGAAGAGTACACCGCTCTTCAAGCACAATCCACCTTCACGAAGGCCGAAGAGAAGGCCTTCAAGGAGTTAAACGAATATATCACCAAGCGCGCCAAGGACGACATCTGGTGGTATTGGGAGCTCGGTCAAAAGGTCAAGAAGATCTATGAAGACGCCAAAGACCGTGAGGACATCTACGGCAAGCGCGTGTTGCTGCGCATGGCCAAGGCTCTCGGCTACAAGACAGACCAACAGCTCCGCAACACCATGACTGTTGTGGAGACTTTCAAGACGAAGAAGGAGTTCAACAAGCTCGTCCGGCTGAAGGGCGAAGCGCAGAACACGTTGAACTGGTCGCACCTCGTGTACCTCGCCCAGATTGGCGACGACAAGCTGCGGAACCAGCTGGCCGCCTCCACGCTCGAACAGAGCTGGAACGCCAAGGACCTCTGGGACCGTGTCAAGGAGCTGGCCAACCGCAAGAAACGCGGTTCCGGCGCCAAGGTGAAGACCAAGATCCCGGCATCGCCGGTCGGCATGTTCAGCCATGTACGTTCGCAGGCCAACAAGTTCGTCCAGAACTTCGAGGAGGCGTGGACGGGCGACGTCTACGACATCTGCGGCGAGGTGGCCAGCATCCCGGCCGACAAGCTGAACGACAAGCTCGTCCAGGCCGTCGCCGACACGCGTGCGAAGCTCGTGTCCATGCAGGAGTGCGCCGCCTCCCTCGAAGAGCAGCTCATGCAAGTTGAGGAGGACATCGAGGCCCGTCGTAAGGCCCAGGCGGAGGCTGAGGAAGAAGCCGCGGCTGCCGAAGCTGCCGAAGAGGACTACGAAGACGATATCGACGAGGGGGAGGACGACGATGACGACTTCGATCCGAACGACGACGTCTACGCTGAAGACGAAGCGGAAGACGCGGAGGAGGAAGAGGACGACGAGGTTGAGGAAGATTCCGCCCAAGACGAAGAGGACTGGGAAGAGGAAGAGACTGTCAACCTTGGCAAACAACGAAACGCTCAACGGCGAGCCAAGTCTGCCGCAGAGCGGGAAAAGAAAAAGAAACGTGAAGCTCGCGCTGCAGCTCGCCGCAAGGGGCGAGTGGGAGTAAGCAAGTGAAAACGCCCATAACACCGCAGTTTACGGTGTGCGTTTTACTCTACGGGAACTATCCGGAGTTGCTCAATAGGTGTCTCGACTCGTTGAGCAACCCGGAGTGGTACCCGTGGTTTAATCTCCGTATCGGCTGGCAGGGCCTCGGCGTGCAGTCGGAGACGGACTTACTGAGCCACGTCGCTAAATGGCAGACGGCTAAGCTGCGTGGCGCGTGCCGCGATCCGTTGGAGATGTGTCTGAAAGGGCATTCCCCCTTCTTCAAGTATCCGACGATGCGCCGGATGTTCTACGAGATGCCGATCAAGACGCCCTACATCATGTGGTTCGATGACGACTCGTTCATCAACACCTGTGCCAACGGTTTCTTCCGGGGCATTCAGGACTTCATGGAGTATGGTGCGCGTAAGCGAAAGCCCGACGGCACGCTTACGCCGGCAGACACTGCCGACATGATCGGCGCCAAGTACGTGATGGCCCTGCGGGGCAATCAACGACAGTACATCGAAGACCAACCGTGGTACGCGGGCAAACCAATAGCCCGGCGCCCCGGGTTCATTACCGGTGGCTGGTGGACAATCCGTACCCCGATTATCCAACAATGGAACTGGCCGTCAGAGGACTTACAGCACAACGGCGGAGATTTGCTACTCGGGGAGTTGTGTCATCAGCAGGGATATCGTATAAAGCACTTTACGAAGGGACTGGGCATCAACTGCGATGCAAGCGGCAGATGCTCGACAGCGCCACGGCGCGGACACTCCCAGGACCCTTGCGGTACCAACTACGTGCGGCCAGCTAATCACCGTTCGCCGAACGACGAGTGGCAGCTCTCACGAAGCCGTTACCGCCGGAGGCGAGAATGAGTAGAAAGCATACTGCAGAGATCTTTCCTATCCAGGAATTCCTGGATGCCGGCGTTAAGCCTCAACGGCCACTGCGGCTGCGAGAGGGCGACGCCTGGATAGTTCGCAAAGAACCATTAAACCTCGACCAGCCAGGCGCAGAAGATCCGCTGGATTGGGCGATCGTCGAATCGGGACAGCTGGTCAACATCCCGCTGATCCCGTACCGCAGTCGCCTCGATCTTATGCACATGTTGCTCGGGGCAATGGATGTGATCCAGAGGTACGTTGAGCGGCAGCCGCATGCTGAGCGTACCCATATCATCTTAGGTGATCCAATCGAGCGGCTCGACGCCGAAGGCGTGTACCGCTACTGGATCGGTTTTGCAGTGCAGACTCAAGAGGCCCAAGGCTAATGAGCGAGAACCCAATGGCGCCGCAGCCGCCACAACAATTCATGCAGCTGCCGGCGCAGGTGGAGCAGCCTCCCCAACAGGAGGCGCCCCAGCCGCAAACCCCCGCTGAGCCGCCACAGCAGCGACAGCGGAGCTTGCAAGAGTATGCGTCTGGATACGCACAGCTCGCACGCGAGCTGACGCGTCAGAACGATGCGTACGGACACTTTCGGAACGTGGTGACCAGGATCGACGAGCTGATCAAGAACCCAGGGCAAGCGCCCAACGGGTTACCGTTCGTCACGTTTACGTTTCCCGTAACGGACGGCACGGTGCCGGGCGAGCTCAAGCTCGATCTCAACACCATGCCGACTTCCGTACTTGCGGCCATCAGGCCACTCTTCGACCAACTGCAGCAAACCTGCGGCGCTGACTTCATCGCTGCCATGAAAGGTTTCTACCAGCTGGATGCGGAGACACGGCCCGTTGTGGAAGCAATGGAGGCAGCGACCAGTGGCGGATGATGGCGACATCAACGCCTCCGAATTGATTGATCCAATGTACCGGCTACCATTCGACGGTTATCGCATGCACGTCGAATGGGCACCGGCCGGTGCGCGCCTGGGGACGAACTTCGCCCATGTCAGGCGGCTGGATCGTGGCCAATCAATCGCTGAGTATCCTGCGATGCTCGTGTTTGGAAATACGCCCGAGGAGCGCACGTCGCTAACACGCGATTCGCTGCTTCTCGCGGCCATGCTGGACTACATCAACTCCGGAGGCGATCCGGAGGTAGTCTGTGAGATTGCGGACCAAGTCCGACAGCTGGAGCCGGTGAAAACGCCTGGCTTCGAGCTGATCCTTGCCTACGAACAGGTCGATCGAGTCCTCTACTACGAATCCAAAGACGGTAAGTACGTGGAGGTCGTGGTTGACCACTGGGCGGACGAAGCGGAGGTATCAGGGCTGCCCGACGTGTCGGATTGTACCGACATGGTTGCACGGCACCCAGAACCCGTACACTTAGGGGAGGAGGAAGATGACTCAGTCGACCCGCACCTCTGATGTCAAGATTGCCATTCCGCGGTACAACCTGGGGCGCATCATCCAACTGCGCGACAAGCTGTGCACGGACTCGATGACCGAGTGGTTTGGTTTTACTGCCATCGGAGAGCACTTCGACCAATTCGTCGACCAACTCACCGAAGCGATACCTCGAGCCAAACGCCAAGCGGTGTACGACAGCTGTACCTGTCTCGCTGGGGAGTACCTCACCGAGGCAAGGCTGCGTACGCTGTTTTGGCGACTGGCCGGGAACACCGACAGCCTGCGGCGCGGTGTTGCTGTGCCCCCGTGGCACGTACAGTCAGAGCGAGAGTGGATGCCGGTGCAGGTCACCGGCTGGGAATTCTCGCAGAACAAGTGGGGCAAGCCCGGCGGTCTGTTTGCCATGCGCATCCTGGCCGGATCGGCGTGCCCCATGCGAATCATAACCTTCTGGACAAGGGGATTTAGCAATCTCATTGCAAGAGGTGCGGGATATACTTCTTACCGACATGATTATCCGTTTGGGCATCCCTCCGAGCTTGTTGGTCTCCGACTCTGGGCGCTCATCGACCCAGCTTACTGCCAACAGGGACGCCCGGGTTTTCGAGAGGTGTCTTGTACGCAGACTCTACGGAACTGGAATCGGGGGATCATCCGCAAACGATTCCGACACGGCTGGGAATGTCCACGAGGCTACGAGAGACACTGTTACAAGTGCCACGTTGGGTACGACCAGTGCCCGGCGGCGACGCACAGAACCACAAAGGAGTGCGAAGATGCCCCTGAGTCACAAACAAATACAGAAGCTGGAGAAGCGCACACATGAGCTCGGTGAGGAGCTCGGTGATATAGAGCAACGGCGGAAGTCGCGGCTGAGAATGCACGACTTTATGAACGCAATCAACGAGGACGAGCGTGTTGAGCTCACCTGCACAGAGGGTGACATCTGGCTAAACGTCCGCATCAGCGAAGGTAATAACCGCTCCGTAGAGAAAGACACCATGTATCAGAGTGATTTCATGGCGCGGTTGCATACTGCCTTTCCTCTCATGCTTAAAGCACTCGTTGCTGAGTGCTGCAGTGACGCCGACGCCGACTACGAACGTCGGCTTCTTGCGGTTGTCCCGTTAGAAGAAGAACCCGAAGAAGAGGACAGACGGCGTCCGCGTGGATTGCGTCTGCCCGGAGCTACCGATGGAGACGAAAAGACTGAAGCAGTTGGAGAGCAAGCGGAATAACGCAGAACGGGTGCTGCAGCTGCTCACAAACCGCGAAGACATCAACCGGTTTCTCGATATGATCCTCGGAGCGCTGCGTGACGGGGAACCGCTACACATCCAGCTCGACTCCCGTGACTACTTGGAGCTCGGGCGCAGCAGCCAAACGGTATACAGTGGCCCGCCCTCGGCGCTTTCTGAGTGGCTGGCAGTGCGGCACGAGCTTCGTGTCGGCATCTTGGACGTGGTACAGACAACGCTGCAGAAGTGGCGTGATAAGTACCAGCAAGACTACGAGGACTATCTATGCGATCTGGCTAACGAAGACCGTGAGCACAGTGCAGGCATAGGTGACCGCACGCCCCGTGGTGTGCGTCTACGTAATACCGAGGAAGAAGGCGAGGAGGAGGAAGCAGAGATGGATGCGGCTACGGGTTGGGTGGACGGGCCAGTGCCTGTAAGCCCATCGCCGTCGGAAACACGCGAAACCTTTGACGACTTCTCCACCGAGGAACTGCGCGACACGCTCAATCGTATCCACGGCAGCGGTATGTTAAATACGCTGGATGAGGAGCAGATGCGGGCAGTAGTGGCCGCGCAGGCCGAACTCACTCGCCGCACGCAGGAGGCATCAGATGCCACCAACAGCGACAGCGCCCAAGTCTCGCCGCCAGAAGAAACGCGGCCGAGCATCGAAGATTCGGAATTCTGGGACCGTTACTAAGGAAGGCCGAGACGCCGTAGAGCAGATGCTATGTGATATCGATATCCAGCAAGCTGCCGAGTATCTCGACTACTGGGAAAGCATAAGACCCACCACCGACGACGCACGTTGGCGTAGGTGGGTTTTCGCTTTCCTGTCTATCCAGCGCAACTGGCGCGCCAACTATGAAGCGTACGAATGCGTTATGGAGCTCCCTTGGACATCCCAGTCTGAGTTGGAGGATGTGCTGCGGGGCTGCAAAGCCGGACTGCACAACCGCCACGCTGACTATATCTGGAGGTTCACCGAGCTGTGTACGTCTGCGCCGCGCGTTCTGCGCGGCCCAAAAGAAGTGGGCTTCAAGACCTGGTCCGGGTGGCGTAACCGCCTGATCGATATGGAGGACATCAAGGGCATCGGCATCGCCAAGATCGCGTTTGCCCAAGAGATGTGCTATCCGGCCGAGTGCGGCGTCACCTGCTTCGACAGGCATGGCGCACGGCTCTACGGCGTGGACCCTGACAACGTCACCCCTCTGCAGTATGGGGAGATGGAGAATCACTGGCAGTACGTCTGCCATCAAATCGGCATTTCGCCGGCCATGGCCCGCCACATTGTGTGGGATCGCCTCCAGGGTGCGGATAGCACGCGCTACTGGTCGCATGTGTTCGAAGAAGAGGATACCCGGCTACTTGTATCGCTGGACGATTTCCGCTAAGATCACACCATGGCTAAACGTAGAATGTTTCAACTTCGACGTAAGGAAGCGCGGGCGGGTGCTCGCGATCCCTTTTACAATCCCGAACGGGACATCGCTCACCTGGGGCCGAACTTGCTCCGGGGCGCGATGGTCTCGTGCGAGGAGACGTACTGGGAGCCCTGGCTCAAGCAGTTCATGCTGGAGCAAGGCATCAGCTACCAGACGATTGTGGATACGAATGCTCCTGTCATCCTGGCACGGGCGTTCAACCGCATTGTCAAGGCAGAGAATCCCAAGGTGGCGCTGGAGGCCGAAGGCTTCCACGAGCTGCCGTCGGCGATTCAAATGCTTTTCTATACCCGCATCGGGCAGGTCTGCTTGGCCATGATCTGGGCGGGTGTGAAGGATGTGTCCAAGCCTGACGACGCACCGCCAGCGACGGTTGTAAGCCTGCTGACGGACGTCGAGGACGGTTTCAAAACGTTCCTGGAAGGGAGCGACGAGGACGAAGATGCCGCGGACGGGAGCACCCCTGATCCAAGCCAATCCCAATAACTTACGAAGTGCGATGACCCGCGTTATCGCGCTGAGCCGACAGCTACAGTTGGTTGCTAAAATGTCAGAACGATGGTTTCAAGAGTTCGCCGACCGTTACGGCTTTCCCGCAAATTACACCTGCGTGGACTGCGAGACGAACGGCGTGGACGTAGAACGCAGTCTCATCTGCTCTATCGGGCACACGATCGTACGTGATGGCGTGCCTATTGAAACCCGGGAGGTCTACCTGAACTGGCCGGACTTCCCTGACATTGACCACGAAGACTTCCAGCGAAAGCTGTACCAGACTCAGCAGGCGATGCAGTCGCGCGGCAAGGGCTTCCACCACACGTGGGAGCGGCTGCGCAACGAGGGTGAAGACCCCATCGCCACCCTCGAACAATATCTCACGATGTTCGAGGACATGGAGGAGCGTCGAGAGGTCGTCGTTGCCCACAACGGGTGGCGGTTCGACATCGAGCTCTTCCAAGCGCACTTCCACAACTTCCTGCGCATCCCGTTCGTCTTCGAGCCTGAGCTCGTCTACGACTCCGGGATCGTCGAGAAGGCCAGTCAGCTTGACGACTACGACGACCCGCTGCCTCTGCCTGGCGAGACCATGCAGCAGTGGGCGTGGCGCATCGGCGAACTCCGTCGGCGCGGCGTCATGTGGTCCCTCGAGGGCCACTGCGATGACAAGTACCGCATCTTTGAGAAGGCGGGCGTCGGCAAGGAAGAGGCACACGCCGCGGGCGTGGACAGCCTCGTCCTGCACTATTTGGTTGAGGAGCACCGCAAGCTTGCGGGCGTTGCCCCTCTCGTTGAAGAAGTCACTGACCACACGCAGGTGATCGTCAATGGCGAAAGCGAAGCAGCACAAGGATCCGGAGATCCTTCAGAGTGAACTCGCAGGACTCATACCCGGTTACGTCCGCATCGTTGGGCTCGACCTGGGTACCAACTGCGGGGTTGCCTGGTGTGACGTGGATCCCGAAAAGCCGATCGTCTGGGACGATATCCAGATGTACGCCGGCCAGCTTGACCTCGGACTCGGACCGTATGACACCGGTCCCGTCCGTCATATCCGGCTCAAGCAGTTCATGGCCGTCATGCACCCAAGCTTTATTGGGTTCGAGGACGTCAAGAACACCCCCACCGTTAAAGGTTTCGGCGGGAAGAAGCTCGGCATGATCATGGCCCGTGTGGCCACAGCCGCTGAGCTCCTGGGTGGTTTCAAGATCACCCTCTGCACCTGGGCCGAGGAGAACGAGGTGCCCTGCCAAGGGTACGCCATCGGCACCATCAAGAAGTACGCTACCGGGAAAGGCAACGCTGGCAAGCCTGCGATGATCGCAGCCGCCAACGAGCGCTTCGGCGCTGACCTCGACCCCGACAACTACGAATCATCCGGCACGGACAACATCGCAGACGCGATGCACATCTGCGCCATGAGCGTTGAAGGATACGCCAAGGGGCTGGCTTGAGCCCCAATCTTATTGCTGTGAATAAAATTGGAGGCTCTCTTGCCCGGCACAGCACTCTACATCGGCGCCATCATGCGTGCCGCCGGTGACGCGTCCACTTACATGGGCCCGGTCCGTGTGCCTCGATCGATGTCGAAGGCCACGACCATCAATGCCCATATTGCCGAAGTCAATCAGCAGCGCCAGAATGATGCGGCTGCACCGCCGCAGGCGTACGCTGATTCGACGTTGGCCGGGGATCGCCGATACGAGAACCGTATCCAGCGGCCCGGCCTGGCCATGCTTACCAGCGTGATCATCCTCGATCGCAACGGCAACCAAGTCTACGCACAGGAGACCACAGGTCCCCAACTGCGTGGCAAGGTTGCCGTCCCGCTGCTGAGCTACTTGAAGGAAGCATACCCGCATCAGTTCTCCGACAATCTGCGATACAGCGACGGCACGCCCGACGCCGCGATTTTCGGATTCAACATCAAACAGGTGCTTCGGATCGCTGCATTCGAAGTACTGAAGCGGAATCAAAGCGAAGATACAAAGATCCAGGTACCGGTGCGCATGTGGCACAATCCGATCGGGTGTTACGACCCGTACGATGTGCTGTTGCCCTCGCCTGACCAAAAGGATCTGGATATTTTCTCCTTGATGCGTTACTTCGGCATTGCCGAGGCATCGCCCGAAGAGCTGGCCACGAGTGCGCTCCTCCAGGCCCAGGTGGCCCGGGAGCTCGTCTTGGCAGCTCAGCTATTGCCGTTGGGGTCTTGACACACTGGCCAACCCGGAGGCCGGGCGCTCGTCGCGTAGTGGTTACGTCAGCGGGCTCATAACCCGCATGGCCGCTGCTGAAGTTATCGGATCTTCCCCAGCGGTGGGGTTCGACTCCCTAACGAGTGCTTTGGATCGACGGAAGTTACAGTGTAGTCAAGCCCGGGGAAGGAGGGGCGGGTCGCGGTATCCCCACGCCGCGGCCCGCCCTCGTGTTTACCACCACTACAGGAGAGACCCAATGTCTCGCATCGAATTACATCACTCCGTGATGGACATCTTTCAAGCGCTCGGCGAGGGTAATCCCGGCGCGCTGCGCGTCTGTATGGAGCTGATGCAACAGTCCGCCAACATTGACCCGGACAGCGCCCTGGGCGGTATGGGACCGTTGCTGTCGCTCGACACGCTCGAGATCTACGGCCCCCGCATTTGGATGCTGTACAAGGACGTGTGCGGCGAGGATCTGACGCTGACAATAGCGTTGCTTCGTGGCCACCAGCTTGGTATGCTATCATCCGCAGAGTTGAACCACGCCATCGACAACCGTGGCGACGGCATCGACCCCGCGACGGTACTCGCGCTGGTGCAAGAAGAGCTGCCGGCGTTCGCTACACAAGGAGCGAAAGATGACGAAGTGCAAGAACCACAAGAGGTACAAGGGGATACACCCCCCGCGGTGTAACCGCGGAAAGCCTTGCGACGCTTGCAAGCAAAAGTACAAGGAGACTCATCGTGGACGTCTTTGAACCAGGCGAAGGATGGATGGAGAAGCGCGAGCGTCTGCCTGTTCCGAGCAGCGACGCGAAATTCGCACTGCATGAAATGGCAGACGACTGGCATTTCTTCAACCACGGCGCACTGTTCGAATACACCACGATCGATACCGATCCCGTGGGTGACTGGTATGCCCAGCAAGAGCCGGGCACACGTGTCATCCGCACACCGTTTAAGCGTCCAGTGATCGAGGGGCTTACGCGCCCCACGGCGCTGGGCGTTCCGTGGGGCCACGTCATCTGTGGCGTGCGCAACCACGATTGGGAGGATCTCTTTCCTTTCCTCGGCGGCGTTGTCGCCTTGGACTCCAAGGACAAGGACTACTTCCAGCTATTCAGCGGCGACATCGAAATCGTCGACCCAGGCGAGGCACAACGCCACAGCGTGTGGAGTCTCGACCTGCCGAAGATTACGGTCACTGTGTTCTGTGTCGATGGCATGAAGGACCGGTGGCAGGTGACGCCCAGTGTTGGTGGCATGCCGCCACGCTTCTATCGTGTCGACCCCCGCCAGGAGGTCATCGATATGGGGCAAGCGGTGCTGTCCGGCGACATGGAGCACCTCCAGTACAAGGACAATCCGGCGTTCAAACCGCTGCAGGATAAGTTCAAATCCATAGTTACACCCGGAGAAGCGAGCAATGAAGCTCTACATCGAGCTGCCCAGCAAAATCGAGGGAAACTGGACCTTGGTGGACGGTGATGGCAAACCGATCTGCGACAACACGCCCCCAGGGGCGATGATCGTGCTCGAGCCGCATTTCTACAAGGGCATGCACTCGCAAGCATTACTACGTTCTACTAACGCTGGCAAAAAGGGCCTCACCGTCGACCAGACGATTCGGGTCTCGGCCACCACCGGCAAGCTGACTGCTGAGTCCGCTGGCAAGGTGCCCAAGCCGATCGAACCGCACTTCGACAAGAAGGAACCGAAGAAGTCAGCACCTAAGGAGCCAACGAATGGCAGCTGATACCCCGCCCGAAGAAGAGGGCCTGACTGACGAACAGCTCGCGGAGATCATGCGGCGCCTTGGCAGTGCTTTCCTACAGGCTGCCGATCCGCCGGAACGTCCGCAGCAAACTATCTACATCGTCTACGGCGTCGTAGGCGACCGGCCGAACATCAGCACCGTGCAGAACGAGCAGGCGCTGTGTGACGCCATCATGGAGGCTCGCGTGGCCCAGAACGCCGATCCCGAGAATGAGCGCTACATGCATATCTTCGTTGGACAGCAGTGGCCTATTCAGAAGGGGCGCGTCTGGTACGTCTGCGCTGGTGAGCGGATGATTCCGGTGACCAGCGAGAACATCGACATGCGCGTCGATCAGACAGGCAGCCTGCGAGAACCCATCGACTTCGACACGGTCGTACCGTCCCCGCCGGACGAGCCGGAGACCGAAGATGATGAACCGGACGGCGACGTTGAAGTCGTTCCGGGGCCGCCCGAGTCGGGCTAGTCAATCTGACTAACATAACAAGGCATTATAAGGTAGACGCCAGCATATCTGCTGGCGTTTTCCTTTTGCAGAAGGAGGAGACGCATGTTCAAGTTATCTCCCCACAGACCACGTGGTCCGCAACATGGCGCGATCAACGTGCGATGGGTGGAGGGAACGAAGCTACTGCGTGTTGTGTACAAAGGTCCCTTTAAGGGGTCAGACCTGATGGACCATACTGCTGGCAAACGCAGGCCGTACGAGGATCTGACCCAGGACGAACTAGATGAGCTCAAAGCAGCTCAGGCCGCTTTAGGGCGGCCATTACAGCATGCGTAAGCATTTCTACTTCTCCACTCGGAGTACAGCTTTGGATGAGTTCCAACAATTGAAAATGGGTGGCCGCGAGGTCACTACCAAAGTCCGTGAAACAGCAGATGAGCCACAAACGGCTAATCTGGCTACCGACACCATCGAGTTGGCGGAGCAGCTGTTTCAGGACTACAAAAAGGGAACGGCTTGGTCGAAGAAGCTTTTCAACGGCCGTAGTGGTTCTCAGCTGATTCAGGCCTTGCGCCTGTGGGCCCAGAAGGTTGACGTGGACAGGGTTAGCTCCGACGAACCAGTCCTCAACGCTCTCGAGCTTGAGGAAGTGGTCGCCAAGCAAGCCGTCTCGTTGGCACTACCGCTGCAGACCCTCTGTCGCTGGATCGTCCTCGTGAGGATCGGCGTTGGGCGGCTGCGGCGGGAGCTTCTGGGACTGGTATCGATGGTCCCGATGCCGCCATGCGGTAGCGTGAGATTGGGGCGCCCAGCTGACCACGTGAGCAAGACTCACTATGTGGTCACGCACGTACTGGGCGATAGGATTTTCAGCAGGGGGTACTTGTTGCGGTTCACCGACCAGGGCTGGAAGCTCGGCGGCAAGGAAGGCAACAAGTGGTCCAAGGACCTGTGGCTCACGCCCGGGCTCCAAGAGGTGTCTGCAATCGTCGCGGCCAAACGCCGCAAGATGATGCCAAATGGCAATCCACCGAAAGGCGAGCTGCAGAACATCAACCGGACCTGCAAGAACCTCGAAAAGAAGCTGAAGGCCAGTCGGCAATCCGCCGGCATAAGCACTGACCAGTTTAGTAAGGCGCACGGTGCACGCCTCGACCTTGAGAACAAGAACATCATGGTCGCTACCCTGGCCAGCGTAAGGGCGCTGCTCGCACAAACGATCGTCTACAAGGAAAACCAGACCTTGGACGAGATCGCAGCGCGCCATGACAATTCCAAGTTCGCCTTGCTTGACGATCCGTCGCTCGCAGGGGACGAACAGGAAGCGTTCCTTTACCATCTACAGCGTCGCCGCCAAGCGCAGGCGTGCTTCGCGGAACTCGGGAAGTTCGTCTTCCCGCGCGGGTACATGGTGTTCTCGGAAACGGGTATACCTGACCACGTCCCGCCTGAGGTCCGTGTTGAACTCACTGGCGTGTCCGGTGTCGCCGTCGGCTCCGAGTATCTGGCATCTCGGTTCGACATTCCTGTGCTGCGTAAGCACGCGGCAGCTCTGCCCGAAGTGGAGGACCTCACGCCGCTCATCGACGCGTGTGGCATTTCTACCCTCCACGGCAAGATGGTAGACGAACTAGACGAAATTCAAAAGGATGCGGGAGCGGCCGGCTCTGAGGATTACATCCGCTACCGGCTCGTCGGCGAAGAACCAGCCGACATGCCGAAAGCCGACTTCTTCCGCAAGACCAGCGTCCGATTTGTTCCGATGGTGGTGAACTTCAATCGAAAAAGGCTCTTCGCCGAAGATATGCAGGGCGTCTCCAACGGGGTCAGCTTTGCCATCTCGCACGAAGACGTGAACGAGAGGTTCAACCAATGCCAGCCGAAGAAATCTTGAGGCCGCTGTACACCGGAGATGAAGATCTGTCGGTGTGGCTTGAGGGACTCGATGAATGCGACGCACCTAGGCTGTTTCCCCTGTGGCCAGATGACTTCCCGAATTATCTGGCGGTATATCTCACAGCCGAGGATGAGCTCGGAGTCCCGCAGAGCAGGCAGGCGATGCTCTACGCCTGCTGTATAGGGAGATTGTGGTTCTGCCGCGTACCCAAGGCAGAATTCGATGACCACACGACTTTGGAGTAGACCCATGGACGACGACCAATTGGTCGACGACGCCATACAGGCGTTGATTGAGATTGTTGAACCTTCGGCCCTCCAGGAGGCCGAGACAGAGTGGACAATCCACAAAGCACGCGATGAGGAACCGGTGGCGGCCGACCTCGTCGAGGTCTAGTATCAAGGAGAAAAAAAGGGTAAACTTGTCCCTGGGTCGTTCCGTCACGGCCCAGGGATTTTTTTAGCTATTGGCGGCAAAACAGTCTGAGGATAGACTGATGGGCCGGAGGAAAGGATGCCATGCCACTAGAAAAAGACTCGTTTTGGGACCGCGGGAACGCCGTAATGGATTCCCAACTGGATCCCTCGCAGTACCATAATCCGGCAGAAGAGATACTGCCGATAAGCAAACAATCGATGGCGAGTGTGCTGCCGCCCGGCGTTTGGGGGGCACAGGGCACTGTCATCAGGCGTTCTACGATGGATGGAGCACCGATCGGATGGGATCCTTTCGAAGTCGCCACCCGGGTGAATGTCGATCCAGACATCCCCGGGCAAGGCTTCGTGATCGACCCCAGGCAGATCCAGAAGGATGCAGCCCTCAAGGCCGTCAAAGATGCCGGTGTGCGGCACGCTTCGACGGTAGAGGACCTGCGCTTCGCCGGTGCGAGAGCCTATCAGCAGTTCGCCATCAGCAACGTTCCAGATACCCCGGCCATGACCGCACGTGAGCGTCCTCGAGAGGCACCGATTGCTTTGCCTGGCGTCTATGTCGTGCCCAAGGCCACCGAAGGAGGAGGACAAGAAGTGCCCACAGCCAACGAGCATGTGAACGACATCGTCAGCGGTTATGACCTCGCCCAGGGCGTGGCCACAGGCCGCAACGATCAACCATCTGCGAAGCAGCCCCAGGAGCCCGCAACCGTCCCGCAGGCCCCTGCGCCGCCTCCGCAGTCTCCGCCGCCCGTGCCGCAAGGTCCCCCGCAGCCACAGCCGCAGCAGGCTGTGTACGCTGCGCCACCGCAACCGGCCCCGGCCGCTCCGGCAGCCCCTGTGGCTCCGGTAGGCGCACCCATGCCTGCCCCGTCGTTGTTCGGCCCGTGCGGCCCTACCGGCGAGACACCGGCTGCCGCTGGACCCTCTGCGCCCAGCTACAAGGTCACGTTCGAGGTCCGCGGCGCGCCCGCGGCTATCGAAGCGTGGTACCACGAGATCGTCAAGGACAACCAGGTGCTCGTGATGTGCTATGACACGCGCACCCACGGTTATCCCCGGATCAACCTCATGCCCACCGAGGAAGATATCGCCATCCATCTCGACGGCAGCGACATGGTCTACGACGTGACGGACCCCGCAATCAAGTTCGTTCACGGGCACGATGAGCTGCAAATCTTTCTCATCAAACGCGAGCGCCCGTTGCCTGGCGCTGTCGTTGACAGCACGCCTCAGGCTGCGGTTGCCGGCGGGCAACACAATATCGTGGGATTGCAATAGGCGTAGCAGTACTGGCAGCCAAGGGGTAAGATGGTGGATATCTACGTCAATAAGCAACAGATGGCACAGATCATTGCCCTATGGGGAGATTCCGATGAGCATGGAAAAACAGGGAGTGGTTCGCCGGGGCACGACCCCGGAGATCGAGGAGAAGCAAGAGAAGACCGCGGCCGATGCTGCAGCCGAGACTCTCAAACAGGCAGCCCGCCGGCTTGAGCAGGACGACCCCAACGGGCGTCTCGCTGACGGTGTGGCCAAGCGCTCCAAATAATCCAAGGACGGATCATGAGCTTCCTCATCCCATCGTTTGCTGGCGGGACCAATCGGGGTTCGCAGAACATCGAGCCCTTCCCCGACCCCTTCTGCGACTACGCGTCGACGCGTATGCCCGAGTCCCTGGAGAATGCTCTCCGGTGGTGCGAGTACATCATGCTGGCCAACGGCATCTACCGATCGGCGGTGGACCGAGTGGTCTCGTACTTCATTACCGAGGTGGAGATCGATGGGACCGATCGGGACGGCAAGGAGAAGTACCTTGACTTCCTGAACAACACGCTGGGCATCAACTCGATCCTTCGGCAGACGGCGCTCGACTACGTCACCTACGGGAACTTCTTCAACTCGCTGGTTGTGCCATTCAGACGGCACCTGCGCTGCCCAGGCTGCGGCTTCGAGGCGCCTCTCGACCGGATCCACGGCAACGACAAGTTCAACTTCTCGTGGAGCGGCTTCGAGTTCAACGCCAACTGCCCCTTCTGCAGCTACCACGGCAAGTGGGCGCACAAGGACAGGCGATCGACCGAGGAAGACGACATCATCATCAAGCGCTGGAGCCCGCACGAGATGGAACTCGTCTGGGACCCGTACACCGACCAAGTCGGGCACGTGTGGCGCATCCCGAATCACTACAAGAAGTACATCAACCAAGGAACCTTGTTCCATCTGGAGCGTGCGCCGTGGGAGGTCCTGCAGGCGATCAAGAACAACACGCATATCCAGTTCAACAAGGACATCATCTACCACGGCAAGGAAGATACCCTGGCTGGCGTGCTGAACAAGGGCTGGGGCGTCAGCCGTATCCTGACGAACTTCCGGCAGGCGTGGTACGTCCAAGTGCTTCACCGCTACAACGAGGCGATCGGCCTCGACTACATCATCCCATTCAGGGTGATTACGCCCGAGCCGCGTCCGGGCGGGGCCGGCGGTGGTGGTGAGTCAACGGACCCGCTGTTCACCGCTGACCTCGGCGGCTTCGTAGGCCAAGTCAACTCGATGCTGCGCCAACGGCGGCGTGACCCGACCATGTGGTTCACCATGCCGTTCCCGCTGAAATACCAGACTCTCGGGGGGGAAGCTAGCCAGTTGGCCCCGTATCAGCTCATGGACCAGGCCGTGGATGGCCTCCTGACGTCCGTAGGCGTCCCTGTGGAGCTCTACAAGGGTACGATGAGTCTCCAGGCTGCCCCGGCCGCGCTGCGGCTCCTGGAGAGCACCTGGAGCCACCTGACGACGATGCTGAACAACTACCTCCAGTGGCTGGTCAACAAAATCAGCGTGGCGCTGTCCTGGGACGAGGTTACGGCCACCCTGGCCAAGCCGTCGCACGCGGACGATCTGAACCGTCAGCTGGCCAAGCTCCAGCTCATGATGGGACAGTCGATCAGCCAGACGACTGGCCTCAAGAGCGTCGGCCTCAAGTTCGAGGACGAGCAGCGCCGCATGCTCGACGAGCAGAAGTTCATCGCCGAGGAATCGCAGAAGACACAAGAGGAGCTGGAAGCCTCGGGCATGGGCGATGCAATGGCGCAAGGCATGATGGGCCCCGGAGGCCAACCGACCGATCCTGCTGCGGCAGGCATGGGTGGCCCTGGTGGTTCCGCACCTCCGCAAGGCGGTGCACCTCCGGCCGGCGGCGCACCGGGTGGCGCTATGCCTCCTCCAGGCGCAGAAGCCGGAATGGCGCCGATGGACCCGATTCAGGCCATCATGGCACAAATACCTCTGGGCAATGAGCAAAGCCTCACGCCGCCAGAGCTGGAGCAGATCGCCAACACGGTTGCCGAGCAGATCTACGGACTGCCCGGCGGGCAACGTGTATCCGCGCTGCGACAACTCAAGCAGGCGTCGCCCACCATTCACAGCCTGGTCAAGAGCCTTCTCGAACAGAAAGACTCGCAGGCTGAGTCCCAAGGCCGCATGATGGGCCAAGAGCAAGCTATGCAGATGCAACAGCAGAGCATGGCTCCACCCCCGCCGATGGGGCCGGGTGGTGGGATGATGTAGCTTCGAGGTAATCGGCAGCGGCTCGGCACAGTGCCGGGTCGTCTTGAAAATATCCCAGACCAGGATTGCAGCGTGTGCACAGCAGGCCACGCACTTTACCTGTTACATGGTCATGGTCGACATGGAGCGTCCTATCGCTGGCTTTACGGCAGATGGCGCAGCGACCATCTTGCTCCCGCAGCAACTTATCGAACGCTTCCTGATCAAGACCGTACTTTTTGAGTCCCTGTTTACGGTTGTGCTTTTGATAGCGTGCCTTGTTGGCATCGCGCCAGCGTTTGCTTGAGTCTCTATTTCGCTGCGGATTCTTACGGCGATACTCTCGTTGGTAATCCGCCCTGCATTGTTTACAGTGGGAGTCTCGGCCATGGCGTTTTTGGGAGGCGCGTGAGAACGCCTCGACTGGCTTGGTCTCACCGCATTTGGTACACTGTTTCTCAGCCATGATACCCCTCTATGGGTAGACTGGTTAGAACTGAGGGCAAGCCCATCTTGACCCTCGGTTCGCCATTTTACGATAATTCCTGCTGGTTTGGCAACAGCGAGGAGCAGCAATATGGCTGAGCGGCTAGGGCTTTACGGCCGTTACTACCAGCACGAAACGACCCAGGCAACCATCATGCTGGCTGAGACAGCCACGAACCAAGGCATCCCTGTGTCGATGCTGGCACGCGACGTGTGTCGCCGCGAGGTCTCGGGGAGCTGGGACAACCGAGTTCTGTCGAACAAAACGCATCCTTACCGTCACTGGGTACGCACGCTAAATAACGTAATTTGGACCAGCGTACCATCTCTCGGCGAGGTCCAGCTGGCCAAGCAGCT